CGCCCCGACCAGGTAGCCGGCGTAGAGCGAGTTCCTGTCGTGGCCGGTACCGATCAGGTGGCCGTACCAGTGCGAGCCGAGCGTGCCGAAGAGCTGGGCGATCGCGAAGAAGACCGCGATTGCCTTCGCCCGTACCTCCAGCGGGAAGACCTCGCTGACGGTCAGGTAGGCGGCGCTCGCGCCCGCGGAGGCGAAGAAGAAGATCACCCCCCAGGCCACGGTCTGGGTGGTCGCGTTTAGCACGTTGTCCTTGAACAATTGGGCGGTCACCGCCAGCATGATGCCGGAGACGATGTACGTGCTGGAGATCATGATCTTCCGGCCCACGGTGTCGAACAGCCGCCCGATCGTCAGCGGGCCTGCCAGGTTCCCGACCGCGAAGGCGAAGAAGTAGTAGCCGGTATCGGTGGCCTTGACGTGGAAAAAGAACTCGAGCACCAGGCCGGAGGTAAAGAAGATCGCGTTGTAGAGGAACGACTGGGTGATCATCAGCGCCGCGCCGAGCACCGAGCGCCCCGGGTAATGCGAGAACAGCACGCGCAGCAAAGCCAGGTAGCCAATCTGCGCGGCCGGTATGATGTCGATTGCCCTGCTCGGGTCCACCGGCGGAATCGCGCCCTTGGTCTTCTCCACGTCGGCTTCGATCTCGGCGATCGACACCTCGGCTGCCTCCTGGCGGCCGTGCATGATCTGCCATCGAGGGCTTTCTGGCAGGTTGCGGCGGACGAAGATGATGACAAGCGCAAGCACGGGGCCGACCAGGTAGGCGATCCGCCAACCCCAGTCGGCGGCCAGGTGGTTCAGCACCCATAGCGTGACCACGGTGCCGATGATTGCGCCGGCCCAGTAGGTGCCGTTCACCGCCAGGTCGATCCGGCCCCGGTATTTCGCCGGGATCATCTCGTCGATCGCGGAATTGATCGCGGCGTACTCACCCCCGATGCCCGATCCGGCGATGACCCGGGTGAGGTACAGGAAGATGAACCATTTACCGCCCGCGGGCGTGGCCGCGGTCAGGCCGCTGCCGATCAGGTAGACGCCGAGCGTGATCACGAACAGGTTCCGCCGCCCGAGCTTGTCGGACAGCTGGCCGAAGAACAGGGCGCCGATGATCTCGCCGATCAGGTACCAGGTCGCGATGTCGGCGACGCCGCCAGCGGACATGTTCAGCGTGCTCTTGAGGGTCAGGTCCGGGCCGACGTTGGCGGCGATCGTGATCTCGAGCCCGTCCAGGATCCAGGCGACCCCTAGCGCCATCACCAGCTTGGTGTGGAATCGGGACCATGGAAGCCGGTCTATTCTCGCGGGAATCAGGCTCCGGATGCTCTGGCTGCTCGCCGACTCGGAGGCTGCGGACATGGCCCCTCCTTCTTTAACCTGCTATATGCTGCGATGCCCGTGTCTACCCGGTTACCCGTGGCGGACCCGAATATGCGGGACTAGCTGCGACGAAGCTGCTTATGATTAGCTCTGTGAACGACATATTTGGCGCGTCGCCGCGGGCGACGCGATCTGGGGGCTCGCAGACCCTCGCGGCGGATCTGCTGGCCGCGGTCAGCGCCATCCGGCGGATTGCCCGCCGGGCGGCGCGCGGCGCCTGGCAGCAGCAGCCGCTGGCACCGGCTCAGTCCGAACTGCTCAGGCTGGCCGCGGCCAGGCCAGGCATCAGCGTCGCCGACGCCGCGCATGAGCTGCGGCTCGCGCCCAACACCGTCAGCACGCTGGTGGGCAGGCTGACCGCCGAGGGCCTGCTCAATCGGGGCCGGGCGGTTTCCGACGGACGTTCGGTCCGGCTCACGGTGACCGACAAGGCCACACAGCGGATAGCGGAATGGCGCGACCTGCGCGCGGACCTGGCCGCCGGGGCGCTCGACCGGCTGCCAGCCGGCGACCTGCAGGTCCTGACCAACGCCGTGCCCGCCCTGCTCCGGCTCGCGGCGGAACTTGACGAGCAGTACCGGGAACGCACCGCGGCGGACGGGGACTGGGACTGGGAACACAGCGAGGATGCCGGACCGGAGCGCCCTTCGCGCACCCGTCCGACCGCAACGATGTAAATACGTGGCGGTTATAGCCGCTACATCCTTACATCGTTGCGCACCTGCCTGGAACCTGAGTGACCGCAGGGGCAGATGGGGCTGACGGGGGAAGCGCCCGGAGGACGTGGAAGCGGTTGGCAGGCACGGGGCTGCGGCCCGGGGGCGGACGCGGGCTAGACAAGCGAGGAAGAGCACAAGGAAGACAAGTGAGGAAGAGCATAAGGAAGAACAGTGGCAGAAACCCATGAAAATGGGCCGCGGCGGCGCCGCAGCTTAGCTGGACGCGGACGGGGGCACCGCGTGCTTAGCATGCATCGCGCGGACGGGGGCACCGCGCGGCGCGGCGCCGCCGCATAGCGTCACGATACAAGCTCGCTCATACATGTACAAGTCGTAACTGTCGGTTGCCTTGCTGGTCGCCCCATACGCCGAGATTTCTACAAGCCCGTTTCTACATAACGTAGAACTCTGATCTGCGCTGACGGGAAGTTTCCCGAGTGCCCCCAATGTGCCCGGTGCCCCCGATGTGCCCCTGAAAACGGCAGCGCCCCCGCTCTGCGAAGCGGGGGCGCCAGGGGCATCTTCTCAGCGTCGAGCTTACTGCCGGGCCGGCAATCTGGCCACCTGTCAGATCACGTCGAGCATGCTCACGTGGAACCGGGTCGGGTACAGCTCGTCGACCGGCTGGCCCTCCTTCAGGCAGTGGGCCTGAGCGAATTCGTCGACCTTCACCACGATCCACTCGGTGCCCTGGTACGCCCACTCGGTGCCCATGTACCGGACCCGCCGGCCGGTCAGGGAGTGCAGGTTCTCGCGGGGCATCCACGGGTCGCTGTCGAGCTTCACGTTCACCTGCTCGAACGTGGTCATCGTCGCCATCTTCCTCGTCTCCTTCGCCTGGTCGGGTGGCTAGCGGGCCGGGGTGCCGTTGCCGGTGTGACGGCCGAGGGCCATCGCGGTAGCCGTCTCACTGGCGATCGCGTACAGCCGGGTCTCGCCGCCGACCGTCAGCTTGAAGCCCGCAGCCCTGACGACCGTCATCCGGCCGAAGATCCGGGGCCGGGTACCCATCTCGGTCAGCTGCCTGGTGAAGCTGGCTTCCTGCTGGGCGATCTGGTCGGTCACGGGGGGCTCCCTCTTGGTTTGGCCGGTGTTTTTTCCTATATAGAAATCATATTCGACCAGCAGGCGGGCCAAAAGAGAGAGCGGCGAAAATGACTGGAATATTTCTGCAGGTCAGCACGACGGCGTGGTAGAAACAGCGGCATGCAAGTCTGGATCAACGAGCACAACAGCTGGGAGGGCTACACCCTCGACGAGCCCCAGCCGGGCGTCACGCACGTAGCCGGCGGCGCCTGGCATGAGGTTCCCGCCGAGCTCGTGATGGAGTGGCGGGCGCTGATGGCGGGCTACAGCGCGATGCAGGAGAAGCTGGCCGCGATCGTCCACCCCGAGACATGACGATGCCCTCCCGAGGTCGAGGCGGGAGGGCATCGCAGCTCACTGGACAGAGCCGCCTGCTACGGCTTGGAGCTTACCTCACCGGCCGGGCGGCGGCGTGTACCTCGGGATGGCACCGGTCGCGGGCCCGCGCCGCCTCACCGGCTGCTCAGGCGTCCGGTTCACCAGGTCGGCCAGGCTCCCCGTTGCGGCAGGCGGAGCCACGTGGACGGTCGGCACGAACGCCGCAGAGGCCGGCCCCGCAGCTGCGGGCGGGTCGTGCGGCGGCACGGCGGGCGTCCCGCGCGGCGGCCACGCCCGGTCGTCCTCCGGCCATTCGGCCACGGCGGCCTGGACCAGGCCCGGCTGCCGGGCGCCGAGAAGCAGGCCGATCGACGGCCACCGCTCCTCGAGGACCCGGAGCACCGTGTAGTACCCGGCGATCAGCGTGCTGGTCAGGAGAGCAATCAGCGCGGCTTTCGTCGGGGTCGTGACCTGGATGCCGTGGGAGATCAGCCAGGAGATCCCCGAGCCGACGACGACGGGGACGTAGGTGCGGATCAGGTTCGGGCCGAGCGTGCCAGGAGTCATCCAAGGTCTCCTCAGATATCCAGGCCGCGGACGTGCGCCCACTTCTGGGCGAGTTCCCACATCTGCCGCTCCAGCTGCTCGACCGTCAGCACGGCCTGCTGGACGGGCTGCGGGATGATGGGGTGGGCGGGCTGCGGCTTCGGCTGGCTGAGCGGCACCGGCACGACGACATCGCCTTGCTGGCCGAGCAGCGTCCCGAAGTCGTCCCAGCTCATGCGGAACCGGCCCTGCAGGCCCCACGCCGGGCTCCAGCTGTTCGTGAACCCGACCATCCGGTTGACCGGGTCCAGCTCGTCTGCAACGTACTCGTGGCCGCCGCGGACCGTCGCGCCAGGAGCGATCGTCACCAGCCCAGTCGCGTCGGGCATGTCGAACGACGTGTACCAGTTGCTTCCCACCATCAGCGGGACATACTGCAGGGCCGCGAGGGCGTCCTGCAGCGTGAACGTGTTCTGGTATCCGGCGATCAGCCCGGCCTTCACCATGGCCTTCGCCGCCGCGATGCCGGTCGACCCGGTGTCGTCGGGCGGGTAGCAGCCGGGGATGCTGTCCAGCTGCGTCGCCGCCGAGTACAGGGCGACCGCTTCCTTCTCGTCACCGGCCGCGTCGGTCGTGCTGGGCCTGGCCGGGACGGTCGGCGGGATCGCCTGGAACACCGGGCCGGTCCCGGCCGCCCCTTCACCCGCGTTGCCAGTGCATGACCCGCGGTTGCCCTGGTCCAGGACCGGGATGAACCGCTGGTGCCTGACCGGCTGCAGCGGCTGGCCGGCGAGCTTCCCGGGCACCTGGAACGCGAACTCGCGGCTCCGGTCGTCGTGCTCGACGTGCCGGCCGAGCGGCAGGCCGTCGAAGCGGAACTCGGGGATCTCCCGGACGTAAATCGTGACCACGGTGGTCCCTTCCCGGCCTCAGCCGTAGTTGTAGCCGACAGCCACGGCGTCGCCCCCGTTGCCGCCCGAGCGGACCACGCTGAGGAAATCGACGTCCTTGGCGGTGAACGTGACGGTGTACTTGCCGCTGACCGGCATGGTGACGTCGTCGACCTGGCTCATCCCGCGGCTGAAGGAGTGCACGGCGACCCGCAGCACCGGCGCGGGGCTGTGCGTCCTGGAGGCATCGCAGGCGAACGCGACCCAGCTCTTAGAGCCGCGCTGGAGCGAGATGATCGTCTCGGCGGCTGCACCGCTGACGAGCTGCATGTCGTCCTCCTCCCCGGCCGGTTCCGGCACGGTGGTGGTCCCGGTGGTGATGAGCTGCCGCAGCTGCGCGAGGGTGCCCTTGAACGCATTCCTGTCGACGATGCGGCCGTTGAGCACGGCGTTCTCGGTGAACTGCCAGACCGCGGGGGGAGCGATTCCGCCGTACGGCTGCCAGCCGGCCCCGCTGTCGGAATATCCGAGGTAGTCGGAGCTGACCAGCCGCAACCCGCGGTCGGCGAGCGGGGCGAGGCTCGGGGAGCCGAAGCCGCCCTCGCGGGGCGGGGCAGCCCAGTACCAGCGCGGCAGGTACGCCAGCCAGCAGGTGCCGCCGAGCTGCCGGTAGGCGTCAACGAACCCGGTCAGGTCCGCGAGCTGCGGAGCCGAAGCCACCGACCCGTCAGGGTTGTAGGCGGGTTCGCAGTCGACCATCACCGGCACGTCGGCCGCGTACCGGTGACACCATGCGGCCTGGGCTTCCAGGTCACCGGCGGTCAGGAAGTGGTAGGCGAAGAACAGCGCCCGCTCCGCGGCCGCCTGCGCCTTGAACTGCGGGTAGGCCGGGTTGACGTACCCGGCGCCCTGGGTGACCTTCGCGCAGACCGCAGCCGCGCCGGCCAGGCTCATGCCCGCCTGGGCGCTGGACATGTCAGGGTAGAAAACGCTCATCCGGGCCATGCTGAGTTGGCCGGTGGCAGCGCCGGCGACGACACGCAGACCCGGACGAGCCTCAGGTCCACCGTGATCGTGCACGGCGGACGGGTCGGCGACGTGTCCGGCTGCGGTGAAGGCGCGACCGGCGGCAGCGTCGAGGGGGAAGGCCGGGCGGCTGTCCGGGTCGCGGTCGGCTGGCTGGGGGCGGGGGACGGCGGTGCCGGCCGGGCCGCCGGAGGCGTGGCCGTCGTGGTCCCCGGCTGCGGTGCGAACGCGAGGATCACCGTCGCCGGGCTCGTCCGGCCCGGCCGTGCCTCGCTCGGGCTCGGGCTCGCGGCCGCGGTGGGCGATGGGGCAGCGGGTGGCGACGGGCCCGCCGCGGCCGGGGGGCTGGCGGGCACCAGTTTCTGGGCTGCGGGCAGCGCGAGCAGAGCGACCAGGAGGGAGACGGCCGCCGAGGTGGCCAGCGAGATGACCGCTACTTTGACGTCGCCGCGCGGAGGGGCCATACGTCCTCACTCCTTCTAGTGGGCGTGGCTCAGCAGGTCGATCAGCATGAGGTACACGCCGCTGAGGGCGCCGAGGGCGGCGAAGGCGATGCCGATCGCCCAGCGGCGGGCCTCGGTCCGCTCCCGCTGTGCTTCCTCGTGCGCCTGGAGGTGCTGGGCAGTGACCTTGCTGCTGCCCTCGACCTGGCTGAGCTGCTCCTGGAGCCTGCGGACCTCGGCGCGCAGCTGGTCGATCTCCCGTCTCGTGGCGTAGCTGTCACCGGGCACTCGGCCCCCTCCCGGGCTCTGGCAGCAGCGTGATCACGCCGCCCATGCTTGCCCCGGGCCTGGCAGCCGCTACGACGGCGTGGTGGGCGGCTGGATGAGGCTGGCCAGCGCGCTGAGCATGGAGGCCATGTCGGTGCGGATGTTCTGGAACGGCGTGACCTGGGCGGTCATCGAGTCGTCGTCGTATTCGATCCGGCCGACCGGGAAGGTCACGGACACGCCGGGGGTGACCTGGCCGCCGTAGCCGCGGTCGGCCAGCAGCAGCCGGACCACTTCCCCGGCCCGCTCACACCCCAGGTCAACAGGGGTGCCGCCGGTCGTCAAGTACTCGCCGTACGAAACCGCGAACGGGCTCGCGAAGCTGGCGGCGATGTACCTGGACAGGACGTCCAGGCCGGCGGTGGTGGCCTGGGCGCCGAGGATCACCCCGGCGGACGACAGGTCCCAGGGGGCTTCCATCCGGCCATGCACGTTCACGCTTGCCTGGTTGACGGATTCGGCGGTGCCGTACTGGCTGGCGCCTGATGAACTGTCGGCAGTGACCTGGTAGAGCGTCCAGAGCGTGTTGATGTACCCGTGCAGGGTCCTGGCGGCGGGGCTGGAGGTCACGAGGAGGCGGGTGACGGCGGACGGGATCGGGAGCACTTCCAGCTCGTTCCACGGCCCCACATGCCAGGTGTAGGCGCCTGCGGAGGTGATCTGGTTGAGCCAGTCGGACACCATCTGGCTGGCGTTCTCGGGCGGCTGGGACAAGAACATGCCCGTGTTGGAGATGCCCGGGTCGAGCCACCGCATCCCGCGGCCGATCGCGCCGGAGACGGCCGGGTCGGCGTTGGCGAATCCCCCGGGGTCGACTGCGACGTAGTTTTCGCCGTAGTGGCCGGCGCCCTGGGCGGTGAGCCTCCAGCCCTGCGCGTCCGGCGCGGGGGTGGTCAGGATCCCTTCCCACGTCCAGGTCGCGCCCCGGTACCCGCGGAGTACCCGGCCGGGGGCTATGGCGGCGTCTTCCCGGCCGGGCTCCATCTGCAGCGTGCAGGAGAGGGTGTCGTTCCCGCCGGGCATGATGTCGGAGTAGGTGAGGCCGCCGACGGCGCCGATCGCGCCGAGCCACCGCGGGTCGGACAGGTCAGGTTTCAGCGTGACCAGCTGGGTTGCGTCAGGCCGTTGCATCGGTCATTCCGGGTACAGGCCTTTGTTCTGCCCCTCGCCGTACATCGTGTCTACGAAGGTGATGATGGCGTTGAGCTGGGAGGCGACGTTGCTGTACCAGGCCGCGTTGGCGCCGCCGGGCGTGGTCTCGTCGAGCGTGTCGATCGGGTAGCCGGAGATCCCGCCCATCTGGCCGAGGCCTGCGAGGAACTGGGCGTTCACGGTGGACGACTGGTTGGCTACCACGATCGGGGAGACCGGCGCCATGATGTCGATGTAGTCGGCCAGCCGCTGGTCGACGGCGTAGGCCTTGGCGCAGCTGCGTGACCCGCCTGTGGCCATCAGCATGCTGACCCGCCGCCAGAGGATGCCGCCGAATACCGCCACGATGGCGGCCAGTGCGGCCAGCGCGGCTGTCTCCCCGAGCCAGTGCTCGACTCCGGCGGTGGCGAGGGCGACGATGGTGCCCGCCCAGTCCCGCAGCCTGTTCACGGCGCCCTCCCTCAGCTCGGCCGGTCGATGCGGAACGCGGGCCGGTACGTCGCCACCATGGACGGGGCACCCTGCAGCGAGTAGACCAGCATCGTGTTGTCGCCAGGGTTCACGTACAACGGGCCTCCGCTGACGATCGCGCAGGCGATGACGGACGCGGCCTGGTTGCGGTCCCCCTGGGAGCCGAGGACCCGGCCCAGCTGGGTCGTCTGGTCCGGCACGTCCAGGTAGTACGTGTCGTACTCCTGGCTGCCGGTCATGTTGATCAGGGCCAGCTGGCCGGCCGTGTCAATGAACAGCACGTCCAGGAACCGGTCGCTGGTGTCGGTGCTGGTCACGGTCACGCCGAAGTACGACAGGGTGTTGTCCGGGGCGATGTCGCGGGTCGGGAGGGTGACCTGGCCGAGGCACAGGATCCCGTTCAGGCCCGAGGTCAGGTCGCTGGCGCCGGCCGTGTCCGGGACCAGCGTCCGGCCGACCGGCGTCTGGGTAACGGTGCCGCCCTCGTACTCGTGCTCGAGGATCGTGACGGTGAGGGTCCGGCTGGCCGACGGGTCGTTGATCGTCTCGGCGACGAGCAGGACGCTGTAGGTGCCGCCGAACCGGGCGGCCACCCCGGGGGCTGCGGAGGCGATCAGGTACTCGGTTCCGCCGTTCGGGACGTCGCCGCCGTTCCCCACCGACACGAACGGGATCAGCGAGGCGGGGGCGTCCGGGCCGGGGATGTGGGCGATCAGCGTGCTGAACGGCGCCAGCGTGGTCCCCTGGTACGTGATGACCGCCTGCCCGTTCCCGCCCTCCCCGCCGTCCTCCGTCGACCCGCCGGACAGGGCGCCGCCGCCACCGCCGCCAGGCGAAGCGCCAGCAGACCCGGGCCCGGCCTCGACCGCGCCCTCGCCGCCCGCAGCCCCGCCTGTCGGCGCCGCGCCGCCCGCTGGGCCGTCGCCGGGGTTACCGACCGACGACACCCCAGCCGAGCTGCCGCCGCCGCCCGCCGCAGTACCACCGCCGCCTTTCAGGGTCAGGACCGCGGCGTTCCACCTGCCTTCGCTGCCGACCGTGCCGGCGTAGGCGGCGGTCTGCTCGGTGCTGACCACCTTGTACCCGGTGATCGACCCGGCTTCCAGGCCGCTGAGGCTGAGGGTCTGCATCGACTGGTTGGTCCACCCGCTACTGGGCCCGGTCAGGCTCGGCGGCTCGAAGAACTCCCCCAGCGTCGCGGCGGCGCCGAGGATCACCTCATGCAGCTGGCCGGTCTCGCCTGTCGTGCCGGACGTGAAGGTGCCGCCTTCGCCGTTGCCGCTGTCCGACTGGTCCAGCGGGTCGGCGAGTTCGAGGTCGGCCCACTCGAACACTTCGACGGTCGCGCCGATCGTCCCCTCACCGCCGGTCAGGGTGACGGTGATCTCGGTCTGCCCGCCGGCGTGGTCCGGGTCGAGCCACGCGAAGATGTACGGCGGGGTCGGGTTCTCGTCGGCCGCGAGGACCTGGGCGAAGTTCTCGACGTCACCGCCGATGAGGACCGATTCGACGGACGGGTTGGCGTCCGACCCGCAGGTCGTGACCACGACGACGAGGCAGGACCCTGCAGTGGTCTCCGCGCTGAGCGTGATCGTGCCCGAGTCGCCGGTGAAACTGCCCGGCTTCTGCTGGAGCAGGTCAGGTGTCTCGGCGCTCGTCGAGGTGCCGGCCGCGCCGTCGCCGCCCGGGTAGTGGATGCTGTTCGTGCTGGTGTCTGCCGCGACCGCGCCCGCGGAGCTGTTCTCCGTCGCGGGGGTGCCGGCGGTGGCCAGCACTCCCCCGGCCTCACCGCCCGCGTCGAACGTCGTGTTTTCGTTCGGCCCGCCGATCACGCCGTTGTACGTGGCCCCGCCGACGATCGGATAGGCGGGCTCCTCGCCGTACCCGGCACCCGACCCTGCGCCGCCTTCCCCCGCCGCGGTCATGGTCGCGCCGGTCCCGCCGCCGGCCAGCAGCTGCACGCGGGCCTGGACCACGTCGTCCGGGGGCGTGATGGAGAACGGGCCGGGCGTGTCGAACGTCTCGACGGTCTGGCCTTGCTCGAGCAACTGGAACTGGACCGCGATCGGGGCGTGCGCGCTGCCCTCAATGCCGTACAGCTTGGCCATCCAGCCCCGCGTGGAGGCGGGCGTGCTGGCCGACGCCGGCGCGGCGGTGAACGCGTTCAGGTAGACCGACGCCTGCATCTGCTGGCCCTGGTCCCAGTAGGACGCCGTCCAGCAGGACCACTGGTAGCCGACCACGGCTGAGAAGTCGAACGTGTCGGAGTAGGGCAGCGGGACCGTGATCTGCGTCCAGTTCGGCGCTGCCGGGTTGTTCGACGCGGCCGCGAACATCGTCGTTCCGAACGTCACCGACGACCCGTTGCCGTCGGTCAGGGTGACGCTGAACGTGACCTGGCCGCGGTTCCACCCCCAGTAGTCCTGCCACCCAGTTCCCAGGCCGAGCCACCAGGTGATCGCGGACAGCTGGCTGATATCAGCGGCCGGGAACGTCCTCGTATAGGTCGGGAACCCGCCCTCACCGTTGGACCAGTACGCGGAATACGAGTCGAGCACATGCTGCGTCGACTGCGACCAGCCCGCCACGTCGACCGTGGCGTAGTTGTCGAGCTCGACGGAACTGGGCGGCGCGAGCGTCCCGCTGAACGGGCTGTCGAACGTCAGCGGCACAGGCGTGTCGGCGTGGATGTACGGCAACGCGGGGAAACTGATCTTCAGCGCCTGGGCGGGCATGTCGGACTGCTGCTGCAGCAGGTTGTACTGCACGACTGTGGGCGTCGCGCGGAAGCAGTCGAAGACCACGGGGAGGCCGCCGTCGCGGGTCCAGGTGAGCGACCACTGGCCCTGGTCGATGGTCTGGAGCAGCACCTCCACCGCGGCGGCCAGGATGTCCCGGTCCGCCGCCATGATCACCACAGGCAGGCTGATGACGCGGTTGTCCGACCGGTCCCCCACCGGTCGACTGCCATCGAGCAGAAGGGAGATGACCGCGTCTGTGATCGGCTGCGGCGCGGACAGGTCCCAGCCGGGGGTGAGCCGGAACTTCGCCCCAGTGCACTGCGGCAGGTTGGACTGGGCGCCGCCGCCGAGCAGCTCGATCTGGCCGGAGATCAGCAGGCTATCCGCCATCGCCGCCCCCGGCCTGGTCGCTGGTGTCCTTGCGGTTCTCGGCGAACCGCGTGTCCACGTGGGCCCGGATCTTGTCGAGGTGGAGCTGGCCGAACGCCGTGGCGAGCAGCGGGATCGCGATCAGGATCACGGCGCACGCAGCGGCCCACCCGGCAGGCGCCCGCGGCGCCGTGTCACAGCCGGCCGTGGCCGCGGTGCCGAGCGAGCAGTACAGGCCATGCCAGTACCCGAGGTGCCAGGTCGCGGCGAGCAGTTCCCCGCCCGCTCCGATGACCGCCGCGGTGGCCGCGAACAGGGTGCAGGCCCGGCGGTTCACGCGGCCAGCAGGAGGTCGTGTGCGCTGCCCGTGGCGGCCAGCCGCCTGCGCGCGTCGATGTGGTGCCGGTTGCACCAGCGGGTGCCGTCGACCACGTGACGGCCGGGCAGGAAGCAGGCGTCCACGTGGCAGGTGTGATGCCACCACAGCCCCAGCCCGAAAGGAATCGCGTTCATGAAGAACGCCCCGGCGGCGCCGGAGTTGAACCCGTACCAGCCGCCGGCCTCATCCCTGGAGCCGAGGACCACGAAAAACTCGTTGCGGATCTGCGGCCACCACTGATGCGCCACGCAGAGGACGGCGATGATCGCGGCGAGGGCCAGCCAGCGGCTGCCTGTCCCGTTACGGGTCACCAGTTCCCCCTCACGATCGCTGTCCCGGCCACACCGTTCATCGCGCTAGCCGTGGCAGCGGCGTTCTTCCCCGGCTGCGTCCTCAGCGTGCTGACCACCTGGTCCATCCGGTCGATCAGCATCGCCATCAGCGGGTCGCCGCCCTGCCGGCCGAAGCCCGGCGGGGGGCCGTCGAACCTGCCGGACGGGCGCGGCCTGCCGTCCTGGTCGAACGCGAGACCGAACCCGCCGAGCGGGCCCGGGTTCCCCTGCCATGACCCGCCGGCCGCTGGCCCGCCGGGGCCGGCGGGGCCGGTTTCCGCGAGCCACTGGTTGAAGTTCGCCCAGTCCGGGGGCTGATCGTCCGACGAGCCGTCGTCCGATGACGAGCTGCCCGATGAGGCGGCGGCTTTTTTAGCTGCCTCCTTCAGCTTGTCGACCTCGTCCTTCAGCTTGGTCAGCGACGCGCGGAGGGTCTTGATCACGGCCTCGGTCTGCTTGACCTGGGTTTCCTGGGTGGAGCGGAGCTTCTCCAGGCTCTTGATCTCCAGCTCCTGCTGCGCGCGCAGCGCATCGGATGCCGCGCCTTCCTTCTTGTATTCGGCTGACCGCTCCTGGACGAGCTTCTCGATCGAGGCCTCTTCCTTCTTGCGGGCGGCTTCGAGGCTGTTGTAGTGGGAGGTGAGCTTGCCCAGCTGGGACGTGCCGGACTTCTGCTCGGTGGCGGCCTGGGACAGCGCCGAGTTGATCTGGGCGAGCGTTCCGGACACTGCGTTCTTCAGGACGGGCAGCGTCGCGGTGATACCGGCGGCGAGTTTCTTGCCGATCGACAGGCCCGAGTAGTACGGGTCGCCCTTGCCGGACAGGGGGCCCTGCTTGGCCGGGGAGAACGGCAGGAAGCTCTTGATCAGCGACCCTATGGAGCCCATGGCGTGGCCGATCCCGCCGAGTTTCGAGGTGATCCCGCTGATCAGCCCGCCGATGAGCTTCTTGCCTGCGTCTAGCAGCCACGACCCGGCATCAGCGAAAATGCTGATGATCTTCGACGGGATCGACCGCAGCCACGACATCACCCCCGGCTCGCGCGCCTCCGCTCCGTCGAGGAGCCCCTTGATCAGGTCGGTTCCGGCTTTGTCCAGCAGCTTCGACGACCCGGTGAAGAACTCGAGGATCTTCCCCGGGATCCCCTTGAACAGCGCGGCCGCGTCGCCCCACTTGCCCTTCGCCCCGTCCAGGAGGCCCTTGATCAGGTCAATGCCGGGTTTCAGCAGCTTCTCGGCGAGATCCCCGACCGCGCTGATGACCCGGGAGCCGATCCGCCCGAACCACGACAGCACCCCGCCGAGCTTTTCCCTCGCCCCGTCCAGCAGGCCGCCGATCAGGTCGTCGCCCTTGACGAACAGCCAGGTCCACGCGGTCTCCAGGCCGTCCTTAGCCGAGGTGACGATGATGTCGCCGAGTGGCCCGAAGATCTTCTTCAGCAGCCCGAACAGCGGCTTCTCGACCAGCTCGCCGACCTTGACCAGCGGCTTGGTTATCGCCTTGACCAGCGGACCCAGGATCGGGATCTCGCCGAACAGCTTCTCCGTGATGTCCGCCACCTTGCCCAGGGGGATCAGTGCCGTGATGAACATCAGCAGGTCGAGAGGATGGTGGATGGCTTCATCCACGACCGCGTTGATGAAGTTGTTCACGAACTCGACGATGAACGGAATCGCCGCATGGACCGCCATGTTGCCGAGGGAGCCCCAGTCGATCTTCCCGAGCATGGTGATGAGCGCCTGGCCGATTTTCCCGGCCCCGCGGACCAGGGCGTCCACGATGGAGTTGACGATCTGCGTGCCGGTCCGGGCTGCCTGCTGCTTCGCCTGGGCGGCTGCGGGCTGCGTGTACGACGCCGGGTTGAGCTGCGCCGCGGTGCCGGTCTGCCCGGTCAGGCCGCCTTTCATCGCGATGGTGGTCGCGGCGACGGACGACAGCATCGGCGTCACGGCAGGCGTACCCGCCGACCGGTTGATCCCCGGCGGGGCGGCTTTCGGGGCGAGGCCGAGGAGCTGCAGGACCTGCTGGACGAACCCGGCGACCTTCGGCACGACCGTGCCGGCCAGGAATGTCACGAACCTGGTCACCGGCGGCAGCAGAGCCGCGCCGATCCGGATGCCCAGCGTCTCGAACGACGACTTGAGCAGGTCGAGCTGGGCTTGCACGGTCTGCCGCTGCGCCTGGACGTCGGCGCCGTACCGGGAGATCCCGGCGTTGATCTGGTCCTGCTTCCGCTTCAGCGTGGCGAAGTTGTTGACCATCGTCAGGATCGCGCTGGACGACTCGCCGCCGCCGAACGCCCTGGACAGCAGCTGGGAGGTCTGCACGGCGGACAGGCCTGCGTCCTGGATGTGCTGCTTCAGCAGGCCGATCGCGCCGATCAGCCCGCCGGACCGCAGCGCCTGGGCGAGGGACGTGGACGACAGGCCGATCGAGGCGAGCTGCTTCGACGCCGTGACGGACGGCGCGCCGAGCAGCGACAGGGACATCCGCAGCCGGGTCGCGGCGAGCTGGGCGGGCACGCCTTCGTCGGTCATCAGCGCCAGGGCACCGCCGACCTGGACCATGGACACGCCGAACGTGTTCGCCGCGGACAGGATCCCGGTCGACAGGGCGCCGACGAGCTGCGACATGGTCATGTTGCCGGCGCCGACGATCGCGTTCACCGTGGCGGCGGCCGTGCCGAAGTTCTGGGCGCCCTTGATCCCGGACCGCCACGCCGCGGCCAGCGCGTTGGTGGTCTGCTCCAGGTTCGACCCGCCGGTCGCGGCGAGGTCCGAGGCGGTCTTCAGGTCCTTCATGGCGGTCGCGTCGTCCATGCCGACGGACTTCAGGTGGTACAGGGCCTCGGCGAGCTGCAGCGGCCCCTGCTGGGTCGAGGGGGCCAGCTGGAGCACCTGCTGGGATAGCTGCTTCACCTGGGACGCGGACGCGCCGGCCTGCGTCTGGATCTTCGTCATCTGGGTCTGGAAGTCGACCGCCGTAGCGACCGACGCGGCGACTATCGCGATCGCGCCGAGGACCCCGACTTTGAACGCCTTGCTGAACGCGGACGCGGCTTTCGTCCCGGCTGACGTCCCGGCCTGCTCGACATCGGCCGAGCCGGCGCCTTCCTCTATGCCCTTCGAGGTGTCCGCTGCGACGGCAGAGCTGTCAACGCGGAGCCTGACGAAGGCCTGCGCCATGGCGGCGCCGAATGTCGCCATCGGTCAGCCCACCTCCCCGCCTCCGAGCAGGGCGATCCGGGCGATCCGGGCCCGCCGGTCCTCCACCGGGTTGGCGGGAGGGGCGAGCCATTCAGCGACCTGCTGGGCGGGCGTGTCCAGGCCGGAGAGCCCTTTCGCGCCGAGCCCCGTGGCGATCAGCGCGAGCAGGTGCAGGTGCTGGTCCCTCTCACACTGGGCGACGTACAGGCTTTCGGCGACGTCGAAGAACTGGGGCCATGTCAGCCCGTACGGCGGCCGGTGCCACGCGCCCGCGTCTTCGGCTGGCGGGCAGCCCTGGCCGCCGCAACATCCCCGCCCTCTTCCACCACCTTGACACTGCGCCGGTCGGCTGAAATAGAGCGCACAGGCTGCTCGGCCGGGCCCTCCCGCCCACCAGAGGAGCTTGAGGACGGCTCGGTAGGGCGGGCCGTCATCCGCTCGATGTTGGCCTGCACCTGCTCGTTGAGGTACTGGATGATCTTGACGACGACCTCGTCGGGCGTCTTGTGGTCGTGGACATGCCGCTTGAACCTGGCGTACTCGGCCGGGCCGAACGACTGCAGGAGTGTCTGGTAGTACGACGCGGCCTCCGCGGCGTCGGCGGTCGCGTCGTCGATCGCCTTCGCCGCGAGCTCGGACAGGTCCAGGATCGACAGCTGGCCCTCGCACCGGAACTCCACCCCGTCGAGCGGAACCACGACATCCTTGAGCGGGTTCTCCGACCCTGGCACGTCCGAGCTGAACTCCACTGTGGGCATGCCCGCACCTCTCTGCTACGTAGAGCATTGTTCTGCTGTACGTAGAGACTAGCCGGTCAAGCGCGCAGCGGCGAGGCGAACAGCGCCTTGAACAGCTTCGCGCCGCTCTGGGGCCGCTCCAGGCTGAACTGGCAGGCCATCGTGGCGTTGGTGTTGCCCTTCTGGCGGGCGATCTTCAGCGCGCCGTCCATGATCGCCTGCCGCCATACCCACCGCTCGGTGTGGTCCTCGGCTTCGAAGCCGAGCATCGCCCGCTGCTCCTCGCCGAGGTCGGGCGGCTCGAAGACGACCAGGCCGTTCTCGTCGGCGATCGTCCCGCCGTTCATCGCGATCGACAGGTTCGTCGCGGTGAGCTGGGCCATCTCGAACGTGACGCTAGACGTCCGGCCGGTGGGGGCCATCTTGATCGCGTCCAGTTCTTCGGCGACCTCGACCGCCCCGGTTGACAGCTGGTAGTCAAACTCGCTGCCCTGCTTGGTGTAGCCGATCTTCACCCAGCTGTTGTCGACCTCGAACCACGGGGTCACCAGGTCGACCGGCTCGGTCGTGCCGAGCAGGCTCCACCACAGGTAGCCCGGCCCGAGCGATATCGCCTCAGGGTTGCCACGGTCGGTCACTTGGTCAGCTCCCGTACTGCTTGACCGCGATCGTCAGGTCGCTGACCGCGGAGTAGGTGATCACGGCCTGGGCGCCGAACAGGTCCGACTCGAACGGGCCGACCTCGACGTCGCCGGTGGTCGCGGGGACGGTGAACTCGTAGTCGTCCAGGTCGATCCCGTCGACGCTGCCCGGCGTCGCGACGGTGCAGGTCGCCGCGGACCCGCTTGTGTTCTTCACTTCGAGGTACACGTCGTCGCCGGCTGAGAACTGGTCGCCGGTCGACGTGCACTCGGCGAACGTCTTGCCCGACAGGGGGGTCTCCCGGTTGACGAACTGGGTGTCGAGCTGGGCCATCAGATGCCTCCTTGGAGCAGGAAATCCGCAGCCACGGTGAACTCCCACTGCTCGCCGGAGTCCTGGGCCTGCTGGACGTATTGCGGGCCGGTCACGTTGTCCGCGGAGCGGACGATCACCTTCGTGTCGCCGCACGGCTGCGGGTTGCCGTTCATCCCGCGGACAGCGGTCGCGTAGGCGGCGGCGGCGGCTTCGGCGGCTTCGATGGTTCCCGCGCGGATCTCCGCGATGATGTGGGCGACGTCGAACGGGTTGTCTTCGGCGATCAGCGCGCCGACGGGTCCGCCTTGCCGGTCGATCACCGCGTACGCGCCGGAGGCCGGGGAGCGCTGCTGACGCAGGTACGCGCCCATGCCGAGCGGGCCCGGTTCGTCGGGCGGTGTCCCGATCAGGTCGGCGCGGCTGTTCACCCAGGCGGCGATGGCAAGCTCAGCGGAGACGGCCACGTCACGCCTCCACGATCGCGCCGGCGATGGCCGACAGGCTGTCGGTGATGAACGGCTGCGGGCGGGTGCCGGGGTGGTGGACGATCGGGCCGAACACCTGGCCTGTGGCCCGGTTCCGCAGCGGCCAGGGGCCGTGTGACTCGATGACGTGGGGCGGCGTGCCGTTGTTGACCCAGATGCCGTAGGGGGCGGTCGGGCCGATGATGACTGACCCGTCCGGTTCCCGCAGCGCCCGGCACGATGACCGCAGGTACCCTGACGGCCTGAGCGGGAAGTCGCCTGCGTACCGGGTGCCGCCTGCCACGGTCGCCCCGCCGGAGGCGTAGACCGGCTGGACCGGCGACACCGGGCAGCGGGCTTTCTGCGCGGACAGGACCCGGCCGGCCAGCATGTCCATCACGGCGGCGACGTCAGTGTTCTTGGCGAGGCCCGCTATCACGGCCTCGTCGAACGTGATCGTCACCTCTGCCACGCGCACAGAATCCCCCTGGCAGTGGCAGTGCTAGCCTGGGTGGCGCGAAGCTGCTGCCTGCCAGCCGATGCGCGTGTAAGGCCAGGCGGGCGGCCGGCTAGCGAGGCCGCGCGGCCAGAGCTACGGGCTCACAGCCGCGCGGCCTCTGCCTCTTCCCCCGTTCGCAGGTCCCGGTGCAGACTGGAACGCATGGGCGAGCGCGCGAAGACGGACCGGCTCATCGTCGCCGAGCTGTCCGGGGCAGCGTGCCGCCACGCCGGATGGGAACCGCCCGGCGACGCCGTTATCGACGCCGCGGTGGCCGAACTGCGGGAGATCGCGGGTGGCCGTGCCGACCTGCTAGCCGAGGTCGCGGGTGTCGCGCTCGGCGCCGCCGAAGGCCGGCCGGACGCGCCCCAGGCCGCGAACATGGCCGTATTCTGCCGTCTCGCAGGAGCGGCCGAGGCCGCTATCCCCGGCTGGGCGCAGACCGGCCGTGAGCGGGCCGCACGGGCCCGGCAGCTGCCTTTCAGCGGAGGTCTCCGCACGGGAAGGCCCCGCGCAGGCTCATAGCCGCGCGGGGCCCCTCAGCCTTCGATCAGGTCAGAGCGTCTTCCACTTCCCCTCGGCGTTCTGATACTCGATGGACGTGCACCCGGCGTTCGGCATGCCGAAGTCGTCGAGCGGCCCGAAATCGTCCTCCGACCCCTCGCCTTCGCTGCTGACGATCCGGCCCTCGTAGTACAACTCGCCGTCGTCGTCGAACAGGCAGAACCCACGACCCTCACCGGCCGCCAGCTTGGCCAGCAGCTCGTCGGGAGCAGCACCCGGCCCGATGACAGTGGCCGCATTACCGGCCAGGCTGCCGGGCTCCGCGCCCTCTTCGGCCAGGTGGTCCTTGTCGATCACCCAGGCGTACGTTGCTGCTGCGATCCCTAGCTTCGGCACGATGCCTCCTCTTGCTGGTCGGCGCTCACTAGGAGCGCTGAGATTTCGAGCATCCGCAGCGCCACCGCTGCGGGGACACGGAACCGGTCGAACTCGACCTCCCGGCCGTCTCCGTGGAACCTGACCGACCCGCCTGCGTGGCCGGGCAGGTACAGGATGATCTCGTTGCGGTTGTCGCTCTGGCAGTGGGCAGGCATCACGGCGCGGCCGGCCGGGAACAAGCCGGTGATGTACGCGGTCAGCGTCGCCCGCGCCTGCCGCGCAGCCCGCTCGGCCGCGTCGCACTCGCGGACCTTGACCATCGCTGCCCGGTAGCCGGGCATCAGCCGCGAGTTGATCTCGGCCGCGATGGCACGGGGCCCGCGGTCGGCGCGGACGGTGATGGCCGCCCTCTCACCCTTGTCGAAGCCGTGCGACGTGACGGGAAACCAGCCGGTGATCGAGATGCGCCCGCGGCGGTTGTACGGCTCCTGCACGTAGAGCCCGTTGCCCTCTATCCCGATCCGCACCCCGCATCCTTTCCAAGTAAGGTCCAGAGGCATCCCGAGCAGCGCGCCGACCTTGCCCGCCAGTTCGGCGAGCTGCCATTGCGCCATCCCGTCGTCGCCGGTCACGGCTAGCGGTCGCCCTTCAACTGCGCCTTGGCGTCCTCGTAGCGCTTCCATGCAGCCGTGAACTTCTCACACGCGGCCAGGAACGCCTTATCGGTGGGACCGGTGTTCGGGGCGGAGACGTCGGGATGCTCGGCGAGTGCCGCTTTCCGCAGGCGTGCTACCTCAGCCACCAAGGCCGGGTCGGCGTCCGGGTCGGCCTGGTCGGTGAAGTCGCCGATCGGGTCGGTCTGGGCGTAGTCGAACAGCGCCATCCATGACGCGCCGTAGAACACCTCGCCGGTCGGGTTCGCGGGGCTTACCTTGTCCGGGTCGGTTCCTGTCCGCGGGTGCATCAGCATGATCGCGGTCTCGCCACGGCGGACCTGGCGGCCCATCCCCCGCCACGTCGGGAACTTGTGCAAGCACGTCGCGCGGGGTGCCTGCACCCAAAGGCGGCGCAGGTTGTTCTCGTTGTACCGGTCACCCCACCGGGCCAGGAACGCCACGAAATCCGGCTCGGTGTCATCTATGGCTTCGGCTGCGGCCTCGATCTCGGCCCGGCGGGCTTCGATCTCCTGGACGCGCTCGTCCGAGACCTTGCGCCTCGGCTTACGGCGGGTAGCGGTTCCAGCAGTCACTGCTGCGTGCTCCTTTCGGTCGTGGCGCCCTCGGATGGGGGTTGGATTGTGCCGGCCTGGCTGCTGGGCATCTCTGGTCTCCTCGCAGGCTCGGGAAATTTTCAACTATGTAGAAATTATATCGCATAAGTGTAGAACACGACAATAAGGGGCAGTCCGAAAAGACCTGGTTTTCGCAGGTCAGCGAACCGTCGCGGCGATCACCCACTCCATGCGGAGCAGTCCGTACTCGCGGCTCGCATCGGCCCATGCCGACCGGAACCGGCCGAGCTCCTCCACCTCCGGCCAGTAGACGTCCTGCCGCATCTGCGTCCACTTCTTGGCCGCCTGAGCCCGGTACGCGGTGGCGGCCTGAACGGCTCGTTCCCGCCCGGCCAGCCATGCCGTGAACTGATCTGCAGCCCGAGGGAAACGGGCACGCATCGCGTTGAGGACCGCCTGCCGTAGGCGGTCATCTGTCTGGTGGTCGGCTGCATCGAGCGCCCGTGCCAGGTCGAACGGGGTCATGGTGCGGAGCGTCGGCCGCCGGACCCGATGGCCAGGCTGGACACCGGTCATGCCGCGCGCTCCGTCGCTACCCGGTAGGCCGTCCCGATCGCGCTGAGCACGTACACGTCGCGGGAGTGCCCACCCCGCTTCACCCGCCTGGCAAGCGTCTTCAGCGTCGACGGCGCCCAGTCAGTCAGGCTGCCGGTCACCTGGATCTTGCTGGTCATGATGGCCTGGACAGCGCGGCCGTCGTCCTCCCGGGACAGCTCACCGAGCGTGTGGAACCACACCGTAATGAACTCGCCGTCCCACGCGCCGCCGATCACGATGGCGCTCCGCGGGTCCTGCTCGACTCCCTGTGCCCAAGGGCGGGCGGTGATGATGGTTCCGATTGGGATCTGGCCGGTGGTGCTGGCAGCCATTGCCGTCTCCTCTCAGGTCACAGCTCGGTGCGGGTGCGGGTGAGCAGGACGCGGGCGCGGCGGTCTCGGCGGACGTCCTCGGCCCTTCTGATCCGCGACAGGTGGCTCTCGACGCGCTTGACGCCGCGGTGGCCGCTGGGGTCCGGGCGGCGCATGTTGCCGAACTGGTCGATCCGGACGGTCATCGTCTTCTCCTCTCGGTGGGGCGGCCGGGTTGCCGCCGTTCGTGCCCGGCCCTGCCTCGAACAGGGCTGGCTGCCAAGTCGGGCTGCAGGTCAGATGCCCTGCTGGAGACGCCGGGCGATCTCGCCGATCAGGCCTGGCCACGCCGGCATCTCGTCGGTGCCGCTGGTCGCCTTGCAGTACCGGACGACCCACACGCGCAGGTCGTCGGCCTGCTGCCAGGTCAGCGGCTCGCCCGTGTTCAGCAGGCCAAGGACGGTGGCCACCTCGGTCGCGGTCTCGGTGAGCACGGAGTGCTCTGCGGTCGTTTCGAGCGCTCCGGTGACGGCGCCCAGCTCGTTGGGCGTGAAGCTGAAGGTGTAGGTCGTACGCGTGGACACGATCATGGCTATCTCCTGCCGGTCGGGGGTTCTGCGTGCCCGGCACCGCCTCGAACGGTGCTGGCTTCCAGCCGGGCTGGCCGTCTAGCGGCTCTGGAGGATCTGGATCTGGAACTCGCTGCCGTCGGCCAGCTTGAGGACCAGGCCCTCGTTGCTAGTCATCAGGCCGCCCTCGCTGAAGGAGCGGACGTCGCGGACACCGCCGCCGGGGAAGTAGCCTTCCTCGTCGTTCAGCAGCATCTCGGTGAGGATTTCGCGGACTTCGCGCTCGCCCATGGCTTGCTCCTTCGCGTTCTGGATGTTTTTTGCTTATGTAAAAATAATATATGAAGAGTGTAGAACGCGACAAGATCGGGCAGCACAAAGACGCCGTATTTTCGCAGGTCAGAGCATGCGTGAGCGCCCGGCAGGCAGCCCGCCGGGCGCTCACATCCTGTTCGGTCAGACGGTCCAGACCGGCACTACGCCGCCCTGATCCGGCGGCGGTGCAGGCGGGTCACGGCGGGCCTGGACCGGCCCGCCGCCTGGGACCGCGTCCCACTCCCACAGGCCCAGCTCGCCGTTCGCCTTGATCGGCCGCAGCCACGGCTTCGGGTCGCGCATCAGCCAGTGCTTCTGGCCGGGCTCGGCCCACGGCGACCGGCTATCGGTCACGACGTCGTACAGCTCGACGCTGCCGAGGATGACGCCCATCGGCAGGTCATGCGGCATTCGGATGCCGAGGCTGGCGATGAACCGCGGGCCGTCGCTGTCGGGCCGGGCGCTCGCGTGGATCAGCAGCCGGCCGCGGAACTTCACCCTTCCGCCGTCGACCTTCTCCCATGGCTCCCAGCTGCGGTTCTCGACCGGCTTCAGGCCGAGCATGATGGCGCCAGCCCACGGCTGGCGTACGGACAGGACCTTCACAGGCTCTCCTCTTGGTTGGTACTGCGTGCCCGGCCCCGGGCTCGAACCGGGGCTGCCTGCCTGCCGGGCTGGTCACGGTCAGACGGGGAGGAGGTCGTACCGCTCACGCTCCGTGTACTGGACGTGCAGGGGGCAGTCGTAGTGCATGGACACCGCCCGGTCGTCGATGAACACGACGCGCTCGGTGCAACGGCCCCTGGCCGGGGCCGTCGCCGCCTGGACGTGGAGGCCGAGGGCCTTCGCCACTTTCGCGATCGCGCTCTCCGGCGTTTCCGACCAGCCGATCAGCTCGACGATTTCCGCGTCGTCGCAGACGCCGAGGATGTCCCAGCCCTTCGCGCTATTCGCCTGCGCGTGGGCCTTCACTGCTGCTAGCAGGACTGGCTGGCGCTGTAGCTTCTGCGCGGTATTCATGTCGCACTCCATTTCGCCGGTTTATTTTTGCTTACAATCAAATTCTAATTGACCGGCTATTCGGCGAATAGAGAGAGCGCAATAATTGACGCGGGTATTACCCGGGCGTCAGATGACGTAACGGCCGCCGGAATGGCGCAAATTGGTCCGCCGCCATTCCGTGTCACGGAACGGCTCCCGGACCTCTGCGCCGCGGTACCAGACCCGTGTGCCGTCGCCGTCCTGCCCGTAGGTGCCGGCCTGGTCCCATGGCGGTTCGCCGCCGGGCCCCTGCCGCGGGGTCGGCGGCGGGACGACCAGCTCGCCCTCGACGAGCTTGGCGAGGCATGCGGCCTGCCGGAGGATGTGGTGGCCTGGAGGGGCCGCCAGGAGCTTGTAGGCGAGCCACAGGCCGCCTGTGGTGTCGCCGAGGTATGCGGGGAGGTAGCCGAGGTGGTCACCCCAGGCGCGGGCCTGGGCGATCGCGTCGAAGGACCGGCCGTCGAAGTCGTCGCGCATCGACACCCAGGTCAGGTCGAGCGCGGCGGCCAGGCATCCCGGCCGGACTCCCCACTTCGCCCACGTGTCGGCGCGGATGTTATCGATCACCGCGTCAAACTCGTCTGCGAGGAGCGCGTCTCCGACGGTGGCGGCGTGCCGTTCGGTCAGCGTCTTGCCGTGGTTGATCCACGCCCACAGTTCCGGGCCGCGGTGCAGGCCCTCGATCGGGTCGGGGTGGCTGGCGGTCCATTTCGTGACCTGGTGGCCTTGCTCGGCCAGCAGGAGGCCGGCGTACCCGACGACCACGTATGACCCGAGTTCGAGGATTCTCACCGCGGCAGCCCGGCCGGGTAGAACGCCTGGTCGATCGCCTCGTTGCCGACGCCGCAGAACACGACAGCCGCGCCGGGCGCGTGCTCGGCAAGGCCGAACGTCATGACCACGCATTTGTCTCCGGGCACGCCGAGGCGGGCGCCGCCGCCGTTCAGCGTGAACACGCCTTCGGGGCCGGGCAGGGCGTAGGTCACCCACCGGCCGCCGGTCGACAGGTTCACCACGTGGACCTGCTCGCCGTGCTCGATGCCGGCGGCGTCCATCAGGTCGGCGCCGATGGTCACCGACCCGTGGTAGTCGACGCTGGCGGCGGTGACGGTGATCCCGTGCAGCTTCGCGGTCACCCAGGTCCTCAGCATTACCCCTCCCTCGTGGGCACGTACTCGAATGTCCAGGTGCCGAGCAGCCGCGGGTTCTGCCACTGGTGGCGTTGCCCGTCGTGGCTGGCGCCGAGCTGCCTCATCGGCTTCGCCGTGGCCCGCCACCTGGGGGACCGGGAGTAGAACCGGACCATCAGCGGGTGGGCGACCGTGTTCCGGTACCGCAGGCCCCGCCGGTAGAGCAGCTGGCCGAGCCAGTCGTCGAGCCTGCCGCCGATCCCGAGGCCCTGGTAGTCGGGCAGGACGACCAGCCGGTGCCCTTTCATCACGGGGCTGGTCTTGCCTGACCAGGGGATCGCCGAGGTGAACGCGACCGGCCGTCCGTCGATCCACCCGGCGTAGCATTCCGCGTCGCCGGACAGGGCGCCGCTCAGATAGTGATGGCGCGCAAACACGGGCCAGAGGGCTTTCCCGCTCTCGTAGATCTCAAGGTGGAGCTCTGGGTGGGGTTGAACGGACCTCCAGCGGAACTCGGCGGCGGCCACGTCGTACACCCAGTCGGGCTGCAGCCACTCCTCCACGTCGTAGTGGCACGTGACCGCGACGAGCTGCCGCCCGGCCCGCCTGACCGCTTTCTGGACCGTGTGGGAGGCGACCTTGGCGACCTGCCGGTCTACCACGCTGGTGTACTCGTCGACGACGATCAGGTCGCCGGTTTCGGCCAGCGCGCGGGCGATGGTCGCGCGGAACGCTTCGCCGGTCGACAGGGTCGAGTACGGCCGCAGCCACGTCGGCGTGGAGCCGAGGCCGACAGCGGTCAGCAGGCCGGTCACGTCGCGGATCCCGATGCTGGCGGGGAACGCGTCGACCAGGGACCGGCCGTCGGGCCAGTCGAACCCGGTCACGACCTGGCCGGGCCACAGGTGCCGGGCCAGCGACGACTTGCCGGCGCCGGACGGGCCGACGATCAGGCCGACGTTCCAGTCGCGTTCCTCGACCGGCAGGGACGCCTGCACGTGGACGCTGGCCTTCGCCTCGACGGGCAGGTCGAACAGTGAGGCGAGCTGCATCACCCGCCCTGACTTCTCGATCGGGCAGGTCAGGGTGAAGTCAGCTTTCACAGGGCTCTCCTCGGGTCATGCGATCAGCGCGCGGACGTTCAGGCCCTCGCCGGACAGCTGCTCGAGCAGCTGGAGCTGCTGCTCCTCGGCGGGGACGCGGATGATCACGCCGTAGAGCCTGAACAGCTCTGTGTCGCCTTTCTGCGGTTTCATCAGCTCGGCGTCCTTCGCGGTGTAACCGGTGCCTTCCAGGTCCCCGTCGAGCAGGGCGAGCAGGGCGGCGAGCGCTGTCTTGTCGTCCGTGGCGAGGTCGGACAGGCGGTTGTCGACCAGGTTGATCCGCCTCGCTTCCTGGTCGGTGCATTCGATCAGCTCGCACCGGGCAGTCGTGTGGCCCTCGGCGGCGAGCGCACGCATCGTGTGGTTCCCGGCCAGGACTACGAAGGCGCCCCGGTCGGCGCGGACGACGAGGGACCGGTACTGGCCGTTGCGGCGGACCGACTGGCGGATCAGGTCGACGTTCCCGCGGCGGGCGTTGCCGGGGAACGGGGTCAGCTCGTCGATCGGCAGTTCCCGGGTGTCGATCCACCGGGCGGGCATCAGGTCATCCCGTCAGCGGCTGGACGTCGAGGCCCTGGCCGGTGAACCGGGCGATCAGGGCGTCCTGCTGCGCTTCGGTGTCGCATTCGATGATCACGCCCCACACCGTCTCCAGGTCGTCTACGGGCGCTTCGCCGGGTTCAGGACCCGGCGGGGTGCCGGTGAGCTTCTCGACGTCTTTGGCGGTGTACCCGGCGCCTTCGAGGTCGTCGATCTCGGCGAGCAGGTCGGCGAGGGCCTGCTTGTCGTCGGTGGCGAGGTCGGATAGCCGGTTGTCGGCCAGGTTGATCCGGCGGGCTTCCTGGTCCGTGCATTCGATCACGTCGCAGCGGGCCTCAGCGTGCCCCTCGGCTGCGAGGGCTTGCATGGTGTGGTTGCCCGCCAGGACGACGAGTGCTACGCCGTCCTGGCGGACCACCAGCGACCTGTACTGCCCGTTCCGCCGGAGCGAATCCTGGATCTTCGGGATGAGGCCTCGGCGGGCGTTACCCGGGAACGGGGTCAGCTCGTCGAGCGGGATCATCCGCGTCTCAACCCAGCGGGCAGGCATCAGGTCTTCTTGTCTTACGCGGCGGGTGCCGACCCGGGCGTGTTCCACGCCCACCACGACCCGGCCACGTTGCTCAGCGTGTTTTCCCCGGTGATCTGGGCGCGGGTGCCGTTCGGCTGGATCGTCTGGCCGGTGGCCGCGTTGACGAGCTGGAAGCTGCCGTTCGCGCCGACACTGAGGGTGAACCGCTGGAACTTGTTCCACAGGCAGTCCCGCAGTACCAGGCCGGTCGGGTTGGATCCGGCAGGCTCACTGCCGACTGCCTCGGACACGCACAGCCCCGAGTCGACCTTGAGCGGCGCGTACTCGAACGCCCAGCCGTCCCCGACCGGGATCACGTCGAACTGGACGGCCGGATCGGTGCCCGTCACCGGGTAGGCGATGATCAGGTTGTTCACCGCGGGCCGCTGGTCGCGGACGTCGAGGCCGTTGCCGAACCGGTTGATCACGTCGCCCTGGCCGCCGCTGAACCCGGCGGGGGTCGCGCAGGCCTTGCCGGTGATGTTCCCGTCGTCCGACAGCGGCGTCGACTGCCCCTGGCTGTTCGTGTTCGCGTCGGTCCACGACTCGCAGGAATCGGCGTAGGTCCACGACCAGTTCCCGATGCCGCCCGTGTAGACACCTGTGCGGCCGGTGGCGGCGAACGCCTCCAGGTACCACTCCGACGTGCTCGCAGCTCCGGAAGGCTTCGCGAAGTTGTCGTTCAGCGTGGCGGGGACGTCCGCGGCGGAGGGGATGCCGCCGGCTGGCGCGTAGAACTGGTAGCTGGCGGTGCCGGTGAACGGCACCCCTTCGGACGGGCCGGTGATCTTGTCGCCGGTCTGGTCCGCCAGGGTGCTGCTGCCCTGGTTGGGCTGGAAGGCGTTGACGACCGTGTTCGCGGTCCCGGCGTCCGTGATGGCCGCCGAGTAGCAGACGTCGGCCGAGGCGGTCCAGCCGGCGAGTGCCGCGCAGTCGCTGCTCGTCGGGTCGGTGCTGACCGTCAGCGTCCTGGTGAAGTCGTCGTCGGCCCAGGTGCCGTTGCCGCCGGTATCGGGGTCGTTCGCGATGCTGGTCGTCGCGCTGACCAGCGGAGTGCCGGCTGACGCCGCCGTTGCGGCGGCGACGTTCCCGCTGACCGCCAGGCCAAGCCCTGCGAGCAGCGTGAGCGCCATCGTGCCGGTGAGCCTTCTGAGCATTTCTGCCCTCCCGTGTAGGGGATCGTGTCTAGACGAGCCCTGAGTTTCTACGCGGGCGTGGCAGTCTCACTCCGGCACGTAGTCTCCGGGCGTGGCGGCGACGAGGAGCGTGTGGTAGACGGCGGACCCGCCGCCGGCGCCGACGGCCTGGAGCTTGATCGCCCCGGTCGTCGTGATGTGCTCGAACTTCTGGCCGGGCACCCCGCTGGCTGCGGCGACAGGCGGGACGGCGAGGACATCGGTCACCGACCCGTCGACCAGCAGCTCCACGTTGTCGGCGTCGGCCGCGGTGACCGTGCCCGCGAGGTAGGCGTACACGGTGATGTCGTACCGGCCCGCGGCCAGCCCGGTCAGCGACGCCAGCGTGGCGCCTGCTGCCGGGCCGGTCGTGACGTTGTGGTTCGACTGGGTGGGGTTCATCGCGTTGCCGGTAACGCCGGTCAGCTCGCGAACCCGAGGTCGATCAGCTTGCAACGCCACTTCGACGCGACGGAGCTGTACCGGAACGACAGCAGGTCCACCTTCCCCGCCGCGGTGGATAGCGTCGGCGACGCCAGCGTGGTCGAGAACTCGTACGCGGAGGCGTAGGCGAGCGTCCGCGAACCCGTGCCGTCCTGCGTGATCTCGAAGTCGATCGTCTGCCCGTCGGTCGGGTTCGTCGGGGCGCCGAGGGTCCGGTTACCGGCCAGGGTGACGCGGAACAGGTTGCCGAGCGCGGCGTTCACGGCGACGGTTGCCGCGTCGGTCAGCGCGACTGCGGTCATCGCGGAGAACAGCGCGGGCCCGGCCGGCGACACCCATGTGCCGGGCGTCCCGGCGACGGTGCAGAACCACCACGCGCCGGTCTGGTCCACTACGACATCCCCGACAGCGAACGTCCCGGCGGTCGGGTGGCCGCTGGCGGTCGCGCCGACGTACCGGCTGGCCGCGACAGCGCCGGTGAGGCCGGTCGGCGCGAGCATGGGCGGCATGCCGTGCTGGTGGAACGGGAAGGCGAGGTCGCCGGTCTCCTCGCCGTCCTCCGCGGTAGCGACCGGGGACGGCTGGGTGTAGGTGGCTGTCATCGTCTGCCTCCTGGCTAGAAACCGATGTCGGGGTATGAGCCCTGGCCGGGGAACGGCCAGGTCATGTCGGAGAAGCCGTGCGCCACGATCTCGGCGGCGCGACCATACGCAGAGCCCATCGACCCGGCCCAGGGCGGCGGCATGCTCCACACAGGGACGAGCTCGATGACGCCTTCGTTTTCCTTCTGCAGCCCCGAGATCAGGGTGGAGAGGGCGTCCTTGGCCCGCTGGTCCAGCGTCCGGAACAGCTGGACATCCATGTCGCGGTTCGGATACGCCACCTCAATGTCCGCGCTGGCCCGCCATTCGGCGGCGGTGCGGGCGGCGACCATGATCTCGTCGGTCGGCGGCAGGTTCGTCGGCAGCGCACCCGCGCTGGCCAGGACCCACTGGACAGCGTCGTCAATAAACCCTTGCGCCGCGTCAGATGACGGCGTGGTGGACTCGGTGAACGTGTTGAGCAGCTGGTCCGACCCGGGCGTGCGGGTGTCCCTCGTGCGGGTCGGGATGTGGCGGGCGACGTCGGCGAGCGTCGGCGCCCACGTCAGCGCCGCCACCAGTTATCCGGTCTTCGCGCCCGTCCGGACAGGCTTGGCCGCCGCACCCGCAGCAGCGGGCGGGGTGGCCGGCGCTGGCGCCTCGGCCTGGACGGGACGGTTGTGCTCGTCGACCTCGACGATCATCCGGCGGCGCAGGAGCAGGTCGATCTTCTTCTGCGGCACTTCCGGCGGGAGGAACGCGTTCCGGTAGAAGTTCAGCAGCCTGATGCCGTCCGCGGTTTGGGCGTGCGCGACCACCATCGGCGCGGTCACCTGGTAGCGGCGGGGCTTCACGTCGCTCATACGGAGAAGCTCCCTTCGCCGCCGCCCTCGGACCCGGACGCGCCAAGGATCGCGCAGGCCGAGTTCGGGTTCTGGATGATCGGGACCGTGATCCTTCTGCCCTGGAGTTCCCAGCGGTCGCGGCGGTCGTTGCGGATCGACTTGATCTGCACGGCCAGGTCGGAGATCGCCCAGCCCGGGGAGCCGGAGATCTCGTCGGCCATTCCGCCGAACTCGGCCGAGTCCAGGATCAGCGGGTCGTTCGGGGCGTGCGGCGAGTGGACCAGCGTCAGCCCGGACAGGATCTCGATCTCACCGGTGTAGATCGGGTTGGTGCTGTCCTCGCGCTTGAGCAGGTTCGACACGGTGAGGTCGGACATCATGTAGGCGTACATGACGTCGGTGACCAGCAGCGTGTCCGGGTTGTAGCCCTGCAGCTGGCCGGTGATCTGCCGGACGCCGAGCAGGACGTCCCGCAGGATCGTCGGCGCCGCATCGCCGGACCCGTCCCATGCCGCGGTCGGGGAGACCTCGAGGGAGACGGTGCTCATGACGGCCGACATCGTGATGTTGTCGACCTGGGCGATCACCGAGTTGACCACCTTCTGCAAGGTCCGGTCAACTATCTGACCTGCGTAAACGTTCCTGTCGATCTGCTCGTCGGTGAGCGGGACCATCTGGCCCCACTTCTGGACGGCCGCGATGCCGCCGGTGCCGGTCGGGGCGTCTGCCTGCGGGTACTCGGACCCGGGGGCAACCGACTGAACGGGCCTATCCGTGACGAAAGGTTCGGTCTGCTCGTACAGGGCCGCGCCGCCGGTCGAGTTCCACCGGTTCGTCAGGATCTGGTCGCTGATGAACCTCAGGTCCACGTAGTCGCGGAGGCGCCTGCGGATCTGGGTCGGCGACTGGAGGAACCGGGAGATGGTCTCCAGATCACCCGACAACGTCGGCGGGAGCGGCGGGTAGGTGTAACCAGACATCTCGTTCCTCCGTCAGGCCGCCCGCGGGGGCGGCATGGCCCTTATGCGGTTGCGGCCTAGCGGCCCTTCCAGGTGCAAGTGCCGCTCGCGGCACCGCCGATGATGCAGGTCCCGAGGTAGGCGGTGATCGGGTCCGTGCCGACGACGTACTCTTCGACCGTCCCGGACGCCCCGGCCTTGATCGGGTTCCCGGCGGCTATCGAGCCGACCGCGCTGATGGCCGTGACGTGGTAGTCGTCCAGGTCCAGGACGGTCACGTTGGTGCCGTCGATCGAGTCGAACCCTGCGACGCCGAGGACCTTCTGCGAGGTCTCCCCGGCCGGCCCGACGGTGCCGTTTCCGGTCACCTCGACGAGGTTGCCGCCCGTGATGGACGCCGAAGCGGTCCACGAGGCCGCGCACTCGTCGGATAGCGGGTTGTAGTCCGGCACTGCCGTCTCCTGTCTGCCGTCTCCTGCTGGGCGGCTGTTACTGGTCCTTCTTCGGCGGGCCGAACAGCGCGCTGTACTCCCGCATCTCCGTCGTCCCGCCGCCGGTCACCTGCTCGCCGCCCGGGGTGCCGATATCGGCCAGCGGGATCAGGCCGGGCGCGAGGCTGGCGAGGACCTGCTCGGTCCCTTCCGCGTCGACCTCCCACGCCTTCTCCCAGTGCTCCCGGCGGACCGGCGGCGTCTTGCCGTCACCGATCGCCGCCGTGATCACCTGGTCGCGGTATGCGCGGCGCTGCTCAGCGCGGGCCTCGGCGCCGAGGTTGGCGTTCCGCTTCAGCTCGTCGAGCGCGGCCTGGTCGACCAGGGCCATGCCGGGCGGCAGCGCCGCGGCCTGCACGGGGACCGGGCTTGCGGTCGCAGGCTGGGCGGCGGGCGCCGGGTCAGCGGCTGGTGCCGCAGCGGCGGGCGCGGGCTGGCCGCTGGCCTGGACACCGGCTGCCGGCTGGAGCGCGGCCAGGATCAGGTCCGGGGTCAGCTCCGCGTCGCCGGCAAGGCCGAGCTTCGTCCGCATCGTGGCCAGCTGAGCGTCGCTGAACTGCATGTCTGCATCCTCCGTACTGCCGTCACCGGCTGACGCGCTCACAGTCGCACCGGCGGTGGCAGCGTTGTGGTGGTCGTGGTTGTTGTCATCCGCGTGCGTGTGCGGGTGGCCTTCGTCCGCGTGGTCGTCCGCCTGGCTGGCGGCGCCGTACGCGGAGTGCGGGTGCGTGTGGGTGCCGACGAACTGGCCGTGCACCGGCCCGGAGTTCGCGGGGCCTTCCCCGGCGGGGTTCTGCTGGTCAGCCGCTGGAGTGGCGGGATCCGGCAGGCCACCTGACGCGGAGGTCTTCAAGTCGGGCGGGGTCTTCCCGCCTGCCGTCATGTGGGCGGCCAGGTGGTCGTACGCGGCCTTGCGGGCAGTGTCTGACACGCCTGATACGCCGCCGCGGGCGCCGTTCAGCGCGGCGATCCCCGCGTCGCAGCCGTCCAGGTTCGCCTCGCCGACGTCGCCGCCGCTGGACACCTGGTGGTGCGGGAGCTTGCTGTCGGACCTGGTGTCGCCCGGCAGCGCGAACAGCTCGTCGAGCTGGGTCTGTGTCGGGTCGTCGCCGAGGTTGCCGATCTGCGCGTCCGCGTCCCAGGACGCGGTGACCCGCATGGCGGCGAGCTGCGCCATGTGATCGTCGGCCTGGCCGCGGAGCTTCGCAGCGACCGCGAGTGCCCGGCCGGACGGCGTGCCCGCTGATGCGGCAGTCGTTTGGTCGGCCGCGTCGACGTAGGAGACCTGCACCTGGACCGGGGCACCGAACGTCACCGTCCCGTCGGACCCGATCTTCACGGGCAAGCGGCTCAGGGTGCCCTGCGACTCGTCAGCGACGATCAGCTGCAGCGGGGACAGCTGGATCTCAGTGATCCACATCGTCGGCGGCGTCGCCGGGTCGTCGTAGTACGCGCGGCGGATGTCCTCGACCGTCGTAGCCGGGCTGGGGGCGGCGTCTGCCATGACTCCTCCAAAACGGAACGTCCATGCGCTGCCCTGGTCGCCTGCGGCGGCCGCGACGCCGTACAGGGCGGCGACGTCCTTCAGGCTGGACAGCACTCCAACGCCCGGCGCGGTGACGCCGAGCAGAGCAAGGTGGGTGATCACGAACGGGTGCGTGTGGCCGATCTGGCACGTGTAGCCGTACATGCCTTCGATCGACCGCTGCGGGTACGCGGACGGCAGCGCGGCGGCCAGCCAGGCAGGCACCCCGGCCAGGTCGCCGCTGATCTTCGCCCCGCTGCTGGTCAGCCGCAGGTTGGTGACCCGGCCGACCGCCGGTTCCCCGTCGAACCTCGGATCGACGTGGCCCAGCTTGAGGACCGGCGAGCCGATCGCCGGGCAGGCGCTGGCCTGCACCGCGGCGGCCAGGTCTTCGGCGGTGAACGTCGCCTCACCCGAGGCCAGCTTCCACGTCCCCGCGGCGACGATCTCGACGTCCGGGACGGTGACCAGCTGCGGCAGCGCGACAACCTGCGGTTCCGTCATGGCGTCAGCCCTCCCCAGTAGGCGATGACCGTGCCGCGGCACCGCATCCCGCCGAGGCAGCCGATATAGCCGCCGGACGGGTAGGCGGCCTGCGCGCCGGCGAGGCTGGCGAACACGCGCTGGTCCTCGTCCTGGCAGGGCTTGCAGGTGTTGTCGTCCTCGATCTCCGTGGCCACGTACTGGGCGGTCCCGCCCGACGCGGCCGCGGCTTCCATGACGGAGATCCGGCCGACGTTCTGGCCTGCGGTGAGCGCGGCGCCGAGCTGGTCGGTAAGGCTGGCGTCGGACAGCCCCTCGAGGAACTCGCGGATCAGGTCGGCGATGTCGGCGGGCAGCCGAACCGGAAGGGGCGGGTGGGCGGCCGCCGCGGACACCTGGAGGGCCTTGCCGCTGGCCTGCTGCGCCCACCAGGAGCCGAGCAGCCCGGCCCTGGCCGCGGCGACCTGGCCGATCTTCGCCTCGGGCAGTGCCACCCCGGCGGCGGGGATCTTGACGCCTTGCGACGCGGCTTCGGCCCGCGCCCGGTTCGCCGCGGTGCGGGCCAGGCCGAGCATCGCCCCGCCGATCAGCGTCGCGGCCGCGTCCGTGTCGACGGTCAGCGAGGCGAGCTTGCCGAGCTGCCCGGCCTGGACGCTGGCCTCAACCTGCCCGGCGAGGTCGTCTTGCAGGCCGCCGAGGACCTGCAGCTTGTATGAGGCGATCAGGGCGGTCCGGGCGTCGAGCCATTCCTGCCGGACCATGGCGGGGTCGAACCCGGAGGCCGCCTCGATCTGTGTCGGCTGGCGGCGGAACCCGCCCGGCGCGGCGGCCCGGTGCCTGCCTGAGCGGCGGCTCGCTGCCGTTCCTGCCTGTCCCTGGCTGGCGGGGGCCTGGTCTCCGGCGGGCCCGCCGCCGGGCCCCGGCTCCGGCCCGAGGGGCGGGCCCGGCTTCGGCGGGAGGCTGGACGGCGCGTCGGGGTCGCGGGCGGGCAGCCGCCATGCCTTGCGGATCCAGGCGTCCAGGGTCGGGTCGGGGTCGAGTGCGCCGTGCTGCACCAGCTGGTCGATCGCCTGGGCGGAGACCTCGTAGTTTTCGCCTACGTCGGTGCAGACGATTTTCGGGACTGGCTCGTCGGCGCCCCAGTTCCAGGCCACGAGGTCGGCGAGGATGCCGGGCATCTGCGGCCAGCCGACCGTCGCCGCGGTCGCGATCTCGTCGGCGACGCCCTGCAGGGACAGGAGGAACAGGTCAAGGAACGTCTCGCCGAGCGCCCTGCTGCCGTTCTGGGTGTCGCCGAGCTCCATCAGCCCGGCCAGGGCCTGCTTGGCGATCTGCCCGTCGAGGTACTGGATGAACGCCAGCGAGTCCGGCACGTTCCCTGTCAGCCCGGCCAGGCTGAACTTGAACCCGCTGGGCAGGCCGACACCGGACATGTCGCCGACCCGCATGCTGGAGGCGAGGCTGCTGGCCTGCTGCACCTGGTTCTGCGTCGCGCCGGGCGGCGCTTCGACGGTAGGGACGCCCATCCCGAACCGGCGGATCGACGTGGCCAGCACCCGCCAGCATTCGTGCTTCAGCAGCCACGGGGCGAACGCCGACCGCAGCAGGGAGAACCCGGCCCAGTTCGCGCCCTCGTGCTCGTGCGCGTACCAGACCAGCCGGTTCGCCGGGATCGGCTTTTCCTGCATGTACTGCACGAGGTGGTTGATCGTGGCGTCCTGGTTGAGCATGATCCTGGCCACGGTCCACGGCATCCGCTCGCCGAGCGCGAGCAGCCGCAGCTGGTCGCCGACGATCTGGTATTTGCGCTCGAAGATCATGTGGCCGAACTCGAGGTACTGCAGCACCTGGGACAGGTGCCGTTTCCACGTCACGCCGCTGGTCCGGGCAGGCTGGCCGTCGTTGTCGGCGTTCCACGAGTCGTCGTCGGCGTTGCCGAGGATCGGCAGGTCCAGGTCTTCTGAGCAGAGCTGGACTACCTCGTCGCGGCAGCCTGCCGGGTCGATCGCCCAGGTGGCGCGCATCAGCGGCAGCTTGTACGCGGACAGGACCCCTTTGCACTGGGGGTCGTGACGCATCCGCCCGTAGGTGATGACGGCTTCGGGCCAGATCAGCTGCGGGGCGGTCTCCCACCATTCGGACAGGAGTCCCTGGCCCCAGGTGCCCCAGTACAGGTCCGGGGTGCCCATGTCGGAGGTGGGGGCGCCGCTGAACTGCTGCTGCGCCATCCCACCTCCACCGCCGCCGACCTGTCGCTGCCACGGTCAGGGTTCCGCCTGCCGTGGCAGCAAGGCCCGCGCTACACTCCCGCGTGTAGAAAGGGGCGGCCGTGGCAGGCAGCGGGCAGCAGGCAGTGGCAGGCAAGACCAGCAGAGGCGGCCTGGCCGTCTTCGGGGTGATCCTGCTCGGCGTGGCCGGGTGGCTGTATGCCGCCCATCACGGCTACTGGATGACGCTCCCCACGCTCTGGGGACTGGCGTGCCTCGCACGGGCGTGGAAGCCCCGGCAGCCCGCCCCCGCGGTGGGGAACGGGACGGCTGGCCCCGACAGCTAGGCGCGGCCAGCGGCTATGCGGGCCAGGGCTTGCAGCTGCCGGCCGATCCCGAGTCCGGCGAGCGGGACCTCGACCTGCGGCCAGACCTGGCGGGCCAGGTCGGCGTAGCGGGAACCGCACAGGGCGGTCACGGGCTCAAACCAGATCCCGCAGGTAAGGGCCTGCCAGGTGGCTTGCTGGGCCGTGACCGATCCGGGCTGGCCGAGCGTCAGGTCGTACGGCTCGATCTCGTCGCCGGGGCGCAGCAGGCCGTGCTTGGCGGACAGGATGAACCACCGGCCCGGCGCGATCGCCTCGGCCGCCCGGCTGCAGGCCTGGAAGTACGAGCCGACGTACAGCTCCCGGGCAGGGGCGGGCCGGTCGAGCTTACGGGCACCGCAGCCGATGATGGCGATCACGCGGTCTCCTTGGGTCGGTGCATCATGTGGCCGGTGCCGGTCGGCTGGAAGCCGTGCCGGGCGTACCAGGCGGCGAGCTGGCCTCCGGTCAGCGCCGGGCCTGGCGGCTGGTCTGGGTACTCGAACGGCTCGGCGGACAGGGTCATGTCCCGGTCGCCCATCGCAGCGAGCACGTCGGCCAGGAGGTGCCGGGCAAAGCCGCGGCCGCGGTAGGCCGGCCGGATCCACAGGTCGGCGAGCCGCACATCGTGGTCCAGGACGATCACCTCGGCCAGCCCCGCGTGGGCCCCACCGACCAGGAGGTCAAACCGCCACTGGCTCTCTTCCGGCTGCCAGATGCGGTCGACGGCGATCACAGCGCCTCCTGGATCTGGACGGCTTCGGTGCGGCACAGCAGGTAGCACAGGCCGCAGGTCAGCTCGGCGTCGAACAGGCCGACCGGGGTGTCCGACAGCCTCCCGGCCGGTTCGCCGCAGATGGACTCGCCTGCGTGCCGGGTGATCCCGCGTTGCGGGCCGCGGCCGGTGAGCGTGACGGCTTGGTCGAGGGCGGCGTGGTTGACGCGGACGGTGCGGTAGCCGCGCTGCTCAGTTCCCTCCATCAGATGCGCGGTGCCGCTCATGTCGGATCGGCCAGTTCAGCGGCGGCCTCTGCCCGCCACCGCCGGTCCTCGACACGGCGGGCGGTACGGTGCAACTTCGCTTTCCCGCCGTCGCCGGTCACCACAATGTCGCACCGGCCAGCGGCGGGACGGCCCGCGAGCATGACTCCGGGGCTACGGCGGCGGCGGTTCGGGTGACGTGGCCCCCGGTTCGCGTTCATCACGGCTTCCTCCTGTTCGGGATCGGGTTCTGCGTGCCCGGAGCGGCCTCGAACCGCTCTGGCTTCCAGCCGGGCTCAGTGGAGCGGGGCTAGCAGCTGCAACGGCGGACGGTCGGGCAGTAGCCCTGGGCGCGGCAGATCGGGTCGGGCACATGGACCACCTGTCCGTTGCCGAAGGTCACCAGGCCGCGCTCCCACTCGTCGACGGCCTGCTTGGCGGCGGTCTCGTCGGGCGCGTTGCCCTGTGCCATGTCCTCCGACGTGGCGGACTCGGAGATCGTCCAGCTCCAGCCCTCCGGGTGGTCCGGGCCGATCCCCGCGAAGTACGGACCGTGCAGGTCGCGCTCTTGGTCGCGGGGCTCGTCGGTACCTGCCGAATGCCACTGGTGGAAGTCGATGGCGGCGGTCATGCTGTCCTCCTCGGTTCGGGGTTGGTTCCTGCGTGCCCGGCCCCGGCTTGAACGGGGGCTGCCTGCCTGCCGGGCTGTGGTCGGTCAGAACGCGGTCGCGCAGATGTCGAGGTAGACGGAGTGGCGGATCCGGACGCCCTCGCCGAGCTTGCGGATGGCACCGGCCGGGCTCTCGCACCACTTGATCTCCACGAGGATCTCGACGTCGGTCATGGTCTCGATCACCATGTCCCAGCCCTCCTCGTAGTGGGCGAGCGCGTGGCTGCGGATGGCGGGGAGGAACGTAGCCCGGTCGATGGGGCCGAGCTTCCAGCTGTCACCGTCGCGGACAGCGTTCAGGTCGGTCAGGGACGCCTCGACCTCGATGAGGGCCAGCTTGGCGTCTTCGGCGATCGCCGGGTTGTCGCTGGCTGCCCGCCCGGTCAGCTTCGTCCACTGGCCTGCCCAGTACTTGATCGCCTGCCGGGGGGTCATCTCCCATACGGGCTTGCTGGCCATTTCGCGCTCCCTCGCCTGGATGTTTTTTGCTTATGTATAAATAATATCGATGGAGTGTAGAGCGTGACAAGATCGGGCAGCACAAAGACGCGGCATTTTCGCAGGTCAGGCGCGGTTTACCATTGGGCGGTCATCGGGTCGAACCCGTCTTCGCCTGTCGCCGAGCGTGCGGCGATGTTGATGGCCCGTTCGTGCGGGTCGACGCCTGGCCGGGGCGGCGGCCGCGGCGGCGTCCATTCGGCCGACTGGACCCTGGCCGCGTAGGAGAGCGTGTCGACCTGGTCGTCGTGCGTGCCGTTCGGGAAGGAGGCCAGCTCGTCGGTCCACTCGTCCAGCCAGGACGCCTCTGCGGGGAACCACACCCGGCCCGCGTGGACCCGGCCGGCGGCGGGGATGGCGCGCGTGACCTTGTCGGTGTCGGCGACGACCTCGGCAACGGGGATGTTGGCGGCCTGCGCGTCAGTTACCAGGGTGGTGGCGAAGAAATGCCGCTCGACGTACAGCTGGCATTCCCCCCACGAGTCGAACAGGCCCTGGGCGAGGGCGAAGTGGTCGTGTTCCGCGACCTGCTGGCGGGCCCGGTCGAGGAGGATCAGGTCTCCGTCCGGCGACACCGCCCACATGCTGATGACCGTGTAGTCGGCGCTGGTCTTGACGCTGGCGGCGACGTCGACGGTGCCGAACCGCCAGCAGTCCGGCAGGGTGACGATGCGGCCTTCGAGGTCGAGGCGGACCCGGCCGTCCGACCACGACACGGCCGGCCGCCAGTACCTGAACGTGGCCCTGCGGAAGAAGTTCCCTTCCGCCGCGGTGGGGGACTGCTGGTAGATCGAGGAGAACGTGTACGGGCTCATCGTCGCGCGGAGGTTCAGGAAGTAGCCGGCTTCCCGGCCGCGGACCGAGACCAGTTCCTCGCCTGGCCGGCGGCCGAGCGGGTCGGCGGCTTCGGCGATGGCGGGGATCTTCAGGACCCGCCATTTCAGCGGGCTTGGCCGGGACAGGATCCGGCCGGCCAGGTCGTCCTCGTGCCAGCGGGTCATGACGAGCACCGTGCGGGCGCCGGGTGCGAGGCGGGTCAGGGCGACGGACTCCCACCAGTCCCAGATGTTCTGCCGGATCTTCGCCGATTCGGCCTCGGCGCGGTCCTTGACGGGGTCGTCGACCAGGAGCACGTCGACGGCGCGGCCGGTCAGCGGGCCGCCGACGCCGACACAGTAGACGCCGCCGCCCTGGGGTGTCTCCCACCTGGCCATCGCGGTGGCGTCGGGGCGGAACGGGATGTCGAGCTTCCCGTCGGACTGCTGGATGTCCTGGCGGATGTCGCGGCCCCACCGGACGGCAGTGTCGAGCTCGTAGCTGGCGATGGCGATCCGGCAGGCTGGGTCGTTGTCGAGCAGCCATTCGGGGAACCGGCGCACGATGGTCGTGCTCTTGGCCTCCTGCGGCGGGATCGTGACCAGGAGGGCGTTCTCGGGGGTGTCGCCGTCGGCTAGGGCGACGAGGGCCTGGTCGATGAGCCTCAGCGCCGCGCTGGTCCCGGTCCGCGGGTCGAGGTGCTTTGCGAGCGCGAGCGGGGAAACGTACGTGCGGGGTTTCGGCTCGAACTGGCGGGCCGCATACTCCCACGCGCTGACCGCTACCACTGCCACCCCGTCATGGGCGCGATGCTGAGACGGGCAGTGGCAGCGGGAGCTAGGCCAAGGCGGGCAGGCTAATGGGCGGCGGCCCGCTCGCCGCGTTCCCGGCGGACCTTATCCAGGGCGCGCTGGGTCAAGCTGACCGCGAGTTCTACATCCTCCGGGCTAGCCAGGCGGCAGGACACAGGCAGCAGGCTCAGCTTCCGGTTCGGGTAGACCTTCATCGCAGGGTCGTCGATGTCCCCGACGTCATCCGGTGATAGCCGGAAGTCGACCGTGCCTTTCTCCGGGTGTGCGTCCGCGGCAGCACCCAGGCTGCGCGGCCCCTCGGCGTAGAGGAGCACGTTCGGGCCGTAGCCGTCTTCGTGCTGGTGGGATGTGCCGCGCACTGGGACGATCCCGCCGAGGATCCGCATCCGGGTGACGTAGCTGTCGACCAGGCCGCCGGTGACGGGAGTCCTGGCCTTGCGGAAGATGTGCGACCTGATCGTCATCGCCTCCTCGTACGCTTCGGCGGTGAGCTTCTCGATGTCGCCGCCGGATCGGGCCTGGTATTCGGCGAGTTCTTCCGGGCTGCCCTCGATGATCGTCATTCTCATGTCCTGCCCCTCCCCTTTTCCGCTTTTGCGCGCGTATGGGCGAGCAGGATAACGCGGCCCGGCTACCAGCGGACCGGAAACGTAGAAACGTCCGGCGTGGTCACGGGAACCCGGCCATCAGCAGGCCGGACGTCCCGGTCTGACCCTGTCCGGCTGGTGTCCCGGCAAGCTGGCCAGCGCCGGCCAGAACGGCGGCCGCGGATTGCGTAGCTGCCTGGGCGAGTGTCCCGGCGCCGGCCAGGCTGAGGGCGGGCAGCCCGGCGGACGGGGCGGTGAGAGCCCCGGCGCCTTGCAGGCCGGCAGCACCAGGCGGTGCGACCGGTGCCGTGAGGGTACCGGCGCCGGTGAGCGCGGCGGGGGCTTGTTCAGCGAGGCCAGCGGTCAGCGTCCCGGCACCGTCGAAGGCGGCCGAGGCGCCTGATGGCTGGCTGCCGCTGCCTGTGAGCGTGCCCTGACCGGTCAGCGTGCCGCCGGCTTCCTGGACGGCCGGCGGGGCGGTCATGTTCCCGGCTCCGGCCAGTGCGGTCCCAGCCGCTTCTGCTGAGGCCGTGGCGAGCGTGGCGGATCCTGCCAGGGATGCTGGGGCGTCTTGCGCCGAGCCGGGCGCGCCGACCTGACCGGCGCCGGTCAGGTCGGCGCCGCCTTGCCCGGCAGGCAGACCGGTGAGCGTGCCGACGCCGGTCAGGGTGGCGGCTGCAGCCTGCGCGGAGGCTGGCGCCGCAAGCGTCGCCGAACCAGTGAGGGTGCTCCCAGCCTGCCCGGCAGCGGCCGGCTGGCCGAGCGTTCCTGAGCCGGTCAGCGGGCCGCCGACGCCCTGCTCCGTGGTATCCGCCAGCGAGCCTGCGCCGGTCAGGGAGGCGCCCGGTTCCAGGATCGAGTCTGGCGCGGCGAGCTGCCCCGATCCGGCGAGTGCCCCGTCCGTGTCTTGTCCAGCCGGGGCAGCGACCGACCCGTTCCCGGTGAGTGCCGCCCCGGCTTCTAGCGTGGCGGCGGTACCGACCGATCCGGCGCCTGTCAGAGACGCGACGCCCTGGAGCGCCGAGTCAGGCGTCGTGAGGGTGCCCGCCCCGGCCAGGGCGGCCCCGGCGCGGTCGGCTGCGGCCGTGGCGACGGTTCCCGCGCCCTGAGGGGATGCTCCCGCGCCCTGCCCGGCGGCCGTCGCGAGCGTACCGGCGCCGGCCAGCGTTGCGGCGCCGGACGATCCGGCCTGGACGGCAAGGGTGACGATCCCGGCTGCCCAGTTCGCTGACGACTCCGCCGTACCGCCGTAAGCGTACGTGCCGCCGGAAGTCAGCGCTGCCGTCCAGCCGGCGACGAAATACTGGTCGGCACCACTGCCCTGGCCGTTGTAATTGACGTAGCCGGACGGGAACGCCTGCACTTGCGCGAATCCGATTGACATGCCAAAGATCAACTCAGGCTGCTGCAGGGTGGCGCCGGTGTCACCGGAGGTCACGGTGTCGCTGGCCCCCTGGCCGGTGCTGGACTGGTCGACTGCGGGCGCGGCTGCCCACCCTGACGTCTCGATGGCGACAACGCCGGCGTAGCCGTCTTCGCCGCTCCAAGGGCACTCGATGGCAGTGGCGCCGGCGATAGCGGCCGTGACCGGCAGCAGCCAGAGGGCTTCGGCTACGGTGTCGCCGCCGGCAGTCGGGCTCTGGATGTACTGCAGCTGCGCAGCGCCAGCCGGGGGAGTGCCGCCCAGGGTCGGGCTGTCGGTGTTATCCGGCGGCGTGCTGCCGAATGCGTAGGCGCTGGATGCGATGAGCAGGTAGCTGCCCTCGGTGACCGGGTTCCCGAACGTGGCCTCATTGCTGAACCCGCTGGCGGTCGCTGCCTGGAGCACCGAGAGACCGAGCGGGATAACCTCGACATCGATCCAGTCGGCTTCCGGGTCTGTCGACGTGGCCGGGTAGCCGAACGACGCGGCGTTCCAGGACTGCTGGCCTGGTGACGGCGCCGCGGCGTTGCCGGGCACGTTAATCGGACCCTGGGTGAACCCGGCCGCCTGCAGGTCGCCTGTGCCGTACACACCGGGCGTGGCGCCGAACCATGTGGATCCAGGCGCATGGTACGTGCTGACCTTGTAATTCTGGCTGTTGTTCAGGATTACGTTCGAGCTGGCGTAGTCGCAGTACACCCAGCCATCGCCGGCCGTCGCGGGAGAGCCGTCCGGGTCCAGCCACGACGGAGACGTGTTGTCAGTGCTGGCCACGGCAGCCTGGCTGGCGACGTCCCAGATCAGGCAGCGGGTCGGCAGTGCCGCGATGCCGACGCCTGGCGGCGAGTAGTGCCAGATCTTGCTCAGCAGGCAGAGTTCCGTCAGGGAGAACGCCAGGCCGAGCGTGTAGCCGGTCGTGTCGCTGGAGGTGACTACCTCGGGCCATACGCCGGGCATGTTCGGCCACGCCCGGTATGTCGCCCCAGACGGCGCGATGTCGGTGACCTGGACGTCGATCCACAGGTTGTCGTCCTGGTCATTTTCGTTCGGCATGCCAACCGTCGGGTCGGAGGCGCCGACGGAGAACGGCATCTGGGCCACGCCTGTCAGCGTGCTGCCCGACGGGTAGGCCACCAGCGGCCCGTTGGTGATACCCGATGCGTAGGGGTCGCTGGCGCCGAACTGGTTCTGGGTGAGCGGGAAACCTGTCGTGCACACGAACCCGGTAGCCGCGACGTATGGGATATTCGCGCTCAGCAGCAGCGGAGTGGCCAGCGCCACAAAGTTCCATACCCCCGCGGTCAGGGTCCCGGACGTGACCACGCTGCCCGGCACGAGCGTCCCCGACCCGCCGCCCCCGCCGGACACCACCTGCCACAGGGCGAACTCCTGCGCCCCGGTCTGGCCGCCGGTCGCGGGCACCCACCACCAGTACCCCTCGAACCATAGGCCGCCCTGGGAGACGTTGAAGACGAGCCCTGCGAGGTAGTCCCCGCTGTACGACGTGGCCGCTGAGGGCGGCTGGGTGCCCGACGAGCCCACGCCGGGACGGCCAGAGGCGCCGTCCATCAGCCGGTAGGTGGTCACGGGCACCCACCGCCATTTCGCGGCTGCGGGCCTACACTGTCGCCATGACGAGCTACCAGGTCATGGGCGTGCAGCCCGAGACCACCGCTGAGGCTGAGGTGACCCGCTGCGACGGGACGGTGTGCATCCGCGTCATCGCGCCTGGGGAGCCGCCGCCGTGGGGCGGCTACGGCCGGGTCGTGCTGGCCGAGCCGGTCAGCATCGAGGCAGGCGAGCAGGTCGAGGTCGACGTGCCGTATGCGGCGTTCGGCTGGAGCTCCGCGCCCGCCCAGCCGTTCACAGCCGGGTCCGCGGTTGCCGTCACGTCCCTGTTTCCGCCCTTCAGCGGATGGCCTGCACCTGGCCGCGGGATCGTCAACGGGCCGCTGTCGGCGTTCCTGGACACCGAGGGCAGGCACCCGCAGGACGGGTGACCGGGCAGTCAGCTGGAGGCTGTCCATTCAGCCTCCGAACCTGAGTTTCCACCCGGAGCAGCACAGCGCGTTCAGGGTCGGGTCGAACTGGAACGCCACGATGTCGACGGCGCCGGGCGTGACGCTGAGCTGCGGCGGGCCGTCGGCGCCGAAGTCGTACATGGAGCCGTACGCCAGCGTCCACGGCGCACCCGTGCCCTGGGTGACGTGGAACCGGATGATCTGCCAGTCGGTCAGGCCGGACGGGTTCTGCAGGGTCGCCGCGCCGGTCAGGGTGACCTCCAGGTCTGTGACGTCGGCTGCGTCGACCAGGATGCTGGCGCCGAACGCGAGCGCTGCCCCGGCTGGCAGGACGACGGTCCCGGCCTGCCCGTTCACGGAGGTGACCCAGGTGGCCGAGGGCGCTCCGGGCGTGCCTGCGGGGCTTACCCCGTCGCCGATGCGGATCCGGCCGGACTGGACGACGGGCGCCTCGCCGTCCGACGCGGTCAGCTTCGCGTAGGCCATGTAGTCGCCGTTCGGGTAGGTCCCCGAGGACACCAGGAGGGCGGCGGTTGCCCGGCCCGCCCGGATGTCTTTCCACGTCCACACGCCCGCCGTGTAGGCACCCGTGGCGGGTTCGCCCGCGTCCTCGTCGACGATCGCGATCACGACGGGGTACTGGGTCAGGTCAGTGTTCGGCGGCCCGTACAGCGGGATGAACACCCACGCGCTGCTGGTGGCTGGTATCTGCACCGGCGGTCCCTCCTATCCGTGCGGCGGCCCGGCCGACCACTGGCCGCGGGGCTGGTCAGCTGACCACTGGCCGCGGGGCGGCCCGGCCCGGAGCGTGCCGAGTGGTGGCAGCGGCACGGTAGGCGACGGTGAGGCAGCCAGCGCCCCGGCACCAGCGAGGACCGCCCCGGCGCCCTGCGTCCCGGCGCCGGTCAGGGCGCTGCTGCCGGCGAGCTGGGCGGCTCCCAGCCAGGCGACGATCCCGCCGCCCTGGATCTGGGCGAGCCCGGCGAGCTGGGCGGCGGCGGCCTCCGTGACCGCAGCGGTGAGCTGGGCGGCGCCGGCCAGGCTCATGCCGGCGGCGATCGTGCCGTACTGGGTGAGCTGCCCCTGGCCGGCCAGCTGCGCGCCAGCCCGGGCGCCCGCGTCAGCCCCGAGCATCCCTGCGCCGGTGAGGGCCGCCGGGGCGCCGGCCAGGATCTCCGCGCCGGTCAGGGCGCCGCGGCCCTGCAGTCCGGTTCCGGCTTGCTGCTGCGCGGGGCTGGTCAGCGTGCCCGCGCCGGCCAGCTGGCCGGCTGAGGTTCCGGATGATGCCCCGGCCAGTCCGGACGCCCCGGCGAGGGTCGTCCCGGCGTCTTCCCCGGCTAGGGGCGTGCCGATCGTGGCGGATCCGGTGAGGGCGGCCCCGGCCTGGTCTGCGGTGCCGGGCGCGGCCAGAGCGCCCGAGCCGGTCAGCGCGGCGCCTGCTTGCCCGGCGGCCTCGGCGGTGAGCGCCGACTGGCCGGTGAGCTGCGTCCCGGCCAGCTGGGCCGCTTGCGGGGCGGTCAGCGTCCCGCCGCCGGCCACTGTCGCGGCTGCCTGCCCGGCGGTGCCTGGTGCGGTCAGCGTCCCGCCGCCGGCCAGTGTCGCGGCTGCACCCTGGCCGGCGGCCGGGGCGGTAAGTGTCCCGGCCCCGGCCAGCGTCCCGGCGGCGTCGGCGGATGGCAGCGCGGTGAGCTGGCTGGCCCCGGTCAGGGTGGCTCCGGCGCCGGCACCGGCGGGCACTGCAAGGTGGCCCTGGCCGGTCAGGGTCGCGGCGGCGGCCTGGCCGGCGGCGGGCGAGGCCAGCGTTCCGGCCCCGGCCAGGACACTCGAGGTTTGCCCGCTGGCGGCCGGGGTGAGCGTCCCGCCGCCGGCCAGGGGCGCGGGAGCGCTGAGCTCGGCTGCACCGGCCAGCGTCCCGGCGCCGGCGAGTGTGGCGGGGGGCTCCTGGGCGGTGGCCGTGGCGACTGCGCCTGAGCCGGTGAGTGCCGCGGGGGCCGACTGGCGGGCCGCTGTGGTGAGCGTGCTACCGCCGGTCAGGGTGGCGGCGGACTGCGCCTGCGACAGCGGGGTCAGCGCGCCGGCGCCGGGCAGGGTCGCGGCGGCCTGGGAACCGGAGGCGGGGGTGACCGTGCCGGCGCCGGCGAGCGTGGCGGCAGCGTCCTGGTATTCCTGCGGCGCGGCCAGCGCTCCGGCGCCGGTCAGGGTGGCGGGGGCGCGCTGCTGGGCGTTGCCGGTGATCGTCCCTGCGCCGGTCAGGGCGGCGGTTCCGGGGAGGCCCGACACCCCGCTGCCCGTGAGCGTCCCGGCGCCGGTCAGCGTGGCGGTCGCCCGGGTCGCGGCAGGCGGGGTCAGCGTCCCGGCCCCCGTCAGGGCCGCTGTCGCCTGCTCGTGCACGTCAGCCGGGCCGACTGTCCCGGCGCCGGCCAGGGTTGCGTCGGCTTCCAGGCGAGCCCCTGTGGCGAGGGTTCCGGCGCCGGCCAGGGCCGCGGAGTCGGCGGATCCGCTCGCCCCGACCAGGGTGATGACGCCGACCACCCAGGCGACATTGACCGATGCCGTACCGGAGTAGGTGACTGCCTGCTCGGACGCCAGGACCTGGTAACCGGTCAGCTGGTAGACGTTGACCTGGTGGGTGGCGCCAGTGCCGCCCTCCTGGAAGCTGGACGACAGCAGCGTCTCGTTGGTCCACGGCGACGATGGCCCGGTCAGGCTGGCGGTCTCGTTGTCGCTGGTCGGCTGGGCGAACACGACCCCGAACGCGATCTCGGACGGGGAGGTGGTCGTGTCGGTGGCGCCGCTCGTCCAGGCTTCGTTTTCGGTGCCGAACTCGTTGTCGGCGGTCTGGTCGACGATCTCGCCGGAGGCCAGGCCGCTGACTTCGTAGATGTCGAGGAGGACGCAGCCGCCGTCGGTGGTCGTCGCCGCACTGTCGAACGTCAGGTTCACGTCGACGGTCGTGGCGCCGCCTGCGGTGGGGTTGTTCACCCAGGCGCACCACAGGCCGGAGTCGTCTATGGCGGCCTGCGCCCAGTTCTCCGGCGCCCCGGCGGTCGTGACCGAGCTGATGGCGGGGAGGCACGGCCCGTTCATCGTGGCGAGGGCGACGATGGTGTTGCCGTCGGTCATGCTGCTGCCGAACGACGCGGAGACCGTGCCCGTGGTGCCGCTGGTGTACTGGGCGGTGCCGGAAGCGTGCTGGACGACTGTGGGGCCGGATCCGCCGGCTATCCGGCGGACCGGGATGCCGTTGCGGCGGTACCCGATGATCTGCCGGGCCCGGGGAGGCGGGGAGTGGCGGCGCCGTGCTACCTGGCCGGTGTGCCGCGGGACGGCTGCCCGCAGCATGAGGTCAGCTGTCGGACGCTGTCACCGCGTTCGCGGCGACCTGGAACGTGTTCCCATTCGCCACCGAAATCGGCTCGCCGTTCCACGCGCCGTACCAGGTGCGGGTCGGGGTCGCGTCGGTGATGTCGAGGCTGTCGATCGTCCACGCGGAACCGGACCCGTTCGTCCAGGAGGTGGTCGAGGCGGGCAGGGTCACGTTGGAGCCGGAGCTGGACGCGGACGACGCGCCGAGCGCGGTCCCGCCAGTGGTGTACCCGGTGCCGGTCAGCTGGGTGCCCGCCGCGGAGGCGGTCGCGACGGTGGAGTCGAGCCGCATCAGCATCGCGCTGGTGGTGGAGTACGCGGACCACGCGGTCGGCTTGCCGCCTGTGGCGGTCGGCAGGGTCGCGTTCAGGATGTTGCTGATGAGCGCGTTGTCCTTGGCTCCCATGTCAGGCCCCCGCCCTCTTGATCGTGGTGTGACCCGGCGGGACGGTTACCGTGATCGGCCTGCAGACCGTGCAGTCCGGTACGCCCTTGCCGCAGTGCCCGCCGGGGCAGGACACCGGGAGCCCTGCGGCGTCGGGGTCCTCGTGGTGGGACCGGACGTTCGCCCAGAGCTTGCACGCCGCCGGGGCCGGGCAGGACCCGGCCGGGTGGTCGGCGGTGCAGGCGTTGCCGGCCGCGTCGTGGTCGTGGTCCTCCTGGCAGCAGTCGGAGTCTGCCGGGCAGACCACCAGGGCGCCCAGGTTTACCATCTGGCAGCCGGGCAGGTGCCCGGCCGTCCGCGGGTCGTACCCGTCGGGGCACTGGCAGTCCGCGTACGCGGTCGTACCGCAGACGCCGTCGCAGGTCAGGGTGAACATGAGCTGATCGTCGGGCGGGCGGTGGCAGCGCCGGCGGGCTCCGGCAGAAGGCTCGCGGTCAGGGCGAGGGCGGCCGCGTGGCGGCGTAGATCTGGTCGAGGACCTGCTTGCCGACGAAGCAGCAGACAGGGGCGAACCGGGCGAGGGCGGCGGGCAGCTGGCCGGCGTCGCCGTGGGCTGCGTCGGCTACAGCGGGCATCGCGGCGGCGGCCTTGAACAGTGCCACCATTGCCACGCCAGCACCGGCGGGCCATTGATGCCGGTACGGCTCCAGGTGCCGCGCGCACCACATGACATGCCATTCCAGCTGGACCAGCGGCTGGCCGGGCTCGTCAGCAGCCACGGGTCAGCTGGTCGGCCATGTCGCGGAGCAGCTGGGCCAGAGGCGTAACCACGTCCACGCGGGCCGCTGCTACGCCTCTGGCCATGTCTGGGGCCAGCCGGACTACCGGGACGAACGTCGCCTCGGCGATCTTGTACTCCCGCCCGTCGACGTCGACCCGGAGCTGGACCTTGGGGAGACTCACGGTGTCAGCGGTGCCGGGCCGCCAGGGCAGCGCGGACCGCCCAGTCCTTCGCCTCGACGAGCTTGTTCAGCGCGACGTCGAGCTCGTCGCCGCGGAACCGGCCTGCGAGCTCGTGGGCGAGGGCGTGGAACATGCGGCTGACCTCGGCGAGGTCGCCGGGGAGGTGGGCGAACTCGAAGTGCTTCAGCACTGCGGGGGCGGGCGGGCCGATGTCGGCGGGGGCGGGCATGCTCCGGCTGCCTGCCTGGAGGCCGACGTCGGCCGGGTCCGCGGGGCTCTCGATCCCGCCGCGGGGGTCACTCACCGGCCGGGTCGTCTTCCTCAACCACGACGTCGACCTCGACCTCTGCGGGGGTCTCGCGGAGCCTGAGGCTGGACGAGACGGAGACGCTGAGGCTGGGGGTGTCGTGGCCCGCGCTCGAGTGGCCGTAGGCGGACACCTGGTAGATGGCGTCGTAGACCTGGCCGTCGGCGCCGTCGCTCTCGGACGGGCCTGCCGTGACCATGCTGGTCACCAGGTCAGCGGTGGTCTTGGAGTGGGAGTCGTGGTCGTGGTGCAGCTCGCCGAGCGAGTGGAGCGTCTGCTCCTTGGTCCCGCCTGCGCTGAAGGAGAATGACATGCCACGCAGCGTCAAGCGGCCAGTGGCAGCCGAAGGGCGGCCCACCAACCGTCCGGATGGCTGCCGCCCTCATACACCGCTGGAATGGCGTGCGCTGCAACGATGCGAGACCACCATAAAAGCAGGGGCGGCTATCCGCCACGGGTGCGCAAAGGCTATCCCGCAGCGGAAGGACGGGCTACCGCCCGCCGCTTGTCACCGCCAGCAGTCAGGCTACCCGGCTTGCCAGTCAGTCGAGCGTCGGCCAGGACGGTCGTACCCGCCGCGGTACCAGCGCCGACCCCGCCAGAGGTACGAGATCGCCGTGCATTTCAGGCAGCGGGTCCACGGGCAGCCAGCCCCGGTGCAGTGCGCGACGACCGTCCGGGACTCGCACCGGGCACAGCACCACGGGCGGCGCTCAGCGGCCATCAGGAGGCCCAGCCGAGTTCGGCGCGCATCTCGTCGGTGATCCGGGCCTGGCAACCCGTAGTGGGGCATTCCAGCCAGCACAGGGCCTCGTTGTACACCAGTTCCCTATCGTGCTCGGCACAGGCCCAGCGGGGTTCAGCGGTCATGCCTCGGCAGCTCCGGCGCTACTGTTCCGCTGGCGTGCCTCGTCGATCACCGCGGTTGCGGCGGCCAGCGCGCGGATCTGCGGGTCAGCGTCCAGCAGCGGCCCAGCTGCGGCGAGGAGCGCTGACATGCTCGGCGTGAGCAGCTTGGTCCACGCTTCGGCGATCGACTTCAGCGACCGGTACACCTGCTCCAGGGTGAGCGTCCGCCCGTCGAAGCGGACGCCGGTCACTGGCTGCCCGGCCGGGCAGGCCGGGACGTCGCTCATGCTGGCGATCGGCTGCGGCCTGCCCGCGTGGGAGCAGTTGGTGCCGTCGGCGTGGACGAGGACCGGGGCCAGTCCGCCGCGCTTTCCTAGCCGGTCGTAGATGACGACGGCGAGTTCTTCAGGCTGGCCGCCGGTCACGCGGGGACCTCGTCGTCACGGCGGAAGACAGCCGCCTCGAAACAGACGACGATGCCCTTCGCCCGGGCCTGCCGGGTAAAGCATGCCGGGCACAACAGCCCATACGGTGACCCGTGGACTTCGGCGTACAGGTCGTCGGGGGCGTGCCAGTGGACGTAGCCGCGGCCGCAGTCCTGGCAGCGTTCCCGGTCGCCGAACGGGACGTGCACAGCGAAGTCGTACCACCACATCCGCAGGCGCGCAGCCAGGTTGACCGGGCGGCGGGGAGCGCGGATTGCCCATCGGAGACGGCCCGGCACGCCGGGCGTGATCCTCAGCCGGGTCATGCGGTGATCTCGTGGTCGAGCTGCGCGCACGCCTCCTCGGGCAACTCGACGCCGTCCTCGTGGTCTACGACGTAGGAGACGTTCCCGTCGACCGCTACCAGCCGGCCGGTCTCCCACATACCCGGCGTCGGGTCCTGGCCGATAGGGACGGCGATCAGGGTCAGCTCGTAGTCGCACAGGACCGCGCCGCACCAGGAACACCGCTGCCGGAGATGGGTGCCGACCTGGACCTGCACTCCGGCGATGTGGATGACGGCGGTCACGGCGTGGCCACCGACCGGACGTCGCGGAGCCGTTCAGGGATGAACCGGCCGAGGCGCCGGTACCAGCGGCTCGGCACCTTCACACCGCACAGGCGGTACTCGGACCTGTAGTTATGCACGATTACGGCTCCTCCGGCTTCCAGGTCTGGTCGTAGTCCGGATGGTCGTCCCAGACGGCAAGCAGCGGCGGCATGATCACCGTCGCGTACTCGCGCCAGATCTCTGCTTCCTCCTGGCTGCCATCCTTGTAGGCGAACGCCTCCCGGCAGCCGCGCAGGATCGCCTGCTTGAACTCAATGTCCCGGAGAGCGCGATCCGCGCCGATCACCACGAGGCGGGTTCGCCAGAAGACCTCTTCCTCGGCGAGCCGGGCCTCTGCGAATGCCAGCTGGTCCGCGGACGTCATGGCTCGGTGACCTCCGTCCAGTCGTCGACCACGATCACAGTGCGACGGCGGATCCGGAAACCGCTGGTCCGGGCGGCCTCGATCCGCTGTACGAGCGGCGCGACCCGCTCCATGTACGGCGCGGTGTCCCAGAGGTGCCAGCCGCCGCTCAGGTCGTTGGCGTACTCGGTCACGACCACGCTGCTGCCGAGACCCAGCACGGCTGCCTCGAGTACACGGCGGACGATAGCCCGGTTCTCGGCGGTTGCTTCGCTGTCGGCCTCGTGGAGCTTCCCGGCCGCGATATCGGCGTCGGTGAAGTCGTGGACATTCGCCAGGTGGGCTGGACTTACCTCGCTCCAGAGCACTTCCGAGGCGCGGGTCACCATGTCTTCGGTCACGCGAGGATCACCCACGGCTACGCTTCCTCCGGCTTCCAGGTCTGGTCGTAGTCGGCATGATCAGGCCACAGGGTGGCAAGAACGCGCGCCGATGGACACGGGTACTGCGCTATGACTCCGGGAGCCCGCGCATGACACAGGGATGCGCATACGTCGCCGTCCCCTACGGGCCTGTGCAGGTGGGCGAGCTTCCGGTGTACGTCGACCTCGCGGAGCGGGCGGAGGAACGGCGACTCGTAGTGCGGAGGATCATCCGTCAGCAGCTCGTTACGGTTAACCTCGACGCCGTCAGCGGCCAAGCGTTCGATCTCGCCTTCGATCGAGGCTTCGATGCGGGCGGCTTCCTCGTTGAGCCGGGCGTGGGCAAACGTTATCGGGTCCACAGCTACTCCTCCTCCGGCAGCCAAGCAGGCTCGTACTCGGCGTGGTCGGCCCACCGGTACAGCAGGTCGGCCAACTCGCGGCAGACGTCATGGTCGCCGTACGGGAATTCCCAGCAAGGACCGGTGCCACGCCGGGCGCACTCGGTGTGGCGGGCCAGGATGCGCCGCCCCGACTCGACCTCACGGAGCGCGCGTTCGCACAGCTTCTCGACGTCACCCCACGAGTCCCAGCCGGGAATATGCCGGCCAAGCAGCTTCGGCTCCTTCAACTCCAGGGAGACGTTCTGAGCGCGGCACAGCAGATGGCGCGTCTGCTGCTCGTCTTCGTCGAGGCGGGCCTGGCCGAACACTACCGGGTCCCCCATCACACGTCCTCCAGCGTCGCGTAATCCGGGTGGTCGCTCCAGACAGCAACACGGTCGCGGATGCAGGCAAGGACCACTTCGGCGAGCATCGGGAAGATCACCCGCTCCCGGAGGGTCCGCGGCTTCCGAAGCTGCTCGTACCGGGCCAAGAGCCTCCGGTCGGCGTCAGCCTCGCGGAGCGTGCGGGCCGGGTCGTGGCGGGCGATGTGCTCGGCGTAAGCGCCTTCCGCGTTGGCGACCACCACACCGTCCCAATGCGGATCGGCCGACCTGGCAAGGACGTCCTCCCCGGTGGGATACCAGTCACAAGGCGATGCAGCTTGGGCTCCCGCCTCTTCCTCGGCGAGCCGGGCCACCGCGAACGCTACAGGGTCCACGGCTACAGCACCTCCACCGGCTCATACCAGCGCCGCAGGTCGCCGGGTCCGTCGTAAGCGGTCAGGTCACCGGCCGCGTGGCTGAACCCCAGCAGCCCGCGCGGGAGCACCACGACGAACTCGGGCTCGCCGTCACCGTTACCGAACAGGTGGATGTACTTGACGACCAGGACCCGGCCGGACGGCAGCTCAGCTTCGGCCAGCTCAGCGAGCTGGTTGGCCATCCGGGCGACGGCCTGCAAGTCGTCGAGCGGCTCGCCGGGGTCGTACCGGGCTGTGGTCAGTCCGGTGTCACGGGGCTTGACCGTCTGGGGCCTGCGTCGGTAACGCTGGATTGCCACAGCTACACCTCCTCGGGCAGCCAGCCCGCCGGGATCCGCAGATCCTGCGGGCTGAACGTCACGTCCAGATGACCGGTCGTCGGGATCTGCACAGGCGGATTGAACACGTACGCCGCTTCGACATCCTGCTCGTTGCGGACCGTCACCCGGCCGATCCGCGCCCCGAACGGCACCGCGGCGCACGGCACCCTGACCGTGATCCTGCTCTTGTGCGCGGCGGCCAGCGCGCGGACGTCCTGCGGCACGTGAACGACGTTCCCGTCCGCGAGGGTCAGCTCTGCGGTCAGCGTGGCTGGCTGGGGTCGCAACCTGCCCAGCCAGCCGACGGGAGGAACGCCGAGCGCGCCCTGCAGCTGGCCGATCCGGGCGAGGTCGTCATCATCGACGGCCACCATCACCGGCGGCCCCCCGTCTGCCGGTTCGAACCGCAGGTACGGCTCGCCAGGCCACGAATGGGACAGCTCCACCGAGATCCGCTTCCACCGGCTCAATGCGTCACCTCGTCTTTCAGCATGATCCGCCCAGCGAACGCGATGGCCCGCTTGGCGGCTTCCTCTGGCGTGTCGCCGTGGTACGGGACCGGTGCGAGCGTGTACTCGTAGCCGGTGTCCAGCGTGACCGTGATCGTCGCCTTGCCCTGGTAGTTCGACGGGGCGTTCATCGGGTGACCGGCGGCGGATCGCATAGCGGCCAGGATTTCACGTGCCCCGTCCATGCTGACCGGCTTGCCGTTCAGCGTCGCCCAGGGCTCAGCAACGGTGACACTGGACACCAGGTCCAGACCGTCCACGACTTCCATCTGCGGGAACGTGACCCTCAGCAAGCCAGCCGGGGTGGGCACCTCCATCCACTGCACGGCTACAGCTCCTCCAGTCGGCCTGAGTCGATCACAGTGTCGCCTTTCCGCAGCTCCCACCGGCCGGCCTCCATGTCGCCCTCAGCGATGATGTCGACGCCGAGCAGGATCGCCAGCGTCATCGGCGCTTCCCGACCGTCCTGGCCAGCCGAGCAGCGGAGCGTGCCGACCACATCCGGCGCGCAGTGGATCTGTGCGTGGCGTTCGGCTGCGGCTATCACCAGATCGCGGCCTAGAGCGGCCATGCGTTCCAGCCCCCACGAGAACTGAATGGTTGCCGACGAGCCGGCCAGGTTGGCGAACGGTCGCTCCTGCCCAACCTCGTGGATGTCGGCTAGGACGTCATACCCCAGGTCAGCCCACGGCGTGTTAACGACCGGCCCGGCCTGGCCGGATGGCGTCAGGATCGCATCGCAGAAGCGCTCTACCTCGTCCGGGTCGTCCCATCGGGAGGGGCGGTGGGTCGCCTTCAGGAACTCCGACAGCGTCGGCTCCGGCGTGCCTGGCGGCGCGACAGCATAGCCGCTGCCGATAGCCGTCCAGCCGCCTTCCCTCGCGTGGGCAGTGAGCCAGTCGAACTGCTCAGCAGCCTGCGCGGCGGTGACCCCGTGCGGGTACTGGAACGAGGACGGCTGGTCAAGGTCGGCCGGGACGCCGGTGACGCCAGGCAGCGTGAGGATCTGCTCGGTTATCTCCGCGCGCAGCTCCGGCCCGGTTTCCCAGGTCATCCACCCGACCCGGCGGAACCCGAGGGCCTTCATCTGGCGGACCTGCCACGGCCACGACAGGTAGCACCAGACCCGCGACCAGGCACGGACAGGCCACGGGGCTAGTGGTGGCGGCAGCGGCTTACCCATTGGTGCCCTCCGGCTCCGATTCGTCCGAGTCCTCTGTGAAGCCGATCTGCTGCCAGTTCCGCAGCTGCCAGCGGGCTATCAGCGGGCGGCGCATCAGCCAGTCCCATGCTCGAGCGACACGGCCAGGGCGGGCCAGGGCGAAGTACCAGGAGTCGCCGTCTGCCCAGACGGTGGCCTGCCGCTTACCCATCGGTGACCTCCGGTCTGCCCAGCCAGTTCCATTCGGTGGCGGCGTGCGCCGCGTATCTCACCGAATCGAGCCCGTCGCCAGGCCAGGGCGACGGGAGTTCCTGTTCCAGGGGCGTGACCGGCGAGCTGGTGATCAGCTTGACCTGGCAGGGCCCGGTCGGGATCGAGCCGAGCAGCTGCCGGGCCAGCCAGCCGGGCAGCGGAAGCCTAGCCATTCCTGATCCTCTCCAGCAGCCAGCGGATGCGAAGGCGCAGCGGCGGCCGCGAGCGGAGGAAGCCGCCGTCTACCTTGCCGCCGTAATCCAGCAGTTCCCCGGCGTCCAGGCCGTGCCGCTTGAGCCAGCGTCGCGGCGGATGCTGTATGGACTGCCAGCTGCCGGACCAGCCGTACCACTGCCCGCAATGGCAGCGGCGGTACTCGGGGTGGCCGGGCTTCGGAGGGCCAGTGCCGACCCCGCAGTAGACGCCGCCGGGGTCGTGCGGCAGGTCCGGGAGCGGTTCAGCATCCCCGGCCAGGTAGCCAGCCCGTTGCTGCTCAGCCATGCTGGCCGTCCAGGGCTGCTAGGACGTCCGCCACGTACGCGGATTCGTTGCCATTCGGGCCGCCCCAGACGATGGTTTCGTCGCGGCACAGCGCGCGGATCCGGTCGGCCGCGCCCGCCACCCAGGCGTGCAACGGCAGGACGTGGTCGACGAACGTCTCTGACGCGCGGCCGCCAGCCAGGGACAGGCCGCAGGTGCAGAACGGCAGCCCGCCGCTTATCGTCATGCTGTGCTGGCTGGTCGACAAGGCGGCGATCGCCTTCTCGCGGAGCGCCACAATCGCCCGATCGGCACGGTTGCCCTGGCGGGTGCGCTCATCCAGCTCCCTGCGGAGATTGGCGTAGCTGGCGGCGATAAGGGCGCCGACCTCGGCGATGCTGCCCGGCTGCGCGTCTGGTATCCCGGCTGCCCCAGCGGCACAGTGCAGGGCGGCCAGGGCCTTGTTGAGCTGTTCGTCCTGGGCTGCGGCCCGGAGTTCGGCGGTGAAGTCAGCTGGCGGCATCGCGTTCATCGGCGGTCCGCTAGCTGGCGGGTCAGTGGCCATGCCGTCTAGCCCTCATCTGTCGGTAGCGGTCCGATACCGGGCGGCGCGATCCACGGCTCTGCGGTGATGCCGATGCCGTCGTCGTCGCGTTGGAAGGCCAGCGGCAGGTGGGCGGGGAGCCCGGCCAGTTCGTCGTCGGTGATCCGTACCGTCCCGCCGAGCCGGTGGACCAGCAGCCAGATCACCTGCTGTTGCAGGTCGTGTTCCTGCTGGAGGACGGCGAGGCGGGCCAGCTTAGCGGTGGTCGTGTCGAGCCAGTCCCGGGTGGACGCCAGGCTCGGCGGGGCGCCATCAGCCGCAGCGGCGAGGCGTGCGGCGATCTCGTCGTCGGTGAGGAGCCGACCGGTGGCGTCCCCGTAGGCGGGCAGGCCGGTCTTGCGGTACTCGACGGACAGCGGGTGACGCAAGCCGCTGGGGTCCGGTGTGATGCCTCTCGGTACGGCCGACGTGTCGATCAGCGTGCCGTCAGCGGCCAGCAGCCGCCACGTCCCGGCTTCCATGCGGGTCGCGACGATCGGCACGCCATACAGCCTGTCCACAGGGGCAGCTGGCATGACAGGACACTCGGAGAGAGACGGCTCTGTCAGCCAGGTCAACTCGGCCAGGACCGCCGGAGACACTTCGAGTCGGACGCCGGCTACCATCGCCCGGCCCTCCACGTGGCTGCGGAGTCGGGCCTCCAGGTCGGTGGCGCGGGCATCGCCATCGCTCCAGCCGGGGCAACGGCTCGCGCCGAGCAGCGGGTCGGGGAAGAACTCGTGCGGGCCATGCGCGGCCGCCGACTCGTCGGTGTCGTACCAGGCGCCCTTGCAGGCAGGGGTGCGGATATGCATGCCGTCTACCCTTCCCATCCGTACTTCTCAAGCAGCAGGATCGCGCCGACCCGGGCCTCAGCTGCGTCGATCGCGGCAGCGCCCTCTCCCCCACGGCTGACAGCTACCAGCAGGTCTTGAGCGGCCTGGAGCGTCCACGTGGTCGCCATGCCGACCAGGAACTCGCGCACGTCGGCGGGTAGTTCCCGGCGCAGCCGCACCACTTCGTTGTGCAGCGCTATCCAGTACGGGCGTTCGTGCCACCAGCCGCTCGGGTCGGTCCTCTGATCCCACTCCTCGACACGCTCACGCGCGACGTCGAGGGCCATCTCTATGTCGACGCAGCGGCGGGGGTAATCCCAGTGACCCTCGGCGTAGTTGTCGTCGTCGATCCGGATCGGTTCGGGAACGATCGGCTGGATCGGTTCACGTTCAGCCATCTAAGCCTCCTCAAACAAGTCCGGGTGCTGGATGGCCCACCGGGCTACCGCCAGCTCGTGCGCGTGCAGATAGTCGTCGTCGAACACGTAGACCCGCCGGGGAGTACCGGGCTGATCGCATTCCTGGCCGCCGTCTCGGTGGACCGCGTCGTTAGCAAAGTGCCGGTGGAACGGACCCCATGACGGAGGCCACTTGCCGGAAGCCTCTACACGGGCACGATCGGCCTGCCATGGAGTCCGGTCGTCCTGCGCGGGCTTAGCAGCGCCTGGCCCCCTTCTGGTGGACAGGTGCCAGCCGCCGTCGGCCCGGGACTCCCACCACGTCAGCCCGGCCTCCTGCGGGAGCTGGATCAGGTCGATGTCGGGCATCAGGACGTGCCCGCCGAGCCGTTCCACGAGCAGGTAGACGATCGACCTGTGCTCGGCGAGCTGGTGCTCAAGCTCGCCGATCAGCTTGGCCCGGGGGTCCTGGTCGATCGCGCGCTTCAGTTGGCCAGCGACCAGCTCGGCTGTCTCGCCTGGTCCTGGCTTAGGCACCAGGCGGCCGTCGCCGGTCAGCGTGAACTCGTCAACCTCGCCTGTGACCGGGAGGACCGGCCTCGGCTCAGGCCAGGTGACCTCGGTCTCGTCAGCCATCGTCTAGCCTTCCTCGTGTCCGGGCCATGCAAGGTCAGGGTCGCCGGTCAGGCGGCGGAAGAACCCGAGCAGGTCGTCCATCGTGTCGGCGGCGTCGTCGAACTGGATGCGGATGTCGGCGATGACGCTGTTCCCGCCGTCCCTGTAACCGGCCCCGTACCTGGGATCGGGCGGCATGGCGGTGATCGTGCCGGCTCCGGCCAGGGCCGCTTTGTCGGAGAGCACCAGGGCAGCCGACAGCGTGGCCGCCGGTGCCGCGATGAATCCGGCCTGGTCGTCGAACTCCAGGCGGGTCAAGGCCCGGCCCGCGGTGCAGAGCAGCGGGAGCGGCAGGATCACGTCGCCGAGCCGGCCGGGCGGGTTGTACCGGGGCAGTTCGCGGGTCAGGTCGACGCCATGCTCGCACTGGGTGTCGTCGTCGCCGTGGTAGATCCGGCCGCGCGTGTGGACGTTGAATATGCCGACGGGGTCGGCGCGACCTCGCTCGTATCGGACCTCAGTCATGGCGTCTCCCCTCGGTACTTCTCCAGCAGGCCAGTGGCCCGGTGCATGGCGTGCTCCCGTTTCCGGACGTGGCCTTCGCTGATCAGGGTCAGCAGCTCGCGGACGTCCTCAGGCAGGCCGTGCCGCTGCCGCACTGCGTCTGCGACTTCTCCTGCTGCTGCTTCCCACGCCTCGCGTTCGCTCCCGGTGACGTCGCTCCACAACCTGTTGCCGTCGCTGTAGTCGCGCCACGCCTCGAAAGCGATCTGAGCTAGTGCCTCGTCGGGCGTGACGCCCTGCTCGTCAGCCATGCCGTCTGCCCTCCCCCGGTCCCTCGGCGGGCAGCCAGCTCCCCGGTGGCGGGAGTTCCGTGTAGGTCCCTGAGCGGACGCCATCCTTGAAGGTGTCTCCTGTCTTCCACGCCCCCGTCTCAGGCGGCCCATGCCTAAGCCGGGTGGCCGCGTCCAGCGCGCGCAGGCCACGGCTGGCGAAACGGAACGCGGCCACCGGGCCGAACCCCTGCGTCCGCCTGTACTGGTAGCGGGACAGCCACTTACCCATGCCGTCTAGCCTTCCTTCTGCCCGGCGGGCTGCGGGACGGGCAGTTCGGACACGAGCAGGGCATCCTCGCTGGCCAGCCACGTCCAGAACACGTCGTTGAGCGTCTGCTCGGTCAGCGAGTCCGGGTCGATCGTGCCGAGCAGCACCTTCCGGCCACACAGCCGGTAGGACCCGATCCGGTACGCGCCCTCGCTGGGTTCCTCGCCGAGGCTCTGCGGCGGCTGCTGGTAGTAGATCGCGGCGCTGCCTGGGCCGTCGAACATCTGGCCGCGCATCGGCCCGTCGATCAGCAGCACCTTCGCCGCTGCGGCCTTCGCGAGCGTCGCCCGCAACTGGTCGTCCACGTCTTCAGCCATGGCGTCTAGCCTTCCTTCCACGTTGCGAAGCGGGGCCGCCGATCCCACCAGGCGAACCATTCGCGGCGGCCCATACGCAGCATCAGGCAGTGCCCGGTCGTCAGGGCCGGGTCGCGTTCTAGGCGAAGCTCCATGCCGTCTCGGCACTTCACGAGCAGCCTGGTCGCCCACCGCAGCAGCCTGGTCATCCACGGGAACGTCCTAAGGATGATGAGCTCGACGAGAGCGGACTGGAACTCGGCCGCCGCCTCGTTGAAGGTCGGCCGGTCCTCAGCCATGCCGTCTAGCCTCCTTCTGGGTCACGATGGCGCGGCCCAGGTCGCGGAGGGCATGCACCAGCGGGCGTGTCGCCTCGGCAGCCAGGCTGGCCGCCACCTGAATGTGCTTCAGCGTGTCCGGCAGCACCACCGGCTCCAGCTCGTCAGCCATGGCGTCTAGCCTTCCTGTCGGTACCTTTGGAGCCGCTGCGAGGCTTGCCGGCGGGTCTCGGCCAGCTCGGCCTCTTCAGCGCTCATCGTCTCGGGATGCGACGGATACCACAGGCCGTCAGCTTCGATCCACGCCCGGCCGGTCAAGTCCGTCACCCACTGGCGGCCAGCACCGTCGGTGGAAGACTGCCCTGCCGGCTGCGTGTCCCGTGGCCAGCCGGGGCCACTCGACGCCTTGGCGGCAGGTTCGGCCTGGTCAGCCGTCGGCCCGCTCTCGGCTACCTGCCGCAGCACCGCCCGCGCGAGACTCGCCGGGTCGGGTTGCGCGTTCCCGTTAGCGATCGCGACCAGGACCGACAGGTAGTGGTCTTGCTTGGTGCGGGCGGCCTCAGCCGGGTTGGTCCCGGCGAGTTCGTTGATCCGGCGCCACATGCCCTCGACGTGTTCGGGTGTCATGCCGTCAAGCCTTCCTCTTGCCCGGCTGCCGCGGCAACCGGCGGGGTGATCATGTAGCCGCGTGCCTCCAGGATCGCGGTCAGCTCCGCTAGGCGGGTTTCCCGGATCATCGCCGCTTCCCTCTCGGTGATGATCCCGTCCTGGACATCGACCGGCCGGATGTCGATCCCTTCCCGCCAGTCCGTCACCCGCACATGCTGCTCGAGGACGGGTTCGCCGAACGCGGCCGGGTCGACCTCGATCAGGAGCTTGACGGGGATCTCGCCGCGCTGGAGGTCCGGCAGCCGCTTCGTCATCCGCTCGATCTTGGTCCGCGATACGGCCAGGTAGATGGTCTCCTTCACCGCGCCGCCGCCAGCAGAGGGTCCGGTCCGGTGCCGCGGCATGCGTGCAGCCTGGACAGGTCAGCTCGCAGGTCGCTGAACCATGCGCGGCGCTTCGGCCTAGCCCACATCAGCGCCTGCCTGCCGGAGCGCCCGGTACTCCTCGGCGAACTCGTCGTCGTCCCACGCGGCCAGCTTCCCGTCGGCCGGGTCGTACACCAGCCACGTCCCGTCAGCGACCACCTCGTAGAACGGGTGGTCCTCGGGGGGGCCGGTGCGGACGAGCAGCAGCCGCCATTCGGGCACTTCGACGATCTGGGCGGCGTGGCTGCCGCGCAGGGCGATCGCGCGTATCTCGTCGAGCGGCTGGCCGTACCGGTAGCGGGCCGCCTCCACGACGGCGGGCACGGTCTCGATCTTCACGAACTGGGCGGTCATCAGGGTCTCCTTCAACGGGGTCGGGGTTCAGTATGGGTCGTGGCCGAACGCGGTGTTCCACATCTGGCGGACCTCCGCGCGGGCCTGGTCGTAGACGGTCGGCTGACTGCCGGGCTCGGTGCGGTGGGCTTCCACGTCGGCGACGATCAGCGCGGCTACTTTCTCGGGTGCGGCGAAGAGCACGACGGGAGGCTCACCGCCGAGCCTGTCAAGCGCCTCGGCGAGCTCGGTCTCGGTGATCGTCCGCTCAGCCACGGCGGGCCTCTTCCTCGTCGGTGGTCGGCGGGTGCAGCAGGTCCTCGACGGTGCCGGATGCCTCGTCGAGCCCGCCCACGTCCTCGTGGGCTATCAGCTGGTAGCCCAGGACGCCGCTTTCGGCGGTCCCCAGCTCGCGGGCTACGTCGTGAAGGGCCAGCAGGGCGGTGACCAGCTCGGGCGTCAGGGGCCGGTCGGCGCCTTCGGGCAGGCATGCGTCTAGCGCAGCAAGTGCCCGCTCGCGGGCGGCTGCCTCTACGGCGGCGCCGATCTGGTCGTATGCCGCGCGGAACTTCTCCGGGACGTCCTGCCAAGCCTCGCGGCCTCGGGGGTTGTCGCTGTAGTAGGCGTCGCGCCAGTCCTGCCACGCCTCCCAGGCCACCTGTCCGAGGCTGAGTTCGCCAGGCGCGAAAGTCGCGAGCGTCTGCTCGGCGAGATGGCCGGCTTGTTCCCGGGTGACGCCTTCGCGCGGGTCTATCGTCATGTCAGCCATCGCTGGCCTCCGTCCATGTCAGGTTTCCAGGCTGGCCGGTGACCCGGTACCGGCCAGGCGCGGCCGGCGGACCGTCGAGCCCCGCGATGTACTCGTGCAGCGCGCAGTCCATGAGGGCGTCGTCGAGGCGTTCGCGGAGCGGGTGGCGGATCGTGAAGTCCCGGTCGCCGAGGACGACGATATGGGCGGTCTCCGGGTCGTCTAGCAGGCTGGTTACCGCGTCCGGGCGGGGGCAGCGCAGCGACATGCAGGTGACGCAGCCGCCGCCAGCCAGGACCAGCGTCTTGCCGCAGCCCATCGGGCAGTAGCCCTGGACGTTCCAGTCGGGCGCGTCCCGGGTGCTTGCATTCTCAGGCACGGCTGGCCCCCGCGGGCGGCAGGATGAGGAGCACGCCGAACACGCCGTCTTCGGTGACGGCGGGGCCGTGCTGCGTGATGCCGTGGTCCTGGATGCGGTAGTGGATCCGGTTGGCGGTCGCGTAGGCCTCGAACGCTTCGACGGACGGGTACCGCCAGGCCATGGCGTGCGGTGCCGCTTCGGCGGGCTGGCCGACCAGGCGCAGGACGGTGGCCGCGTCGGCCCGTTCGAGTTCGCCGTACCGGGCCAGCAGCTTGTCGCGGGTCAGGCAGGCCTCGGGGGCTGGGTCAGCCACGGCGGGCCTCCTCCGCGACGATCCGGTCTATCTCGGCAGCGATGAGGGCGCCAGCCTTGACGAGGCTGTCGAGCGGTTGCGGGCCCGGCTTGTAGCCGCTGTCCCACGGCCACCACACCGCGCCCTGATTCTGCCTGCACGAGGCTGCCAGTGCGTACGCGGCGGCGGCAAGCGCCAGTTCGCCGCCGCCGTGCTCCGCGTCGTGCTCGGGCGTGTAGCCCTCGACGGCGATCTGTCGCAGCCGTTCGGCCGTGATCAGGGAAAGGCCGACCGCGGTCTGCTGGACTAGTCGGGCCGCGTCGGCGATCACGGGGTCGGGGACATGCTCAGCAGTCATTGCGGCGCTCCTGGTGCAACGTGACGATCGCTGCGGCGAGGATCAGGCCCGCGAGGACCGCTGCGCCGCTGACGGTCCGGGCCAGCCAGGCCGGTTCGGTGGTCGACCCGGTGGCCAGCTGCCATCCAGTTGCGAGCATTCCGGCGGCGCTGACCAGCAGGGCGGCTGCGGCGATCAGGTTCCCGGGACGGGTCCAGCCAGGCCGGGGCCTGGCCTTGGCGGCGGGCTTCTGGGCGTCTGCCTGTGCTGCGGGGCACCACGGCAGCGGGTGCCGGAGCAGGCCCAGGGACGTGAACCGGAACCGTGCGCCGCAGTGCTCGCAGGCGGCCGCGCCCGGCTTGGTGTCCCGCCACTCCCCCGACCTCCACTTGCACCTGAGACGGTGCAAGGCTCCGACTGGGGCGCCGCAGCAGTCGGTCCTGTAGGTCACGTCAGCCACGCCGGCCTCCCCTGCGCCTGGCCTTGCCGCGGGAGTTGCGGCGCTGCAGCTTCTTGATCAGCCGGTCGTGGCCGGTGACGGCCTGGCCGAGGCTGACGGTGCCGAGCGGGCTGATCGTGACCGTGCGGGCCTCCGCGCAGTCGCCGCAGGGGCAGCGGCCTTTACGGTGCACCACCATGGCCGCGGGCTGCTCGCTCATACGGCTGCCTTCCTCGGGTCCCGGTACTTCGCGAGCCAGATCCGCATCGGCGGCCAGGCGTTCGCCCAGATCAGCGCGAACGCCTGCGCCCGGGTGATGTCGTGCAGCTGGGCGGTCTGCTGGAGCGTCACCTCGGCTTTGTCCCAGGTGGCGAACTCCCGGTAGGTCCTGGAGGAGGCGCAGAGCAGCCAGTGCTTCCAGTCCAGCCAGCGGCTCACAGGGCCACCGTCCGGCCGTCGTCGACCGGTTCGACGGTCAGGTACGGGCGGCCGCCGATGATGACCTTGCGGTGCACGTGGGTGGCCAGGTGGCCGACGTCCTGGCCGAGGCAGAGGGCCGCGTGGGCTTCCTCCGCTGTGGTGAGCCAGTCGCGGCGGATCGTGTGCAGGTACACGTCGCCGTGGATCATGACGCCGTTCCGGGACGCGGAGATCACCTCGCGGCCGTTCTGGGCGGCGCCGAGGTTCACGAACCACGACAGGACCGGGCCGTCCAGGATCGTGGCCCGGTACACCACCACGGCGGGTGCTCGCCCGGTGTCGTCGGGCTCCATCTCGCTTTCGCTCACTCGCTGGTCCTTCCTTCCGTGACGGCTTCGGGCCGCCGGTTGCCGTTACTTGCGGGTGCGGCGTTTCCGCCAGCGGCGCATCCGGGCTCTGGTCCCGCAGCGCCGCGTGCAGTACAGGGCGTCTTTCCGGCCGCCTTCGGAGCGGTAGAAGGTCCGCCCGCACTCTGGGCAGGTCTTGGGCGGCGGCAGGGCCGCGCCGCAGTGGGGGCAGCGTTCACGGCGCACCCGCATCCCCGGCCTGTGACGGCTTCGACGCGGCAGTTACCGTCACGGCGGGCTTGCCAGAGCCGGCAGGCAGGCCGCCAGCTGGGGGCAGCGACGTCATCGGCGGGCCGGACGCCGGCGGCCGCGTGGCCCGGTTACGCGATCCGGACTGGGTAGGCCGTTTCAGCTCAACCTTCAGCACCCCTGCCAGGGCCAGGGCCACGACGGCGGCCAAGGTCGGCAGGTAAGACGCGAGCCACCCGGCCAGGAACCCTCCAGCCCAGTTCACCGGCCCAGCCTCCGGGCGACCCACCGGCCGAGCAGTTCCCCCGGCCACCGCCACGGCGGCAGTGCCCGCGTCGGCGGGACCGGGGCGCCGCCCACGGGCATCCGGTGCCCGCATCCGGTGCAGCGGATCCCGCACAGCGGGGCCCCGCAGCATTCGGTCACGGACGGGGCGGGCAGCACATCGACGGGTGTCAACCTGCTCTCCTGTCCGGCTGCGGGTGCGCGGCACCGTCGGCCTTTCCGGGCCAGTCGTGGTCGTTGGGCTCACCGCACCAGCAGCCGCCGCCGCCGATCGCCCCACGCCTGGTCGACGGTTCGCGGTTGTCGGCCGCCACCGCCGCCCGGGCCCGCCGCGCCTGCGGGGTCGCGTCGTCTGACTGGTCGTAGGCCGACAGGCCCGGCAGCCGGGTCACCGGGCGTTCCTGTGGCGCCGCTTCAGCCGGGCCGGGCAGTAGCACTGGGCCAGCATCAGCACCAGGCGCGGGCCGCTCAGCTGTGGGTACATTCGGGCGAACTTCTCGAGGGCGTCCCGTACATCCGTCGCCGCCGGGGACAGGTCCCCAGTCGGCGTCGGGCCTGGCCGGGTACCGGTATTCGTGCTCTCCATGAGCTACCTCCTTCGTGCCCGCCCCCGCCTCGAACAGGGGTGGCTGCCAGCCGGGCAGTGGGGTTACCAGTCGCCGCGCGGGACACCGTTCATCGCGAGGAGCTGGTGGCCGTTCGCCGCGGCGCTGTTGCCGAACCGGGCAAGGCAGCGGATCGCCGCGTAGGCGTTCCAGGCCAGCAGCGCCCTGACCTTCTCCTCGACCTCGCGGTCGGGGGTGCCGCCGAGGCCGAACACCTCGCGGGCCTGGTCGAGGTTGACCATGGCGGTCACCTTGAACGTCTCGGTCCACTCGACCGTGATTTTCGTGGCGTAGTCGTCGCCGGGGCTGCTAGCCGCGCAGTCCGCGGGGTGCCTGTCGTCCGGGTGCAGTTCGTCATCCATCGCCGGGCACTTCTGCTGGTCGGGGTCGCTTTCTGCGTAGCCGCGCGCGGCCCAGTTGATCTGCGGCCCCTCCACCTGGCCGAAGGACGCGTCCATGTGCCTCTCCTTTTCGCTCACTCACTTTTTTGACTATGTAGAAATACTATCCGACGTGTGTAGAACGAACAAGGAGAATGGCACACAAAGACGCCTTGATTTCCGCAGGTCAGGCCGCGTCGACCGCCCGCAGGTGCCGCGGCACGACCGTCCCGAACCTGGCCCGCTGCTCCGGCCTCATCTCCAGCTCCGGGTCGTTCAGCACCGCGGCGATCACCTTCGCGATCAGCGCCCCGTCGAGCTCCACCTGCCGCATTAGCCGCTCCTCGATCCCGCACCGGTGCGCCTCAGCAGCCACCTTGGCCAGCACCAGCCGTTCCCGCTCGAGCATCTGCACCCACGGGTGGATCCGGGACCGCTGCTCCACCACCACCTGAGGAGTCCCGCCAGCCGCCGCAGGCGGGGTAACCCGCCGCCCCGCCAGCCCCCAGATCATGTCGTCCGGGGCCAGCCCAGCCACCTGCAACGCCAGCCAGTCCACCATCGACGCCGACCGCCGCACCTCCCTCAGCAGCGCCTGCCCGCCCGAGATCTCCGTCATGTCCAGCCCGAACCGGGCCGCCGCCTGCTCGGCCATCACCTGCTCGGCCGCCGCCACGTGCGACGGGGTGTTCCCGCCATGCAGCTTGCACCGCCCGACACCCTGATGCTGCGTCCCCCACCCCGCTGGCCGGGTACAGGTGCCCTCGCTCTGCTTCTTCTTGCCGCCGCAGTGCTTCGGGTCCGGCGCCGCCCCGCTCGTCTCGCCTGTCATGGCCGGGTGGTCCTGGTGGCGGGTGTCATGGTGGGTCTCCGTTCGTGGTGTGTAGAGACCCATTCTGGGCTACGTAGAACTTGGGGGCAAGCGGGGGCGGGTTAGGGGGTGGTCCAGTCGGGTTCGTCGGCGGCGTTGAGGTAGGGGCGTTCTGTCGCGCCGCCTTGGTCGTCGCACTCTGGGCCGGGGTCAAACTCGGGTGTGTCGGGCACGTCGGGTTGGTCGTCTTGCCAGGTGCGGGCGCTGGTCACCATCCGTTCGGCGGTGTAGCCGAGCAGGTTGACCAGCAGGACGGGTGATACGCCGTCGTTCGCCAGGTCAGCGCAGGACGCTGCGCCGATCAGGAGGGCGCGGCCTGCGGCCTCCAGCTGTCCGGGCTCGAAGTGGCGGGCCATATGGCGGGCCAGCTGGCCCGCTAGGGCGAGGAGGTGCCGGGTCGTCTCGTCTTCGGGGTTGGAGCGGACGGCGGCCATCTCGGCCAGGCCGTGCTCCTCGTCGTACAGCGGCGGTTCGGGGTCGGGCAGGTCAGTCGAGGTCGCCACGGTCAGGGGCTCCTTGCAGGGGGTCAGGTCGGGTAGCGGGTCCATGCCGGCTGTGGCCGCCTGGGCGCGGGTCCGGGCAGCCGTGCGGGCGTGGTGGTCGCGGTCGTAGTGGAGGTGACAGCCCTGGCACATCGCCCGCAGGTTGTCTTGGTCGCAGTTCTCCGGTGTGTGGTCGAGGTGTGCCGTCGTCAGGACGACGACGGTCGTAGCGGTGCCGTAGGCCAGGCCACCGTGACGGTTCGGGCAGCGGCCGGCGTGCGTGCCGCGGCCGCATTCGCCCCGGCACTCGCACCGCCACCCGGCGCGTTCCTTCACCGCGAGGCTGATCTGCGGCCAGTCCTGCGGGTAGCGGTCCCGGTTCTCCGGGCGGATCGGGCTCATCGGGCGGGGTCCAATCTGGTCATGGGGTCAGCTCTCTTCTCGGGTCTGAGGCGGGGGATCAGAACAGGGTTTCCTGGCCGTTGACCGCGTCGATCGCGGCTTCCATCGCGGCCAGGTGCGCGCGGGTGCCCTTGCCGCGGCCGCCGCGCCAGGTCCTCCACACGGCCGACTGGAGGTCTGCAGGGACGGACCGCCAGTCGGCAGGGCACATCAGCTGGTGGGCAGGGACGCGGCGGACGCAGCCGTTCTTCGGGCATTCGTGGGTGTCATCGGCCGGTGTGGTCACCATGGCGTGTCCAGGAGTACGGCGCTGAGCCGGTCTGCGCGGTCCCGGCTGGTGGATCGCGCTAGCTCGCCGATGTCTTGGCCAGGGCGCAGGGCGTCGAACGACCAGGTTCCGCCGGGCACGTCGTCGAGGCGCCAGATGACCAGCATCAGCCCCGGGTACTCAGGGTGGGTGATGCGGGCAACGAACACGGCACGGATAGGTCCGTTGATGTCGGAGCCGGTTACCAGCCCGCCGGGGGTCAGGTCAGCTACGGTCGCCACCGTTAGGAGTCCCCTCGGCGGGCTGGTGAGGACCAGTACCAGCGGGCGCCTGCCGGGTCGGGTTCGGAGCGGGCCTTGCCGGCCTGCTCGAGCTGGCCGAGGAGGCGCAGGGTGAGCACCATCGGCGCGGGCCGGTCGGCCGGGCCGGCGGGGACCTGCTCGTCTGGTGCTGGCAGGTCGGTGGGCACGTACCAGCCGAGCTGGTAGGCGGTCAGGCCGGGTCGTGCGGTGAGGGCGGCCCGGATCGCGTCGGCCTGGGCCTGCTCCAGTTCCTGCTTCGTGGTGCGCCGGGGGTCAGGCATTCTGGGCCTCCGTGATGTCGGCGGCGGCCTTGCGGATCGCGGCGGCGAGCTCGCGGTGCTGCGCGGGCGAGGCCTTCGCCAGCATGTCGATGATGACGGCCAGGTCCCCTGCGTCGCGCGGGGCGATCCAGGCGTGCGGGCTCCGGCCGTCCACGCCGGACCGGTCGGCGCCCATGTCGACCTGCGGCTGGTCGTCCGCGTAGCCGCCGTGGATGGCGCGGACGTGGATACTGTCATCCATGCGCCCCGGCTTCCCGGGCACCTCGATCCGGGCGGTCTGGTTGCCGTGGAAGATGTACCGGTGACCGCCGCCGGCGTCGGTCTCATGGTCGACGACGCACCAGGGCGGGCACGGGTGGCCGTTGGGGTTGGCCCGGGGGTCAGGCATCGGGGGTCCTTCCTGCCTCGCGCAGGGCGCGGCGCCACCGGGCGGCCAGGTCGGCCTTGTACCCGCACCGGGTCAGGCCGGCAGGCCGAGACTTGAGGTCCTGGCAGATCCCGCAGCCGACGTCATGGTTGGCCAGCTGGCGGACCGTCAGGTCGACTACGGTCGTTCCGGTCAGGGCGGCGAGGATCTCCAGGTACGGGAAGCACGGCCACGGCTCCCAGACGGTGTCGTGGTTGATGCTGACGTGGCACAGGCCAGCGCAGTAGTGCTTGCCGTGGCCGTCGCCCGAACCCATACCGTAGGCCGGGGTCAGCGACCGGCGGTGCTGGGCGAGGGCGGCCTCGACGGCCAGCGCGGCCCGGTACGGCGCGCAGGGCCATCGGTCGGCGGGGCAGCGTGAGACGCAGATACCGGGCTGAGGGTGGTTCGTGCAGACGTGCTGCTGGTGGTCCTGCTTGACCTTGGCGACAGTGGCGGCCGCGGGGTCGGTCTGCTGTTCGGTCACCGGTCAGCCCTTCGCGGCGGCCAGGGCGGCGCGGGTCGCGTCGGCGGGCAGCTTCTCAATGTCAGACAGGGCGTATCCCCACGCCTCCAAGAGCAGCAGGTAGTGCCCCGCAATCGAGGTCTTGTCCCGGTAGTACCCGTGCCCGTCGAGCTCGTCGACGTACGACCGCCAGGTGTCGTCGGTGAGGCGGGCCTCCCAGGCGGCCAGGACGAGGCCGAGCGCGATGACCTGCTGGCGGGCCGGGGACGCGGCCCGAAGCGCGGCCGCGACAGCCTCCCCCGCGCTAGCCTCCACCTTGACGCCGAGCAGTTCGCAGGCCAGGCCGTGGCCGCCGCTGATCGCCTCGGACAGGGACCGGTCCCAGGAGTCAAACCAGGAGCCGCTGATCGCGCCGAAGATCACTGGCAGCGCGTCGTCGGGGGCGGCCTTGCGGGGCAGCAGCTCGTTCCTCAGCCAGTTCTGGCGGACGGTACGGGCGGACCGCCACTTCTTGTTGCAGTCGATCACGATCCGGCGCTGCTTAGCGGCCTGCTCCTGCGCGTCCGGGCTCGGGTCCTTCTTGCTGCTGCTGCTGGCGTTGCGTTCGAGGTGGCCGTGGACTTCCGGGTCGGCGCAGACGTAGACCGCATCCCAGACGCGGCCGCCGCCCTGCCAGCCGCGGCGCAGGTAGGCGGCGTGGCCGGGGCACTTGGCGTGGTTCTTCTCGGTCAGGTTCTTCCCGGCGGCGTCGGTGAGCTGGTTGATGTGCTGCCGCCAGGTGATTTGCGTCCCAGCCGGTGTCACCACCACACCGTCGTCGTTCTCGGCGAGCAGGAAGACCCCGGCGGCGGCCAGCTTCGCTATCAGGTCTCGTTTCCCGAACCGTTCGGCCTGGGTGTCGGTGAACAGCTGGGCGGCGTGCTGGAACGCGCCCGGCCCGGAAGCCACCTCGGCATGCAGCGCGGTCACGGCCTCCTCATCGCCTGTGGTCTCGAACTCGGCGATCCGCGCGGCCATCACCATGTCGGGCAGCGGCGGGCCGGCCATCAGCCGGGGCGACGCGGCCACCATCACGGCGCTGGCAAGAGCCGCCTTGTCCAGCCCGGTCCGCTTCCGGATCTCGGCCTGCGGGACCTTGAAGTCCAGGAGGGCCTGCACGAACGCGGCCTTGTCCTGGGCGGTCAGGCCGGCGCGGTGCTCGTTCTCGTCGAACTGGTCGCACAGCCGCGTGACCTGCCCGTCGCGGGTGGTGTTCTCGTCGCCGGTGACGAACACCGGCAGCACAAGGCGGCGGTCGTCACCGGCGGGGATGCCGTCGACGATCAGGGCAGCGGCGGCGAGGCGGCGGGAGCCGAACTCGAGCATGACCTGCCCATCGGCGGTCCGCACCGCCGGGCATGGCGTCCGGACCCCGCTACGGCGGACCGACGCGACGAAGTCGGCGTCGAGCCGCGGGTCTCGGCGGATGTTCCCGCCGAGCAGGACGGTGGCCGGGTCTACGTATTCGACGGTCAGGGTGTCAGGCATCAGTTTCTCCTTGTGTGTCGGTGCGGTTAGGTGCAGGGTGAGGGCCGGTTACCGGGACGCCGATGTCCCAGATGGAGCCGTCCCAGTAGTGGCGGGTGCCCCACTCCGGGCGGGTCGTCCGGACCGGCCCGCCAGCAGCCACCCAGCCGGGCGGGTAGACGGCGGCCACCTTGGCGAGCCACTGCTGCCCGTTCTCGTGGGGTTTGCGGGCGACGACGGGCAAGGTCCGCCAGCCGGGCCAGGCGTGGTCCATGGCGGCTTCGACGGCGCCGTTCTCCCGGTCGTGGCCGCCGCTCGACCAGCCCCGGCACGTCTTGCATGAGGCGTGGTAGAGCAGGTGGAACGCGGGGGCCGGGGCCGGGTTGTCCGACCAGCCGATGAACAGCTGGTGCGCGGCGGCTGGTGTCCTCACCACGTCGCCCGTCTCCTCGTCGAGCAGGTCGGCGAACAGGTCCAGCTGGCCGGCGGTCACAGGACGGCCCGGCGGTCACGCTCGGCGGTCGCGCATTCGACCGCTGTGTCTTCGTCCGGGTGGGAGTGGTCGCAACGCCACACCGGTTCCACAACCGTCCGGGCGCGCAGCACGGCCATCAGGTCGTTGCGGGTGCGGTAGTCGTAGCCGATGATCAGGCCCGCTGGGTCGGGCTCCGGGTCCGGCTCGTGGGCGACGTCGCAGTAGCAGACGCTGATCCGCGTGTTGTTGAACGGCCTCAGCGGGGCGACGAATGCGTCGCGGAACGCCTGGTCAGGGTCGCGGTAGCACTGGTTGAAGCCGTGGCCGCTGATCGCGTTGGTGAAGTTGACGCACGGGTGCGGGACCGGCCAGGCAGGCTCAGGCTGGGCCGGTTCGCCGTTGCGGTGCCAGTCGAGGTGCCCTTGCCGGTCGGCGTTCGCACCCGGGTACAGCTGGTGCTCGCCGCCTTTCCAGCCGCAGTCAGGGATCTTGCAGCGTGCCCGGCGGACCGTCTCAACCTCGACGTCGTTCGCGCGGAGCGGGCGGTTCAGGATCATGGCGGTCCTTTCAGAACGGCGGTGCGGCGGGCTCGAACTGCTGATGTGCGGCGACGGTACGGAGCACGGCCTCAGCGATCTGCGTCGCGGATTCCCGACAGACCATGCCGTGGCCGATAGTCGACGCGACCGCCTGGATCAGGCCCAGCTTCAGGGTGTATTCGCCGGTGAACTCGTCTTCGTCGCGGACGAACAGCTCTCGGGTGGCCAGCGCGAATAGGAGCTAGCCGCGGTCGGGCACGACCAGGTACTCCCTACGCGCCAGCGGGTCCTGCCCCCGGTAGACGAGCAGGCACTTGTGCACCTCGCAGACGTCTGCGGTGCCGTGCTCGTGCTGGGCGGCCTGCCGCAGTTCGTCGAGTGGCCATCCGAACCGGTACTGGATGGCCAGCACCTCGGAGGGCGGGCCGGGGTACTTAACGAATCGGGTCAGGGTCATCGCGTTCCTCCATGGGGGTCAGGCCGGCGATCAGTTCGGCGATGCGGGCGAGTTTCTGGGCGCGGGTCCGGCCGTCACATCCGCCGAGGTGGGGAGCGATGGGCATCCCACCGCCGCACGCGCACTGGCCGGGGTTGCAGCTGTCGTAGGCGGACGCGGCGAGCCATGCGCCCAGTTCGCGCAGCTCAGCCAGGGCAGCCGGGGCGCGGCGGTCATACTCCCACTTCCACCGCTGGCCGTCGTTCCAGTCGCGCTCGGCAAGCAGCGTGACAACCACGTGGGCGTGCAGCTCGGTGCCGGTAGCGTCCTGGATCTCACCGGCGAGCATCGCCTTGACGGTCTGCCAGTCGGCCTGGTCGAGCGGCACCGTCCCGCCGGTGACGCAGTCGTTGCAGCCGCATCGGGGCGGGTCAACCCGCCGTGGAGTGGTCATCGGTCAGCTGCTGTAGCTGCCGAGGTGCAGGCCGCGGTCTTCCAGCGACGGGGTGTCGTCGTGGGGCTCGTCTATCTCGCGTGCGGCCTGCTCGCGTTCGATCCGGCCGGCGCGGGCACCGTCCTCGGCTTCCTCCGCTGACGCCAGCTCGTAGTCCAGCTGCTCGTCGGTCATCTGGCAGATCTTGGGCGGAACCGCCGCGCGCTCGGTCACGTCCAGGTGCAGGTCGGACATCTCAGCGGAGGCGAGGATCTGCGAGTACACGGCGTCCGGGGTGCCAGCCGGGGTGTTGTAGAAGCGCTGGCACCAGCTGGCCAGCTTCCGGGCCAGCTCGGCGCGTTCCCTGCGGCTGAGCGGGTCGGCCCAGCAGGTGTCTGCGGTGTGGGCGGTCATCGGGTTCTCCTCGGTGGTCGGGGTTGGTTTCTCGTGCCCGTCACGGGCTCGAACCGTGACGCTTGCCGATCGGGCTCGGGTGGTCTAGAAGGTGATGCACTCCCAGCAGCCGCAGCCGGGGTCATGCTCGATGGCCTGGTCGAAGGTCCAGCGCTGCGGGCCGCGGTCGCTGTACAGGTACACGCTCACCGTTCCGTCCGCATTGTGGATCTGGCCGGTGTCGAGTTCGGTCTTGCGGACGTCCATGAGTGGCTTCCTGTCTGAGTGAATATTTTAATGTACGTAGAAATACTATATGAGGAGCGTAGAACGCGACAAGTAGAAGCGGCACAAAGACGCGGTATTTTCGCAGGTCAGCGACCGTCACCAGGCGCCGCCGTCGTTCGGGATGCCGTCGATCTCGTCGAGAACGGCCTCCTGGCGGTCAGGGCCGGACTCCAGCCCCCACCTGGGGTCGCCGGTGTGGAACACGCACAGGCCGCCGCTCATGCTCGCGAGGGTCAGCGTCGGCGGCCACCGCTTCGCCAGCCGGTGCAGGGCCCCGATCGTGCGGGCCTCTTCCTCGGTGAGCGTCCCGCCGTTCCCGCCGATGAGCTCTGGAGCCGCCAGCTTCTGGCACTTCTCGCACCGCACCCGCCGCGGGGCAGGCATGACATCGTCCGAGGATCGGCGCTGTGACGTCCGGCCTTCCACCGGCCAGTACCGGACCGTCCGCTCTACGACGTGGCCGCAGGCGAGCTGGAGGACCCACCAGCGGGTACGCCTGGACGTGTCTCGGCCGAGCGTGCTCCCCCGGCCGGAGCGGGGGCCGTAGGCGCGGGTCACGGCCCGCCACGGGTACCGGTCAGGCATCGGCGTCCGCCTCCTGCAGCGGGCGGATCTGCCAGGCGGGCCGGCCGCGGAGCCAGTGGGCGTGGCGGCCGCACAAGTCGAACTCGGCCTGGCCGTGGCCGGCCGCCCGGTGCCTCGGCGGGTGCTTGCATGGCGGCTGTCCGAGCCGGGCCGCCTGGCACTGGGCGGGAGCCGCGCTAGCGTCCATGTACTCGGCCCGGCCGGACGGGATGTCGTGCAGCTCCCTGTGGCCTGGCGGCAGCAGGCAGAACGGCGCCTCGCAGGCCGGCCAGAGCATCGCGAAATGGTGCACGTCGCCGGCGTGGCTGCGGCACGGGTACACGTGCCCGCCGACGACAGCTACCCGGGTGCAGGACTGAGCTGGGGTCGGGTCGGTCATCGCGCCCTCCTCTGTCGCTGGCTGGTCTTCTGGCGGCGGGTGCAGGCCCGGTCGTCGCGGCACTGCATCCCCGACCCGCCTTCCTCGACTGCGAACAGGACCGGCCCCATCTGGTCGGCGGGCTGGTCGGTCTTGCACCACTGGCAGGCGTACGAGTCCGGTTCGGCAGGCTTCTCGGTGCAGGGGCGGGCTTTGATCCGCTCGAGCGTTGCCTTGGCGACCTCGATGCGGATGCAGCCGCAGGACCGGGTCCGGGCGCGGCGCAGGTCCTTGCCGTTCACCGTGAACGCCGGCGACCCGCAGCCGCCGAGGTCGACCGCGCACTGGGCCACCCATCGGACACCAGTCGTCTTCGAGGGGGCCGCCTCCGCGCGGCGGACCACCCGCAGCCGGTCGAACGTCCGGCCGGACAGGTCGATGTACGCGGCCACTACGCCTGGTCCTCCCCGGTCTTCTCCCACCACGGGGTCCAGTCGGCGGGCGCCTGCTGGCCCTGGAACTGGAATCCCAGCGACCAGGAGTGGTCGCGTAGGAGGTCCCGTGTCATCTGGGCAAACCCAGGATCATCGCAGCCTGCCGTTACCAGCTCGGCGATGATTTCGTTAAGCGAGGCCAGGTTCGCGGCGACCCGCTGGAGCGTGTCGGTGCGGACCCGCAGCCAGGTGCCTTGCAGGCAGCCGCACGACTTGACGTGCCCGCGGAGCAGCTGGGTCGACGTCACCTGGACTGTCCGGTCCGGGTCACATTTGCACTGGCACACCCACGTGGGCGGCCTCAGGCCGGGGACGCGGTACAGGACTTTGAGCTGGCCGAACTCTTCGTCGGTGAGGTCGCGGGCCGGGCGTCCGGGGCGCCGCTTGACCGTGTCTTCGGTCATCGGAAGATCCGGGCGAGCACTCTGCCGGTGATCCGGCCAGCCGCGCGGCGGGCGATCCGGCGGCCGACACGGCCTCTGCGGACTGCGTTGACGTCGTTCGTGATGCGCAGAGCGCGGTACACCTGGGACTCGAAACTGCGGGCCATCACTGGTCTCCTTCCTGGTCGGCGAAAAGGTCGGGGGTGCCGCAGTCGCCTGGCGGGCGCGGCAGGTGGGACTGGTCAGGGAGCGGGAACAGGGTCAGCGGCTCGGCCGCGTCGAAGTCGGCGCGGTTCATGTCGAGCCAGTCGGGGTTGTTCATCTGCCGGGCTCCGCATCACGGCCGTTGTGATCCCCGGCCCGGCAGCAGGCGCACAGGCCGTCTTCGCCGTCCGCCTGGCATGGGCACGAATCGCCGACGGGGCACGCGCAGTCGGTCTCTGTGCGCGGCCGCTCGCCCCGGTCCAGGGCGTCGGCGATCAGGCCTACTGTCTCGGGGAACGTGCTGTTCGGCACGGCGTCCTCCAGGTCGGACAGCTCGTCGTCGGACAGCTCGCGTCCGGCCCAGGACTGGACTTGGGCGCGGGTGAACGACAGGACCCGGTCGTTGTCGCGGTCGCGGTGCACGGGCCGGATCGTGACTTCGAGGGCGGAGCCGTCGCTGTCGGTGACGTGAAATGAGCCGGTCAGCCCGTCCATCGTCACCAGGCCGGGCAGGGTATCGGCCGTTACCACGCCGGGCAGGGCGGGGCTGATCATGGCTTCGTCGTCCTGCTCGATGCGGCCGAGCAGGTAGTTCGCGTAGACGCTGACCATCTGGCCGGTGATCACGGACATGCCGGCTCCTTTCGGTTGGGCCGGTGGTTCAGCCGGCATCGGTCGCCGTCGCGCTTGCTCAGGTTGCAGGGGAAGCAGAGGGTCTGGTAGCCGTCAGGGAAGCCGTGGCGGATCAGCCAGCGGTAGAAGTGCCAACCAGCGAGCTGCCGACCGAACAGCTCCTTGCGGTGCTCACCGCCGGTGCCGTCGATGTGGTCGATTGTCAGCCGCTTAGTAGACCCGCAGCATGCACATGACCAGCCGTAATGATCGAATACGCGCTTTCGCATCTTGTCGCGCTTCCGCGCCTCATTCTGACGGTTGGCAACCTCCGCTCCCGGCCTGGCGCGGCGTAGCCGCTGCTGCTCAGCTGACGTCAGCCCCGATGGTTTCCTGGGCTGGTAGCCGGTCTCTGCCCATTTGCGGTGCCGCGCCTCTCGCACAGAGCGAGCACGCTTTCCCCGGCCCTCGGGAGTTGACCTGGCCGCCGAAATACAGCTCTTGCAGTCCGGACGGCGACCATCGCTCGAACTGGCCATGCGGTAGTAGTCCGTCAACGGCTTCGGGACACCGCACTTGGAGCACGCCTTCTTCGGGTCGCTGTCCTCGGACAGCCCGCCCGTCGCGTCCTCGGCCATCACGCGACCTTTAGGCCGCGTTGGGCGGCGATCTGCCGGGCGCACTGGCACGCAGCGTCCCCGACCGTGTGGCCCCATTTCTCCATGTGGGGGCATTGGAGCGTTTCGGCGTGCTCAGTGCCGTCGGGGTGCCGGACCACGATCCGCGGGGCGTAAAACGTCTTCGGGTATGGTTCGGCGCCGACCAGCGCGGCCGGGGCCCCGCGTTCGGCCTGCTCCCGGTATTCGGTCCAGGTCCAGCGGCCGTTCCGCGGGCCGCCCGCCCGGCCGGCGCCGTTGACACCCCACCAGTCCAGTAGTTCCTCGGACGCGAACCGTACGGCTTTCTCCCAGGGGATCTCCCACAGCCTTTCCGGCTCGATCCCGGCGGCTCTCCCCTCCTCAGACAGCAGGTAGCCGTTGCAGTCCCGTTCGGCCTGTACCCAGGCGGCGTGCCGGTACAGGTCGTATTCGGCTCGGAGCTGGGAGGTCACCGGTCGGCCTGGAACATGTCGGGGCCCGCGCAGACAAGGGCAGGCCAGAGCGGTTCAGGGCTGACGGCCGCCTCGTCCACGTCACCGAGGGCGTCACCGTCAACCGCAGCGCAGGCCAGCCGTTCAGCCTGGTCCGCGGTGTCGGCCTGGACGAACGTGCAGTACCGCCCGAACCGGCCGCTGAGCGGGCCGCTGTCCCTGGCCGGGTGCTCGCCTTCGAGGACCCCGGCGACTAGCAGCTCACCGGAATCTCCGTCTCGCAGGCCGACCACAGTCCACGTGCTCATGACAGGCCCCGCAGCATGGCGCGGAGCCCGGCCAGCCCGGTTTCGAGCCGAACTGCCGCCGCGGTCAGGTCCCTGGCCTCACCAGGCGAGATCAGCGTCTCGCCGTTGCCGACCTGGAACGCGAACGTGGCGATCGCGGTCCGGGTCGTGGTCAGGTCGGTGACCAGCTGGCCAGTGCCCGTCCCATCCCGGTCCGCGGACGGAACCGGCCGGTCGTCGACCGGCGTGATGGTGAACTGGCCATCTGCGCTGGCCACCTCCCACGTGCCGACCATCGCGCGGCCGGTGAAGCGGGCCTTGGCGAGGGCCTGAATTGCGGTGGCCGCAGGGTGCCCTTTCCCTATCAGGAATACGGCCGCGTTAGCGTGGTCCATTTCCTCTCCTTTCTGGGTTCGGCTGAGGCGCCGGGGGTCCGGCCGGGCTAGCGGGGAAGGACAGCCCGGCCGGACGGCCTGGCGGCTCAGGCGATCCGCAGGCCCCGCTTGTAGGCCATGGACCGGGCGCACTTGATCGCGGCGTCCTCGGACCCGTGCCCGTACTTCTCTACGTGCTCGCAGGTCAGCTCCTCGACCGTCTCCTTGGCCGGGTCGTCCAGGTCGGGGACGATGATCTTCAGGACCGGCCGGTAGAACGTGACCGGGTAGGGCGTCGCCTCGACCCGCGCGAAGGACCCTGCGGGCGGTACCGGCTGGGTCGCTGGCCGGTCCACCCTCACCTCGCCGGTGCTCATGTCGATGTCCAGCGGGTCGCGCTCCGGCGGCGTGGTGGAGACCATCCGGGCGTCCATCGCGTGCATCGCCTCGTACTCGGCGACCTCGGCGGGGAACTCGCCGGCCAGCGCCTCGCCCGCCTGGGCCTCGGTGAACCCGCCGTCGAGCAGCCGGGCGAACGCCGTCGTGAACTCGGTCCGGCGGGCCTTCGAGCGGGCCGCGTCGTCCGGCGTGGCCTGGCCAGCCTGCAGCGCCTCCTCGACCACCCGGTCGATGAACTCGTCCACGGCGTCCGGGCTGACGACAACCACGTTCGGGGCGACCTCAATCACGCCAGCGTCGTCGCCGGCCGGTTCGGGCTCGCCTGCCGCGTCCTGGGCGGCGATCTCCTCGGCCAGGGTGACGATCTCCAGCGCGTCGTCGATCTGCTGGTCGGTCATCTCTGGCTCCGGGGCAGGGGCGAGGTCCTCGGGCTGCTCGGCGATCGCGGCGTCCAGCCGGGCGCCCGACTCGCTGTACTTGTCGCTCAGCCGCTGCGCCTCGGCCTTCGCTCCGGCGTCCAGCGCGTCGTACTTCGCCGCCAGCCGGTCGGCCTCGGTCTGCTCGGCCGCGGCCTCGTGCATCGCGTCGGCGCGGGCTGCGTTCAGGGCCGCCTTCAGCGCGGTCGACGGGCGCCGGGACTGGGCGGCCATGTTCGCTGCCAGCCCTTCCAGTTCGGCCAGGGGCATCGTCTTGTAGTTCGTCTTGCCGGCCACTGTGGGCCTCCCTCTGGGTTGGGGGTTGGGTTCTGCGTGCCCGTCACGGGCTCGAACCGTGACGCCTGCCGGCCGGGCTGCTGGTCTAGATGTCCTTCTCGGCCAGCTCGTTGACGCAGATCTCGCAGGGGCAGCCGGTCTGGACGTCGACGATCCCGGCTACATACAGGCAGGCATCGTCGTCGGAGAGGCCGGGGATGTAGTTGGGGGTCATTTCGGGCTCCTCTGGCTGGTCTGGATGTTTTTTGCTTATGTAAAAATAATATCCGAGGAGCGTAGAACGAACAATAGGAATGGGCACAAAGACCGGGAATTTTCGCAGGTCAGCGGCTCGCCGGGGCTACGTGGCCGACGTGCCAGGCCGGGCAGTGCGGGCACTTGTAGGTGTTGAGCGCGGCCGGGGACGCGCCGCCCCGGACAAGGCGGGCCAGGTGCTCCTGGGCTGCTGCCTTGTCCGGGTGCTTCTTCTTGGAGCCGCAGGCCTGCGCCCGCGTCCTCCTCCGCTTCGGTTTCACCACTCACCCCAGCGACCGCCACGCGGTGATGTCGGCGAACACCGCGGCGGCGACGAGCAGGCCGTTGAGTACCGCGCAGATCAGGACGCCGAGCGCAACGCCGAACCGGCGGCCAGCCTCGAACGCCGACGACCGCGGCGGGCTGCCCGGGTTCACCGGAGGTCTCCGGCCTGGCCGAGGTCACCGGTGTCGAGGCCGAGCGCGACGGCGATCTTCAGGGCGCTGGAGAGGCTGATGTCCTTGCCGGTCAGGCAGTTGTGGACCGTCCAGTGGGACGACAGGTGCGCGGCCCGCGCCAGGTCGCGGGCCGACCAGCCGCGCCGGTCCTTCGTCTCCTGGACGACCGCGGCGAACGTCCGCCGGACGCCGGCCGCGACGGTGACCTGCGGCAGTGGCGGCGTGCCGTCCATCACAGCTCACCCGGCGGGGTGCCGTCCACCTTGCGGAGGCTGACCGGGTAGTTCTGAGCCGCGTCGATGTACGGGCTGAGCTTCGACAGCATCGACGGGGAGGCCTTGGCCAGGGTGGCGACCTTCCACGCCAGCTCGACGTCGGGCGTCCCGCCGAGGCCGAACACCTCGCGGGCCTGGTCGAGCGGGATGGTCGCCGTGCACACCCCGGACGTGTCCCATTCCAGCGTGATGGTGTCCGGCTGTTCCGCGTCCTCGGGCGGGGTGAATGCGGGCCGGGGGGCGCCCATCATGAAGTCGGTCATTTCCGCGTTCCTCCGATCGTCTTTCTACGCTACGTAGAACTACTGGGGTTGGGTAAGGGGCACGGGCTTGCCGTCGCGGTACTCCGCGATGCAGTTCCTCCTGGTGAGGCCGTCGCGGACGGTGACCCGCTCGACGGCGTGGAGGCGGCCGGGCACGCTGGCCTCACAGGCGGCGGCCATGGCCTGGTCGAGCTGCAGGCGGCCGAACGGCCGCGTGTCATACGCCCCGATCCCGGCGCCGCACGGGTACACCTCGAAGTGCTCCCCGTCGGCCGGTACCGGCTCTCCCTCGAGGTACGGCCAGCGGCCTGTGTGGTCAAACTCGCCGATGAACTGGGCGACCACCCGGGGGACGGTCGCGGTGGCCAGGACGTCGCCCATCCCCGCCTGCGTCATCACGCCTTCGGCGGCCGCCACGATCTCGACGTTGTCGGAGCCGACGATGAGGGCCTGGCCGAGCGGGATCCTGACCCGCCGCGTGACCCACACCGCTACCGGGCAGCCGCACGTGTTGTCCCGCTCCCCGCGGCAGCCGGCCTGGTGCAGCTTCCCCGCGACTTCGCCGGGGGTCAGGCAGCCTGCGGCGAGCTCGCCAAGCGCGGCGGCGAGCAGGTCGCACAGCGCGTCGTCCAGGCCGTTCACCGGGAGCCTGCCGGATCCAGCTCGGGATAGACGGTGTCGGCGGTCTCGGCGTCGAACGCCATGAGGAACGCGCGGAGCACGTCGGGCAGGTCGGCTGTCGCCTCCTCGTCGTACTCGGGGAGCACGCCGGGGTCGGCACAGGTTTCGGCTGACTCCCAGGTGGCCTCGGCGGTGAACTGGGAGACGATCACGTTCAGCCGGGGGCCTGGGAGCCTAGCCAGCAGCCACTTGACGATCGGGCATTCGTAGCAGTTGCTCCGGTAGCCCTGGCAGCCCGCGCCGGCGAGTTTCCGTGCAACGTCGTCGGCGGTTTCGCAGCCGCTGGCCAGTTCGGCGAGGGCGGCTTCGAGCTGGTCCTGGTGGTTCACTGGCCGGCCTCGGGCAGCTGGATGTCGGGGCGGGTGGTCTCGGCGTCGCTGGTCATGGGCGGGAGGGGCAGCAGGGGCTCGGGTTCCGGCTTCGGGTCGATGCCGAGTAGCACGCGGGCCTGGCCGACGATGCCGTCGAGCAGGTCCATCGCCCGGCCGTCGCTGCCGTCGTACGGCTCGCCGCCGTCGTCGGGCTCGCCGTCTTTCCGCATCGCGGCGATGTCCTGGACGAACGCGCGGAGCACGGTCAGTTCCTCGAACAGGCGGAACTCGGCGAACCGGCCTGCGCCGCCCTGTGCCACTCGCGCCTGCCTGAACGCTTCTATCGCCATGTCTGGGCGGATCACCGGGGCGCGCTGCCCGGCGACCTCGGCGACTACGCCGTTGTCGGCGTCAAGGACGACGGTGAAGCCGGGGGCTATCTGCCATTGAAGCTGGTCAGCGTATTCGGTCATGACTGCGTTGTCTCCTCTGTGCTCTGGGTGGCGCCCGCGGGTGCGGGATCGTCGTCTTCGTCGTCGATGTCGGGCCAGTCGTCTTCGTCCTCTTCGGGGCGTTCGCTCCACTCCCAGGCGGGGAACCGCCAGGTCCAGTCCCTGCCTGACCGCGCGCCGCTCTCGAGGCAGTCGACCAGCAGCCCGGCGAATAGCGAGTTACGGGCGGCTACGCGGATTAGGAACCGGTGGATGCTGGCCGGTGGGCCTGCGAGGTGCCAGTCGCGGCCGTCTTCGCCGATCTCGACGGTCATTCCGGCGTCTTCGGCGGCGTCCTGGATCAGGGTGCGGCGGTCGTCGTTCAGCTCGGCGGCGGTCATCTCCGGGTTTCCTCCGGGCTGGCCGGCCGCCAGCAGGTCGTCATCATCCGGCCGCGGTAGCCGAGGTCTTCCCGCACCCTGCGGAGCGCGATCTCGGCGTTCTGCCGGATCGCCCACCGGGTGGCGACGAGCCATTCGTCGTCCCGCTGGCGGACCGCGCAGGACCACCCGTACCGGTCGGCTATCTGGACGCATACCTGGTCAGCGGTCGTCTGGTCAGGGCAGGGGATCACGGCCTCCCAGCCGTTGACCAGCGGAGCCCATTCGGCGGGCGGCTGGCCGGTCGCCTTCATATGCTCGTCGAGCTTGCAGAACGCGGCCAGGCAGCCGACGGCCGCCACTGACGCTTCGGAACTGTCCGGCCCCGCGGCCACGTACCTGTCGGCGGCCCGGCGGGCGTCGGCTAGCAGCTCGTCTGAGCTGGCCATCACGCCTGCACCGCCGCTGCGATGGCGAGCAGGCAGTCAACCCAGGCGGCCATCTCGGCTTGCGAGCTGAACTCCAGGTCGACGCCGCCAACGCGGATCTCGCCGTCGAACCGGTCGGGTCGCGGCTTAAAGCCGTCGGTGGGCAGGTCGGAGTACCAGAACACGGCGAGGGACGGTGTCCGGAGGCAGGCGGGTCCGTCGACGTGGACGGATGCCTGCCGGAACGCGGGGTGCATCGGCGTCCCGTCATGGAAGGTTGTCGGCTCGGTGTCGGTCTGTGCGGTGCGGACGTCCCACCCGGCGGCGTGTAGCTTCTGGGCAAGGGCTGCGGCGGCCTTGTCGGCGCCGGTCTGCGCTATCACGGTTTCCACTGGGTCTCCTTCAGCCGGCCGGGGCCGGCTCGATCTTCGAGGCGGGGCAGTCGGCCGGGCACCGTTCGTCGTCGGTTCCGGCCAGGCGGGTCGGGGCGCTGCAAAGGGACCAGCGGCACCAGATGCCGTCGTCCCGGTAGTGGTCGTTCCACCTGTACGCCGCTGGCTTGCCGACGCGGGTTGCGGTTGTCATCGGTCTCCTCTCGGTTGGGACTGACCTGGTCCGATCGGCTGCCCGGCCCGGGGGGAGTCGGGCCGGGCAGCCTCCTCGGGCGGTCAGGCGCGCGCCCAGCTGGAGGGCGGGGTCTGCCGCCAGGGCAGCAGCTCGTCTAGCCGGGCGTTGACCCTGCGGGCCTGGTCGTACGCTTCGGCTGGGATCTGGTGCAGGGGGTCCGGGAGCGGCCTGCCCGGGTCTGCGTCCGTGTGGATGTCGTGTGCCGTGCTGGCCGCCATCTGCTGCCTCCGTGGTGGTGGGCTATTTTTTCTACATTTCTCATCTTAATGTAGAACGTAGAACGAATCAATGATGAGTGTAGAAGTTTTGGGCAAAAATGCAGGTCAGCCGGTCAGTCCCACACCCACCAGTCGGGGTCGTCGGCTGCCCGGTCTGCTTCCAGCAGCGCCGCGAGCAGCTGGGTCCGCTGCGTCTTCGTGAACCGCAGCGCGCCGCCGACCGTCACCAGGCCGCCGTGGATGCCGACCGGCAGTCGGCCGCCGTCGATCGTCTCCACGACGGCCACCTGGCGGGCCGGGCCGGTCACTGGGGCTCCCCGTCCCTCGACGACGTAAACTTCGCCAGCGCAGCGGTCAGCAAGACCATTTGGCAGAAGTCGCACCGCTCGCCTTCGGCTGCGCAGTTGTCGGCGTCAATCGGGTCGATCCGGGCGGGCGGTTCGACGGGCTCGGGCGGGCAGGCGAGGCAGTGGGTGTAGCCGAGATGGTCCCAGTGGCCGATCACCGGGGCTCGGTAGCCGCCGTGCGGGCCAGGAACCTTCAATCGGCGGGCCTGGTCGAACAGGGCGGCGTCGGCGGGGCTAGGGACGTTCACAGGACGTCCTCGAACACGGCCACCTGGTCGTCGTCCCGGGCGACGACGGCATAGGCGACGGTGCCGGGCCGGTCACCGCGCGCCTCGCTGGCCGCTTCAGCTGCCGAGTTCCGCGCTTCGGACCAGCTAGGCACGGCCCCGCGGCCGTTGTCGGCGTTGACGCCGAGGAACACCTGGCCTTCGACGGTCTCCACGGCCTGGCCGACCTTCCAGTAGCCGCGGGTCTTGCCGGGCTGGACCATCGGGATGGCAGCGAGGTCGGCGTCCGGCTGAGCGTCCAGAGCGGCCTTGGCCTGCTTGACGGCGGTGTCGGTGGGCCACCAGCGCTGGGTCATGTCGATGTAGGGGTCCATGGCGGTCAGGCGCTCACAAACCAGTGGCCGGTGCCGTAGGTCTGGGCAAGGTAGTCGGGGGCGTCGGCCCACCAGCCGCTGTAGACGACCTGCTGGCCTCGGGGGCCGCTGAGGGTCCAGGTGCCGAATCCGTTCGGCTTGGCCTGGGCGGACCTCGTGTCGATGCGCATGGCGTTTCCTCTCTGGGATGGGCGGTCCTGGTGGCCGCTTCGTGCCCGGACCCGCCTCGAACGGGTCTGGCTGCCTGCCGGGCTGGGGGGCTACTTGACGTCGATGCCGATGGACCGCAGCTCGTCGGGGGTGAGGAGCGCGCCGGCGGTCTCCCAGTGGAGGTGGTTCTTGGCGATCAGCAGGTCCAGCTCCGGGCCCTGGCTCTGAAGCTCGCCCGAGGGGTTGAGCATCAGGTGGGCGTCGAGCTTCTGCTCGATCAGGTCGAGGGTCGAGCGGATGGAGCGGGCACGCTGCCGGATGGACTGCTCGGTGTGGTTGATGCCGCGGAGCGCGTTCTCAAGCGCGTGCTGGACGTTGCGGTCCTCGCGGGCGTCCACGAGGGCGCCTATCTGGCTGAAACTGATTCGCTCGTTCATGGCTCTCTCCTGCCGGTCTGGATGTTTTTTGCTTATGTAGAAATACTATACGAGGAGTGTAGAACGCGACAAGAAGAGGCGGCGCAAAGACGCCGTATTTTCGCAGGTCAGTGGCCTAGTACCAGCCGTCTGCTTCCTCGTGAGCCCATGCTCCGCATGGCGACCCGTACGTCGCCTGGATGTACCCGAGGCCCCACCTGATCTGGGTGGCGGGGTCGGTGCGCCAGTCCGGCCCGGCGGCGGCCATCTTGTCGCCGGGGAGCGCCTGGGGGATGCCGTACGCGCCGGTGCCGGGGTTATACGCGGCCGCGTTCCAGCCGGACTCCCGCTCCCACAGGAGGAGCAGGCAGCCCATCTGGGCGGTGTCCCAGCCGTAGGCGGGGAGCATGGCCTCGGCGATCTGCTGCGGCGATCCGGCGGGCTCAGGTGCCGGCGGGCTCGCCGAGGGGGCGGGTGACGACTCCTCGTCCGGGGAGGCTGTCGGGGTCGGGGTGGGGGCGGGGATTGCGGCCGGGCTAGCCGATACCAGCCTCGGGGCCGGAGTGTCCGTGGCGGCAGGGCTGGGGGCGGGGATCGGCGACGCGGAGGCGACCGCGTACGGTGCTGTCCAGTGAGGGATCCGCGGCGCGGTCAGGCTGACGGTGACGGCTACCGGGCGGGCCGGCCGGGCCGGATGGGTACTTGCGGCGAGCAGCAGGGGCAGCAGGACGGACAGGGCCGCGAGAAGGGCAGCGGTGAGAGCCGCCCCCAAGGGCGGCGTCCGGCTGGGCCGTCCGGCGCGATCGCGGCCGGACGGCCGGTGTGTCACAGCCGGTCAGTGAGCCGGCCATGTCGGGGGGTGGCCGCTGCGCTGCCGACGCAGGCCTTCGGGCCCGGGCGCCGCTGTGCCGGGCCGGGCGCCCGCAACGCGCCCGGCAGCCGGGCAGCCCTATCCGCGCATAGGTACGCGGCGGGCTGCGTCATACAGCCAGGGGACGGCCCGGCGTGGCAGCAGGACTCAGACGCGGGCCGCGTCGTGCGGTTCCTGCGGCTCGGCAGGCGCGTCTCCGATTCCGAAGTCGGCGAGCATCAGCGAGCCCAGCCGGACCAGGCGGACCAGGCGGACGCCGTTCAGCTGGTCGAGCTGCACGTCGTGTCCGCGCCTGGCCAGCGCTTCAGCCAGGTCGGCTACGAGCATCACGGCGTCGGCCTGGCGGACCATGCGGCATCCCACCCTCGGGCCGTCGATCTTCTACAAGACTTAGACCTCGCGCGTATCCTGAGATTGCCTAGATCTTCAGGGATACGAGCACGAGGTCTTGCCATGGATGCTAACACGGACCCTGCTGTCGGTACGAACGTCCGGCAGGCCAGGCGCGCTGCCCGGCTCACCATCGAGCTGGTCGCCGGGCGGATCGGCCATTCCAAGAGCTGGCTGTCCATGGTGGAGCGGGGCCTGCTCCCGCTGGACAAGAGGCAGGACATCGCCGCGCTCGCCGAAGTGATCGGGGTATCCGCCGACGCGCTGCTCGGCCAGCCCGTGCCGGAAATCCGGCCCCGCCAGGCGCCGTGGAGCACAGTGGCGTTCCGGGCGGTCCTGCTCGACGCGACCCTCGACGGGCCGCCGGACGGCCCGGCCCGCCCGCTGACCGTGCTCGCCGCGGTCGCGGCGGACATGGACGCGGCGCTGCGCCGCGCCGACTATGCCGCGCTGCAGCTGGGGCTCCCCGGGCTGCTCGGCGAGCTGCAGGTCCACGCGGCGGCCGGGGGCGGCGCGGGGCGGGACCGGGCCGCGCGGCTGCTGGTCGCGGCGACGGCAACGGCGGCGATCACGCTGAAGCATCACGGTCACACCGACCTGGCCTGGATCGCGGCGGACCGGGGGCGGCAGGCCGCTGCGCTGACCGGCGACCCGGTCCAGGAGGCGGCGGCGGCGTTCGGGTGCGCGCACTGCACCAACAGCGCGAACCGGCCGCGGGTGCTGATGTCGATGCCGGCCCGCGCCGACAAGCTGGAGCCGCTGTGCGGGGACAACCGGTACGCGCGTGAGGTGTACGGCATGATCCGCCTGTCCGCGGCGCTGGCGTGCGCCGTAAGCGGCGACCATGCCGGGGCGCGGGACCAGGGCGGCGAGGCAGCCCGGGTAGCCGGCGAGCTCGGAGACCGGCCCGAGGCGTTCGAGGTGTTCGGGCCAGCGAATGCCGGGATCTGGCGGGCGTCGCTCGCCGTTGAGGCCGGCAACGCGGAGGAGGCCCTGGCGCATGCTGACGCGGTGGAACCGCGGGCGCTGGCGTCAGCGAACAGGCGCGGCGCGCTGCGGATGGAGCGATCCCGGGCGCAGTGGATGCTCGGCAACGACGCCACGGCGGTGGCGGAACTGCGGCGCGCGGAGAAGCTGTCCCCGGTACAGGTCCGCAACCACCCGATGATCCGGAATCAGGTGGCGCACATGCTGGCCAAGGCCACGCGCGAAGCCGGCGGCGCCGAGCTGCAAGGGCTGGCGTGGCGCATGGGGATGCGCGCCTCGTGAATTGCGGGCTGAATCTCGCGCTTGTTCAATCCGCTGAACTTTTCCGCCCGGCTACGGCGTATGGTCGGCGGCGTGAGTGCAGCCTTAACGCCTGGCAACGTACGTGCCGCGCTGCGGGACGGTGACCACGTGGCCCTCTTCGCGGAGAACCCGCATCGCCTTGCGGACGGTGATCCTGGCGAGCCCGGTGGCTCCCATCAGTTCCTGCTCGCTCGGCAGGACCTGGCCGGGCCGCAGTTCGCCGGACTGGATCCGGTCACGGAGCCACGCCGCCAGCTGCAGGTAAGGGGGCAGCGTGCCCCTGTAATCGATCTCCGGCGGCCCGTCCACCGGGGTAACGTACAGGACGCTCTCCGTAGGCGATCATGGGCCTACGAGCGCATACGTTCGCGAACGTGAGCGGAGGGAAAGACGGGTGAGCACCACCAAGGACACCCCGAAGGAGCAAGACCGTGCCCGCACGGCGGTCGCCGAATGGCGCGCGGCCAACCCGGGCGGCACGCTCGATCAGATGATCGAGGCGACCGGCGGGGACTTCCACCAGGACTACGGTCCCCTGCTGCGCGGTACCTGGCACCTGCTGGCCGACCGCGAGGCACGGGACCGCCAGGACGCCGGTTCCTCCGCAGGTACGCGCGCGGAGGACCCGGCGGCGCGCACCGGGCCGGGAGGTAATCCACCGGTAAATGCGGCTGGCGGAGTTAACGGCCTTCCGGCCCGCCGCGCCGGGGACGGCGGTGCAGTAGTCTCTGCGCCGCCGTCCCCTCGCGGCGGGAGCACGCCGTGACCGGCCCGGAACCCGCACCGGTCATCGCCGGCGACGACCAGGCGCTCACCGCGCTCGGCGAGACATTCGGCGACGAGTACGACGAGTTCTGGATCTTTGACGGCGAGTGGGGTGCGCGCCACAAGCACGCCGCCGATGAGGATGACGTCGTGACCGCCCGGAGCCCGGACGAGCTTGACGCCGCACTGCGGGCGGACCTCGCGCGGCGGCAGCCATGCTGAGCCGGGGGCAGATGACCAGGGCCGGCGCGGATGACTGCGTGGAACGGCGGATCGACTTCGAGCGCGCCCACCCCGGCGAGGCCCAGTTCGTCCCGCCCGCCGTGCTGAACGGCCGGTGGCGGGTCATCGTCCCTCCCGGCCGGATATCCGCCGACCCGACCGCCACGACCATCGGCGCCGAGGACCTGTGCGGGCTGATGGACCGGCTCGATGCGATCTACCCAGCGGAGACGTCGTGACTGCGCAGTGGGCGGGCCAGCACGCGGCGCCGGCCGTCGGCGTGCCCACGGTGGCGGCCGGGATGCGCAGACTCCGGATCGAGCGCGGCATGTCGCTCAGCGAGGCCGGGAAACTGCTGTTCATGAACCGGGGCAACGTGCACAAGTGCGAGTCCGGGGTGCGCCATCCACCCGCCGCGGAGTACGTCGCCGCGGCGTTCAGCGTGACCGTGGCCGAGGTGCTGGCCCCGTGCCCGCACTGCGTAGGCCGTCCTCCGGCGGGCTACGAGTGCCTGCGGTGCCGGGCGTCCTCGCCGCTGGCAGACGCGGCCGGATCCCTGCAGGGCGTTCCCGGAGGCCCGTCGTGACGCCCCGCTGCGCCGGCTGCGGGTGGGGGCGGATGGAGGCTGCTTGCGCCCAGATGCCGTGCCGGCTGATCAGGCGGCCGGGGCCGGGCTGGCTGGCGATGTGGTCGAGGCGCCCCCGCCCGCACTGGTCCCGTATCGTCATGCGCCCGTCCCGCGCTGGTGAGCGCAGGACGGGCTGCGGCGCCCGCACCAGGCAGCCGGTGGCGGCCAGCGACCTATCCACGGGAACGCGGGCCCCCGGACTGCCTGGTGCGGCGGAATACCGCGCCGGGGGGTGGAGGGCCCATCCCCCCGGCGCGGCTCTGAAGGAAAGGTCTACCATCCCAATCTGCAGGTCGGGTAACGCCAGCCACACAAATACCGGTATTTGGACATGGGTCGCTGTGAGACCTATTGTGAGGCTGGAGTTGCGCCGGGGGTGGAGGGCCCGCTCCCGGCGCAACTCTCTGACCACCGATAATTCCCCCCGCAGCCGGGCCGGCTCGGCTATTCGGGACAGCGGTCCGCCTGCCCGCTGGACATCCCCCGCCCGGCGCCGTCGGGCACCCTCAGACGGCACGCTCCCCTGTCTGCACGTCGACCAGCCCGGCTGCGACATCAGCGTCGAGGGGGTCGAGTTCCCACCGCCACGGCAGGGCGTCGAGGACCTCCCTGGGCTCTCCCAGGTAGCCCGGGACCGACCACAGGCCAGCGAAATGCTCCTCCACCACCACGAGGATCGGGTCGGCCTGGTCGGGGGCAGGGTAGACGCTGAACCGCTCGCCTTTCCGGGCCGCGGCAGCCCAACGGCCGAGCGTCCCGGGGAACAGGTCGGCCGCCTCGATCGTGCTGGCGCGGGGCCGTGTCATGGCGGCGTGGATTTTCCTGCGCCACGCGGCCAGCGGGTCCTTCGCCGGGTTGCGCTCGTCGTGCAGGACCAGGCGCGTGCCGTCGTCGGCGTGCTGGACTGTGACGGCCAGCCGGGTCACGACGCCGGGCTGCCCGGCGACCGAGATGTGGACGGGCGCGGTGTCGACGGTGATCCGCAGCGGCGGGTCGGACTCCTTCGAGTAGGTGAACAGCGCCAGCGCCGCTTTCGCATCCGCGGCGTTCAGGTGGACGACCAGGCCGCCGAGCCTGCCCCTGTCGGCCGGCGGGAGCGGCCACCGCTCGGCGGCCAGGGTGTACCTGTCCGTCGCGGCCGCGTAGACGGCGTTGTCGCCGAACTCCAGCCTGACCACCGCCAGCTCGGGGGTTTCCTTGTCAGTGCCGACGTGCGGGAGCACCGGCCTGAACAGGTCGTGCAGTTCCCGCGTGGTCATGTCGATCCGGGCCACTAAGGCGTCCTTTCTGTGAGAGGCGCGCCGGTGGTTCCCGGCGCGGGGATGAACGACGGCCGGTCCCGGCGCAGGGAAGCCGGGTGATCCGACGCCGCCAGGTGCTCGCGCATCGCCCAGTCGTAGGCGAGCAGCCGCTCAAACCGCGTCCACGACTCGACCGTCCCCAGAGGCACGGTGACCTGCACGAGCAACAGGACATCGCGTACCAGGACGGCGGTCAGCTCCCCGCGGGGTACCAGCACCTCAAGACGCATCAGGACCTCCGAGGGCGTCAGCGCAGAGGAGCTCTAGCGCGCGGCCGGGGTTGTCGGCGTCTCCGTTGCCGATCACCCGGTCGATCGCGGCGGCGATCACCGCAGCCTGGCCTGCTGGGATGTTCCGGGCGCCGAGCAGCGTCTCGACCGGTATCCGGCCGTCATGTTTCGGCTCCCGGGTTTCGGGGTTGTACCAGCCGTCGCGGAGGTCGCCGATGTGGGCCTCGAAGATGGCCAGGATGAGGGCGAGGGCAGTAGCCACGTTCCCGACCTTGTGTGCCCCGTGGACGGATGCGAGCGCGTCGAGGGTGGCCTGGTACTGGTCCATCGCGGCGAGCAGGTACTCGTCCGCGCTGCCCTGCTTCCGGGCCTCTGCGAACGCGGCCTTGGCCTCCTCCAGCTCAGTCGGCAGGAACGTGAGCAGCACCGTCGCATAGGACAGGTTCGCCTCCGACAGGCCTCCGGCGCCCTGGTCGCCGAGCAGGCCGAGCACCTGGTCATCCAGGCCGGAGTACTCCCGCCAGTCCACGTCGTACAGCTCCTCGTACAGCCGCTTGAGGGTGGCCGGGTCGTCGTCGCCTTCGATCGCGTTGTGGGCCAGTTGGAGCGCGACCCGCTGCTGGCGGTTGAGGGGCTGGCAGGTTTCCAGCCAGCCGATCTCCTCAAGCCCCGCCTCGATCGCGGCCTTGACGCGGTGGTTACCGGACAGCACCTCGCGGTAGTCGTCCTGGCCGGGGTCTCTCCAGACCAGCGGCACTGAGGACAGCACGCCGTCCCGGCGGATGTTCGCGACGAGCCGCTTGAAGTCCTCATGTTTGAAGTACCGGGCGTTGACTTCGAGGAAGGCGAGCTTCCGCGGGTCTCCGGTGACGTAGGCCAGTTCGAGCTTCACCCGGCATCTCCCTCTCTCGGCGTCCGCTGGCCCCACTTCTGCCGCCATGTGGCCAGCCCCTGCTTGAGGGTGTGGCCGCCGAGCGGGGACCGGTAGGTGAGCATCCACGCCCAGTCCGGGTCGTCGGGCGTCGCGGCCTTTTTGACCAGCTGGAACAGACCCCGGTATTTCATCGACATCTGGTTTCTTGAGAACGCCGTCGTCGACACGCCGTCGAGGCGGCGGGACATCGCCCGCTGCATGATCAGCCGCGCCTCGGAACTGGTCGCCGCGAGCAGCACCAGCTTGGACAGGCGCGGGTAGTCCGACGGGGCGACCGCGAAGTCGGACAGCAGGTACGCCTCGTCGGGGAAGTACGTCGACCGCTGGAACGCGAACGCGCCGATGATCTTCCCGTCGACCAGGACCGCGTACGCCCACGTCGCCCCGGCAGGGGCGATCTTCGGGTTCAGGTACTGCGACCTGAGCGCATTGAACTGGCCTGAGGTGAGCGGCGCGAGGGCGAGGCGGCGGCCGATCTCCTCGCCGGGTGCCAGCCTGGCCACCTTTACCGGCTCGATGTCCTGCCTCGGCAGGGCGATCCGGGTCGGGCCCTGCGAAGCGTAGACGTGGATCGTCCTGGACCGGTTCGTCGGCTGGACCGCGCCGCGCTTGTAGCCGGCCAGCTCCGGTATCTCATGCTTCGCGCCGAACAGCCACAGCGGCCGGTCGCGGATCGTGTCGAACAGCGCGTCGACGTCGGCGTCGCTCAGCTCGTCGAAGGCGGGGGGATCCCAGGTGAAATGCCTGTCCAGCGCCGCCCACATCACCGAGTACCCGGCTTCGTCGAACGGGGGGAAGGTGACCAGGGGAACGCCGGGAGGGATCTGGTCGAGCCACTGCCGGACGTCCATGCACGTGTAGGACTCGATCTTCAGCGCCTCGGCGACCCGTTCGAGCTTCGCGACCGTGGCGGCGTGCAGTTCCGGCCACTGCTCGCGGTAGCCGCGGACCAGACGCCGGAAGTACGGGCCGTCCTTCGCGACTGAGGCGAGAAAGTTCGACCCGAGCATCAGGGTGGCCACGACGTCGATCGGGCAGCCGAGCGATCCGGCGAGCCATCCCAGCTCGCCGGCGGACTCCCCGGCGAGGGCGATTCCCGTGTCCTGCCCGGTCAGCCAGCGGCCGACAGCGGTCGTGTAAATCGACACGTCCTCGCTGTGGACGCGGCGGCCGAGGCCGAACACTGCCCGTTCCAGGGTGAAGTTCCCGCAGCACGCGACGTACAAGTCGTCGCCCGGCCAGCTGGCCACGGTCTCGCGGACGATCGACCGCATCTGCGGCGGCACGCTTCCCAGGAACATAAGCGGTCACCTCTTGGAGCGGGTTCCAGGACTCGAACCTGGCCCGCCCAACCGGAGGTTGGGCATGTCTCCACGGACACTTAACCCGCCTGCCCGGTCCACGCTGGCCGGGCTGGTGGCAGCCCGGTGGCACCTGTGCTCGCAGGGCGGGCCGACGCAGGAGTCGCACTTTCCGTCCCGGCAGTCAGGGTCGAGCAGCAGGCCCGCGCCCTCGGCGGTGAGCTGACCGTCCTGGTCATCTGAGATCCGCTCCCAGACCTCAGCAGGGATGAGAAGAGCGGGCTGGCGGCCGGGGCATTCGGCGCAGACGATCGCGCCGATACCAGCGCAGGCCTGGCAGGACCGGCCGCGGCGGAAATGGCCGACCGGGCAGATCCGGACGTACCGGCGGACCGGGCCGTCGTGCGGCTGGCCGGGTAGCGGCAGGGCCTCGCAGCCGCCTTCCGCGACATCGACGGCGGGTGAGGCAAGGGGCGGGAGCGCGTCGAGGAGTGCCCTGGTGTCGCAGACCGGCTCGCCGCGCTGGTGGTCGTGGCTGTCCGAGCACCATTCGCCCCGCTCGTCTTCGACCATGCAGCAGGCCTTGCAGATTGAATACAGGTAGGACGCTTCGCAGGTCAGGTCGCCGTCGTCCAGTTCCAGGTCGAGGTGGCCGTCGTCGTCGCGTTCGGGGTGGGTGCAGGGGCTGTAGATGCGGTAGGGCCGGTGCAGGTGCCGGAGCTGGGCGACCAGGCCGGGCGGGGTCTCGCTGACCAGCCGTTCCACCGTCAGCAGCAGCACCACGGTGGTGTTGATGCCAGGGTTCTCGTCGCGGCCGATTGCGGAGGCGGCAGCGAGGAAGGCCAGGCGCTCTGCGGGTTCGAGCCTGGCCAGGGCTGCGGGGGTGAGAGCCATCAGCGTTCTTCTCCAAGTCGGTCAACGTGGGATAGGCGGTCGGCGAGTCGCCCGGCCCGGTGCAGGGACACACCGGCCCAGGCGGCCGCCATGAGGACGCACGGCACCCACCACCAGTGGGCTATGAGGCCGTTCACGGGCAGTACCGGGCTTCCCGCCGGAGACGCCGCAGATTCCGCCGGCCGACTGCGCGGTCGGCGGCGGCGGCGATATGCAGGGCGAGCGCCCCGGCGAGAGCCCTCATCGGTTACCTCCTTTGTCCAGCCCGCGACAGGCGGGCGTTCAGGTCGTCGTACGTGTCGGCTATGGCCAGGTCCGGGACGTGTTCTCCGCACGGCTCGGTGTCGGTGCAGGTGTCGCAGGCCATGTGCCCGTCGCTGCGGTAATACGAGGCGTCTTCGAGCGCGGCCAGCATCGTCTCCCTGCCCGCCCGGCCGAACCACCACATGCCCGGCACGATCGGCACCGGCCCGCACAGCACGTCCAGGCGGCGCCTCAACCAGGCCCTCACCGTCTGCCCCGGTTGAAGTAGGCGTTGTGGATCCGCCGCGACACGTACGCCACCAGGGCGTCCAGGTTGGCTTGGTTGCGGTAGCTTGCGGCCAGTTCCTCAATCGGCGCGAGGGCGGCCTCCAAGGCGTCTATCTTGGCGGCGCTGCGTTCTATCTGGGCCCTGGCCAGCCGGATCTTGGCGATCCGGTCGGCGGTCGCGTATTCGGCCACCTTCGGGTCGTCGTGATCCGGCTTCTCGACAAACCTGGGCTGACCCCAGAGGTTGCACTTGCCGCCGTCGCGCGTGACGGTGGCCTCATAGCGGGCGCCGATCACGGCGTCGGCATTCCGCTCGACGTACCGCAGCGTGTGGCCGGACGGGTCGATCCACGTGCAGACCCGCTTACCGCCGGAACCGATCCTGACGCCCGCGTAGACCCAACGTTCGGTCGTCTTAACGTCGTCGTCGCTCATTGCGTGTCCCTCGCGGGGATCACGACGATGACGGTGCCGACACCGGTCCCGGCCTGCTTGAACGAGTCGTCGGGTAGCCGGGTGATCCAGCCGCCGCGCCCCTCGACCAGGGAACGGAAGGCTGCCCACTTGCGGTCCTGCCGGAACTCGACCCCGGCCGCCATTACCGACAGCAGCCGGCCGCCGGGCTTCAGGAACAGCTCGGCATGGAGGACGTGCCGCAGATCCGCGCCGTCACCGAACGGCGGGTTCATCAGCACCCGGTCATACGGTTCGGGCGGGACTTCGAGGAAGTCGGCGCACCGCACGTCGCCGATCCCCGTGGCGCGCAGCCGCTCGGCGAGTTGCCAGTCCCGTTCGATGCAGTGAACCGAGGCGACCAGCGGCGCTGCCTTCGCAGCGATCGCGCCCAGGCCGGCTGACGGTTCCAGCACCGTCATGCCAGCCTCAAGCCCGGCCATGTCGATCATCAGCTCGGCCACGTCGGCCGGGGTCGGGTAGTACTCGGCTGACCCGTCCACGACCAGCGGCGCCTCGCGCACGGGCAGCCGGTCAATCGTGACCGGCGCGGGCCTCGGCCGCCGCTCCCGCCTCGGTGCCCGGACGGTGACCGTGGCGCCCTGATGCGGGCAGTCGACCGTCTTGATCTGCTCGTACGGCAGGATGCGGGGCCAGCGGTCCCGGTTCAGCGTGACGGTCTTGGGGTTTACCCGGGTCACTACCGCGTTCTCACCGAACCGTGTCGACCAGGTCACCGTGTCGCCCTTATGCAGGCTGTCGCAGGTCAGCAGGACGTACCCGTTAGCCACATGCGCGGCCAGGGCCGCACGGTCAGCCTCCAGCTGGTGCTCGAGGAATACCCGCCGCGCCTCCAGTTCCTCCTTGTACGCCGGGTCAGGCTCCTGCTTGCGTACTACCTGCCATAGCACGTGATCCGTCCAGCGTTTCGGCAGGATGCGGATCTCAGCCTGGGTCTTGTCGATGCGGCGGCGGATCACCGAGGGGCGTTCCCGGTAGGCGTCCGCGTCGCCGACCACGGCCGCGGCCCTGGAGGCGCGCTCAGCCTCGCTGAGCGCGGCGTCCGCTGCCCTGTCGTTCTGGTCGACGCGTTTCCGGACCGCCCTGGCGTGGCGTTCGGAGTGGTGGCCTGCCCGGATCGGCGAGCGTCCTGATTCGAGTTCATCGGCACGCGCCCTGCGGGCCTCAGCCTCGGCCAGGTTCCGTTCCGCCTTCGCGGTCAGCCGCTCATAGCGGGTGTCCAGGCGTTCCGCCCGGTCGGCTTTGACGTCGCCGGCGTCGCGGGGCGTGTCGTCGATCTCGACGTTGACCTCGAACCCGGCCGTCTCCAGCGCCTTGCGCGCCGCGTCGATCTGGTAGCGGTTGGCCAGGTGGTCGCGGGACTGGGCGAGCCCGATCCTCTTGATCGACGGGAAGAACCGGAACCGGGCGGTGGTCCGGGGGCCGATCAGTTCGTAGACGCCGTCCCCCTTCTCGGTGCCGTAGACAAGCGTCCCGTCCTGGTGGGTGTGCCGGATCGTGATGGCCGCCCTGGGGGGGCTGATTGTTGTCACTGTCCCGGTCATGCGGTGTCTCCTTCCGGTTGGTGGCTGATGAGGCAGGCGGGCGGGTTCACCTGCGGACGTCCATCTCGGGGACGGTGATGCCGTACCGGGTCTGGAACCATTCGGCGGTGAGCCTGCGGTGGCACCAGTTGGCGGTGGTGAGCGGCGCCTTCTCGAAGCAGAGGAGGCACAGCGCGCCGTGCTCGGCGGGGATCCAGGTGAGCTTGCGGAGGATGTCCGCTGACCACGTGTCCAGCTGGTCGAGGTAGCGGGCGCGGAACGTGTCGTAGGGGGCCTTCATGTAGTCCTGGCGGGGGGCCAGCTCTGCGATGTACGGCCACCTGCTGTACGTGGACCATTGCGGGTTCGGGAGGGTGATGAACCGGGGGGCGCCGAGGGAGGTCCGCACGGCGGTTCCCATGTCTCGCCGGTAGCCGGTGTAGGAGCAGGTCACGAGCCTTGGCAGGCTCTCTGCCAGGACGTTCACAGGCTGTTCCGGCGGGGTTCCGGCAGGGTCGTTCACGGGCAACTCCTTTCTACATAGTGTGTAATTAAATCCTATGAAACGTAGAACTCTACGACAAGTGGAATCCGTAGAAAATGCCCGGTGGCCTGCGGGAACAGCCACCGGGCATCTCAGCTAGCGGTTGGACGCGGCGGCCACCTGGCTTATGTAGAACTTTCATTAATCCTATGTAGAAAACGCCAGGTAGACAAGAGAATGGCCGCTGAATTTCTACGGATTTGCGCGGTTGCGGAATGCCTTCTGCGCGCGCCGGTCGGACTCGTACCGGGTGTTCGCCTCGGTGCATTCCGGCCTGCCGCAGTTGTTGTTCACGTAGCAGGCGCGGGTGCCGTGCTGGGCGACCTTGCGGGACGGCAGGCCGAGCGCGCGTGCCAGGCCCCGCAGCTCGTCCGGGGTCATCCCGCCGTACATGCTGCTGTCCAGCCCCTCAGTGGCCAGCAGCACCAGGCCGCGGCGGCCGCACTGAACCTGGACGGGGCAGCCCGCGCAGACGGTGCGGGCCTCCTCGTACATGGCGGCCCGGGCACGGGACGGCAGGTCCTCGTCGGGGTGCCACAGGTCCCGGCCTGCCGCAATGTAGGGGATGCAGGCCGCCGCTTTCATCCAGGCGGGCAGGGTCACGCCTGGTCCCGGCACGCTCCCGCGAGCGCGGTGCACAGGGCTGCGACGTCGTCGTACCCGGCAGCCCAGGCCGACAGCACGCTGGCCGGGATGCCGTTCACGCGGACCAGGTCGGCGCCGCCGAGCGACCTGGCCTCCTCAGCCGCCTGGGTGAGCAGGCCGAACATGCGGTTCGCGTCGGGCGGGATCACCACGGGGACCGGCCGCGCCGGCGGCGGGGTCACCCGCGGCGCCGGGGCGGGCCGGGGCTGCGGGGAGGCCTGCAGGCGCTCATGCTCGCGGCGGACCTGGCGGATCAGCGGCCCGGTGACCAGCACGCCGGTCTGCTCGGCCCGCTCGACGGTCCTCTGCCAGACGTCGATCAGCTGGTCGGGCTTGCCGAGCAGCGGTGCCAGTTCCCGCGCCTGCGCCTCGTTCTCTACCGTCTGAACAGCTGTTCCGCCAGTAGAACCGGCGGTGATGTGGGCGACCTGGGCGGCGTCGCACATGTGGCGGGCGTGGCGTTCCTCGATCCCCCACCGCACCCGGCAGTAGGCGTCGAACGTGTCGAACCCGCCCTGGAGGTACAGGCGTCTCTCCCTGACCGCCAGCAGCGCGAACCCGGCCTCGACGAACCCGCGGAGCCGGGGCGCGATGTAGTTCTCGACGTCGCGCAGCGGCGCGGATGTCAGGTCGATGGATGCAGCGACACGCTCGGCGATCTCAGTCACAGTTCCCCGCTTTTCGCTCTGGTCAGGCGGCTAGGGCGTAGCCGCCCTGGTCGTCGAGGAGGACCAGCCGGCCGTCGTGCAGGTGCATCCCGCGCCGCGCCGGGTCGGCTCTCGATGGGACGATAAAGCCAAGCCCGGTGGCAGCCAGGACGTTGCGGTGGCACCATTCGTGGCACTCCGGGCAGAGCGAGGCCAGGTTCGCGGGCCGGTCCTCCCCGGACCGGGACAGGAGCTGCCGGTGGTGGGCGTGTAGAACCCCCACCTCGCCGCGGTGTTTCCCGCATTTCTCGCACCGCTGCCCGGCCCGCTCGAACACCATCTGACGCATTTCCTGGAACTCGGATTCCTTGACCAGGGCGCCCGGCCGGGTGCGCCGCTTCGGCGAATGCGCCCGGGCGAGGCGAGACTTGCGTGCGAGCTTCGGCTCTTTCCGGCCGAGCTGCCCGCCCGCCAGCCGGTTCACGGCCCGCGGCGTGTCCGGCGGGAGGTTCACCAGCTCCTCCACCTCGGCGGCGGCCTCGTCGACCATCTCCCGGTACTCCTGCCGGGTCGGCACCCTACCCACGTCGCGCCGACCGCCGGCTGGCGGTGGTCCACCGCGAGAACGGGCTGGCGGCGGCTGCTTCCAGGTCGCGCGGCTCGCTGTCCGGGATCGTCGCGAGCTGCACCAGCTCAAGCGCGGCCTGAGCGAACGGCCAGCCTGACCGGTGGCACACTGCAAGCGCGCGGCGGAGCTGCGCTTCCTCCCAGTCGTGCCGCATCTGGAGAGCCAGGACGACGAGTTTCCCGGTTGCCGGGTGGACGTCGGCCACGGGGGCGCGTTTCCGCTGCCGCGGCAACAGCGTGCCGGTCAGCTGCTTGGGCTGGGTGCCGCTGATGATGGCGAGACGGGTCATTTCCAGGGCGATCTGGGAGAATCGCCACCCGTTCCCCTGGCAGATCCCGATCACGCGCCAGATCTCGTCGTAGTCCCAGCCGCGCATCGTCACCACCAGGTCGACCAGCTCAGACCCGGCAGAACAGACCGGAGGATGGGTCATGACGGCCTCCCTGGGTGGTGCGGACACTCGCAGTCGCGCCAGGCGCAGTTCGGCCCGTCGCCAGCCCGGCACCGCTCGCTCAGCCGCAGAGGACTCTCCGGGTCACACTTCGGCCGTCCGGCTGTCCCGCAGAGGCGGCACCGTTTGTGCTGGCCGTGGTGATCGCGGTTCCCCCCGACGCCAGTCGGGGGGGTAGGGGGGTTTTCTCTCTTACTCTCAGCCCCGTGTTTCCGCTGGTTAACCGGCTTGAGGGCTGCAACATTTTGCAAGGGGGACTGCAACCCGTTGCGAGCCAGGGGTGCGCAAGATTTTGCGCACCCCTCAGGCGTGTCCTCGATCAGCTCATAGATGCTCGGGCGGCCTTCCCGGCGTCCGCTTTGCCGCGTGATCCACCCGTTGTCCAGCAGAGACGCCATCGCGTAGTCCAGGCTGCGAAGCGAGCAGCCTAGAAGGATCGCTAGCATCTGCCGCGTGGGCATGGACACCGTGATGCCCTTGCAGCACCGGTCGAGGAGAGCCCACAGACGGACACCCCGGTCGGTAACCCGCTGGTCGCAGATCAGGTCTTCGGGGACCTGGCTAAACGACCGGGATGTCCGTCTCCTCAGCCCGTCTTCCATCGCTACCGGTCCCGCTTCCGCGAGTTGCAGGGCTGGCAGAGCGTCTGGAGGTTGCGCGGATCGCCGGTCCCGCCCGGCCGCTGGCTCATCCGGTCACCCGCCGGTCCTCGGTGAGGCCGAGCTCGTTGAGGATCCGGTCGACCGTCCGGTGGTTAGTGCAGACCCGCTGGGCGATCTCCCGGTGCGACCACCGGTTCAGGAACAGCTGCCGGACGATCTCGCGGCGCTCCGGGATGTTCGGCCGGCAATCCGGCGGCGGGTCCCCGGCGATGAACCGTTCGACCAGCATCTCGTCGACGTCCGGGCACAGCAGCCGGTGTGCCCGGAGCAGCGCCTGGACTTCGGCCGCACTGGCTGAGACAGGGTCGTCGTACAGCCGGTCGATCCTGTCGACGGCCAGCCCGGAGGCCGCCGACATTTCCTCGAGCGTGCAGTCGGCCCAGGCCAGGTCGTCCAGCCTGGCCCGGGTGCCCTTCCCTTTCGGGCCGCGCCCCATGCTCCCTCCTTTCGTAGAACATACTTCTACACTATGTAGAAGTCACGGGCATAGCGAAGGGGTCTTGAGGTACTTGCGGCCCCCCGCCAGGCCGCCCAGGTCGAGCGCCCGCTTCGCCCTGGTCATGGCGACGTAGTTCAGCATCAGCTCCTCACGGGACCACTCCCCCAGCCCGCCGTCCTCGGTCTCCTCCGGCTCGTGGAAGTCACTGCCGATCTGGACCGACTCGAACTCCAGCCCCTTCGTCCTGTGGGCCGTAGCGACCGTCACGTCAGCGCGGTCGGGCTTCCATGCGAGCCGGCCCACCGTCGCGATGATCATGTCCGGGCCGTAACGGTCGATCAGGTCGACGGACACCTTCAGCTCTTTGCCGTCATGTGCCTCGGCGACATACTCCTGGACCTGACCCCAGTTCAGGAACGCGCACAGCTCCGGGTGAGTCGTAGTCCGTCCGGCCTTCAGGTCGATCGCCGCCTCAGCAAACCGGCGGATATCCTCGCCGCCGCCGACCAGGTATACCCGGCGGTGCTGCGCCATCTGCCCGAGCACCGCGCTCATCGCCCCGCCATTCGTGCGGCACAGGATGGCCCGCGGCAAGTCCAGCGGACCGACAGTCGACGGGGTCTTGCTCACTCCCGTGACCAGCGGCTCAGCGCCCAGCAGCTGCAGCCATACGTTTCCCTCGTCCGCGATCAGCTGGTCGAACCGGAACGACTTGGCGAGGTACAGCCGGTGCTTCGCGTCGAACTGGTCGAGCGCGTCGACCGCGCCGCGCCAGCCGTAGATCGCCTGGCACGGGTCGCCGACCGCGACCACCTTCAAGCCCTGCAGGAGCATCACGCCGAGCATCACCCGGTCGGCATCCTGGGCCTCGTCGTACAGGGCGAAGTCGCCGGAGATCACCGGGTTGCCGAGTGCCCAGATCTTCAGGAAGTGGTCGGGGGTGAACCGGAACTCGCCCCTGGTCTTCTGCAGGTCGTCCCACACCCGCACGGCCAGCGGGAACACTGCCTGGCGGACCGCTGCCTTATGGGCGTCGCCGTCTAGCCCGGCCACTACGGGCACGTGCCACTTCCCTAGCTCCGGGTCGGCCGAGTGGCAGAACCGCTCCACCGTCTCCATCGCCAGCCGGGCAACCTGCGCGGGCTGGAGCACCTTGTCGTCAAACGTCACCGCGTAGTTGATCTGCAGGATCCGGGCGGCCTTCGCGAGCGGCACCCGCTCCGCGTCGAGCCGGTCCTTGTACTTCACGCCGACCGGCCGGTACGCCAGCGCGTGAGCCGTCGTGCAATCGACGTTCTTGGGGAACCTGGCCCTAGCCTCAACGACAGGGGCCTTGTTGTATGCGATGTACTTCCCCCGGTGCCGGGTCGACTCGGCGAGCATCTGCAGCGTGGCGGTCTTACCGGTCCCGGCCCTGGCTGCGATGACCAGGTTGCCGTCGCAGGGGAACGTGTCAAGGATCTCCTGCTGCTCCCCGGTGGGGCTGAGGGCGGCGGTCACTTCTCCTCGCTTTCTGACGGCTCGATGAGCTGGCCGTCTTCGGTGATGCGGCCCGACTCGATAGCGGCCGTGATCATCTGCTGGACGCGGGCGTCGGGCCGGAGCTGGAATTTCCCGTTGGCGTCGCGGGGGGTGACCTCGGCTACCTTCACCAGCTCGCCGGTACCGGGCGTCGGCACCCAGCCGTTCCGCCTGTCGATCTCCTTGTCGATGTCGGCGCGGACTGCCGGCTTGATGCGGACCTCGACGAACTCGGGAAAGTGTTCCCTAAGCAACTTGATCACCCGGTCGTCGCCGAACGCTGCAGGCAGGACGCGGTCCTCCAGGTCGCCGGGGCTGTTGACCGCGTACAGCAGCAGCAGCTCGTCCTCGTCGGGGACGGTCGTCTTGCCGCCCGAGAGCAGCGAGAACAGGCCTGCCCGGCCCTGGCCGAGATCCGGGGCTACCTGCGGGATGCCCGCGTTGCGGAGCCGGGCGAAGTCCCCGTACGCCTCCCTGCACGCGGCGTCGTAGGCCTGCTTGGCGCGGAGCACCTGCTGGTCCAGGACCAGCAGGCGGACACCGAACGCCTGCGCCCTCCTCTCGATTTCCGGCAGGTCCGCGGGCTGCTCCACGGCCGCTACGTCACCGGCCGTGGGTTCCGGCTGGGCGTCCTGGTCTGCGGTCATGACTCTGCCGCCGCTTCCTGGTCCTGCACGGCCTGCTCGGACTCCTCGCGTTCGCGGCGGATCCGGTTCAGGTCGGCGGACACTTCCGTCGCTACCTGCGGGGTGATGACCTTGTCGCGGACAGCCTGGGCGATCTCGGGCCGCTTGCCGGTGATCTGCTCGCTGGTCAGGCCGTCGAGGGAGCCGAGGAACCGGGCGACCCACGCGTGCTCGGCGTCCTGTTCTCCGGCGGCGGCGGCGTTGTCAGCGTCCTGGTCGGCCGCGGGGCTGGCGCCGTGCCCGGACGGGTCGGCTTCCATCCGCTTCCTGGCCTCGCGGAGGACGTCCCTGGCCTTCACCAGGCCGTCGCCGAACGGGTTCGGGACGGGCGCGTCGAGCTTGCCTTTACCGGCTATCTGCTTCTCGAAGACTTCCAGGTCGGCGACGGTCTTGTTCGGGTCGGCGGCGATCCTGAGCGCGGCCTGGGTGATGCTCTGCGCCACCTTGTCGATCTCGCCGGCGCCCTGCTGGCCGCTGCCGTTCCGGCTGGGACGCTGGCGGCCGGCCTGGTCGAATGCAGCACCGGGACCGCCGCGGTCGTAGGAGCGCCGGTCGTCGGCGCCGTCGTCGTCGTGCTCGGCGACGACGCCGGACAGGCATCCGAGCTGGTAGCGGCGGCCGTAGGTGATCCGGCCGCCGAGCTTCTGCGCCGCCCAGTCGGCCGGGCCGACGTACCAGTCGCCTGTCCGCTCCTCACCGGACTCGTGCGCGAGCGTGCAGGTCATGATCAGGTGCCGCTTGTCGGCCGGGTCGCGGTGTACCTGGCAGATGTAGGCGAGACCGTGCTTGCCGAGCAGCGCCTTTATCGCGTCGGTGACGGAGGCGAGGTCCGCGTACTTGTAGCCGTACGAGGCGGCGTTGCCCTGCTTGTCCTCGTAGTTGATCTTGCCGTCCTGGCCCTTGGCGACCGATGGCAGATCGGCCTGGAGCCGGGAGACGGCCTTGTTCAGCCGCGGTGTCGGCTCCCCGCGCTTCCACCTGCGGTTCTTGCGGTGCTTTCGCTTCTTGCCGCCCTTGGCGGGCGCGGCCAGCTCGGCGGGGACGGACGGGACGGACGGGACAGTTTCCGGCACCTGCGGGGGTGCCGTGGTTCCGGCGGTCATATTCACCTCTTGACTTTTCTACGTAACGGAGAGATAAATTCAACTATGTGTAGAAACTGCGGGCATGGCTGAAACGGGCATGGCGAACAGCTTGTCCTCCCGCACGCCGAGGGCCTTGGCGATCAGGGCCGCGGAGTGCGGGTGGCAGGTGTCCCTGGCCCACTCGCGGTCTGTTGACAGGAACGCGATGAGCTGCTGGCTGACCCCCCGCTCGTCCGGGTCGATCTCCTGCTCCCGGGTCCGCGCGGCGAGGGTGATCCGGTTCCACCCGCCGTCTTTCATGGCGTCGCGCAGCGGCTGGCCGCCGTCTAGGCGGCTTGCGGTTACCCGCACGTCTGGCCTCCTTTTCCAACTGATTATCTGTTCTACATTCTAGTCGATTTGTAGAACTGAGACAAGTTGGACACAGGTGTAGGCGAGAGATTTCTACGCTACTCTGTAGAAATCCAGGCGTTGTAGAAACCCGCCCGCAGCGCCGCTGACATGGGAGGCCCTCTCCACATGAACCGCACTGACCCCGGCGGCCCCCGCCGCCAGCCCGACGGAGCGAATCCCGAGGCCGAGTCGGCCGCCGCACCCGCCACCCTGGGTGAGCTGATGGACTGGCTCATCGACCAGCGCGGCTACCGCAGCCTCGCACAGGTTGCGAAGCAAACCGATATCCCCTACTCGACGCTCTGGGCGTGGAAGCAGCGGACCCGCAACGTGCAGCGACCGCCCGCCGCCCAGATCCTGCGGCAATTCGCGGCCGACCTTGACTTGCCCGAAGGAATGGTGTTCCGCGCCGCGGGACGCGCATATTCGGCGACGACGGCCGGTGAACTCGGCGATGACGAACTGCAGGTGCTCCACCTCTACCAGGAGCTGGCCCCGGCAGACCGCGAATTCGCCGAGCAAATGCTCCGTAACCTGGCCGAACGCACACGTCGTCAGGACGTTACGCGAAGCTAGGTCGTTTCTGGTGCGTTTTATCCTCTCTTGTTCTACAGTTGGTCACCGTTGCCTTTCTACACTCTGGAGTAAAGGGGGGGTCGTGTGCCTCACGGTACTCGTGGGAGACCTGGGAGCCGCGCAGGCAGGCCTGGATGCGCGCCGGTTCGTCATGGTGTTCAGTCCCGGGCTGAGCTACGACGAGCGGCTGTTCGCCGCACGATGGATGCTCACCAGGGCCGGGCAGGCACAGCCGATCAGCAGCCCGGGCGAAGTTATCTGCCTGTGCGGCGATCCCGTTAACAACCTGCAGTTGGCCCCGCCCGCCATCGAAATACAGTCGCAGATGCCCGAGCTGGTTCTCGAGTCCAGAAGCACCGGGGGTTTCCCGGTGATGGGTGAGGAACACTTACTGCACGACCAGGCTGGTCAGCCGTTTCTCTACAGCCCTGAGGCGGTATCCCGGGTTCCTTTACCGGGGTACCGCCTCAGGGCTTTCCCGGCCTATACCAGGCCGCCATTCGAGGCGCATGCCCTGCCCCATTCCCGCGGCCTTTCCTTCAGCCCGCGGATGCTGCGCCAACCGGCCACGACCGGCCCCGGCGGCGGCCGGGCGGGTTCTCCGGCAGCCCGCGACACGCCGGAGAACCCGCCCGCGTCATTTTCTACATCCCCCCGGATTTGTAGAAGATCCCTGTTGCCTGGTGGCAGTTCCGGCGTATGCTCAACCGTAGAAGGCAGGGTCCGCCCAAGCGACTCAACCGCTGGGCGGACCCCTAGACCAACCCCTGCACTACCAGGAGGCGGGCCTTATGGCCGACCCTATCGTTTCTACACGGCGTGCGGCAGAAGGCCGCCCGGTGAGCGCCCTCCGCGCCCGGGACTGGCTGGCCGCGCACCTGGCCACCTTGCTGGTGGTCGGGATCACCGCCGGAGTCGAAGGCATCATCATGGCGATCAGCTACGCGCACGAGGTGGAGCTGGCCGCCCGCAACGGCCAGGTGCCGTGGGTGGCTGACCTGATCCCGTTCGCGGTTGACGGCATGCTCGTCGTGGCCAGCATCGCGCTCTACTGGGCGGGCCAGCACGGGCTCGTCCGCCCGCTTCCACCGCTCGCTACTGCCGCGGTCGGGATGGTGGGGACGGTCGGCGCGAATTTCGCGTCCGACGAGCGGGCCTGGTGGCTGGGACCTGCGGTTGCGGGGTCGGTCGGCGTGGCCGCCGTGCTGGTCGGCTGGGTCGCCAGCTGGATGACCGCGATGCAGCGCAAGCTGGTCAGCGGCGAGCCGTTGCAACCGGTGGTCGCCTGCTCGTGCTCGCCGCCGCCCACCACGCTTGCCGCCGCGCTCCAGCTGGCCCGCGCAGAGCTCAAGCGCCTCGGCGAGCCCTCGGGCGAACAGGCCCTCGCCGACCGGTTCGGCGTGAGCCGCCACCAGGTGCGGACCATCATGTCCCCCGCCGTTGCCGCGCCCTCGAACGGCAGCCCGGGCGCCACGCTGAACGGCCACCAGGCCGGCAGCGCGCAGCCGTAATCCCGCCCGCCCTCAGACCATCATGGCTGCGCCTGGTCGGGCGCGGCCGGAAAGGCAGCCTCCCGTGAAAACGCGAACCAAGGCCCAGCTCGCCGGCGTGCTCGCCGCCCTCCTCTCCGTCGTGCTCCACCTTCACCTGGCCGTCCAGACCGCCGGGGTCACAGTCACCATCTCGGTGCCGTGGGCGATCGTGGCCGTCCTCGTGACCGGCATAGTCGCCGGCGTCGCCTGGGTGGCCTGGGAACTCAGCGACTTCACCCGGGTCTCCAGGAGCACGGCATGACCCTGCGGAACGAGGCGCCGGGCATGAGCAGCGACACCGACGACTCGCCGGTCCTGGACGGCATCGTCCACCCGCCAGGTCAGAGCACGGCGCGTGACACCTCCTACGAGGTCGTCCTCGACCCGGACGTCGACCTGGAGGACCTGCCGAAAGGCCCCGCCGAGCCGGACGGCAAGCCGATCACCCTCCCCCGCCCCGCCAAGAAGCGCAGGCCGATCATCCCCGTCCACCTGAACTCGGCCGAGAAGCTGGCTAAGAGGGTGCGCGAGATCGCCTCGGACGTGGCCTACCACGTCGCGTTCCAGGGCGTCCGGCTCATCTTCCAGTACCCGTGGGAGTGGAGCTGGTGGGCTCTGTGCGGCCTCTACCAGTTCGTGAACCGGCAGCGCCGCTGGTGGTGGGTGTCTGACGCGATTCCCATCCTGGACGCCGCCGCGATCGACCGGAACGGCCCCGAGTACCGCAAGCACCACAATCACGTCCGCCAGATCAGGTCGTGGCGCGGGACAGCAGTCGGCGCCGAGGCCGCCGGGCTGATCATCGCTGCCGTGCTCGCCGGCAACTTCGCGCCAGGCTGGATGGAAGCGCTCCTGGGCCTAGCTGCGTGGGCAGCGCTCGCCAGGTTCGGACGCCCCAGGGACCGGGCCATGTTCACCCCGGCGATGCTCGCCCCGCGGATCCGCACGATCAGCGGCGACGTCATCATCCGCGCCTACAAGGCCGCCGGGCTCTGCGACCCGGACAAGCCAGGCCAGGAACTGTCGTTCCCCCGGCCGATGCACCGCGACGAACTCGACAAGGGTAGCGTCATCCCGATCAGCCCGCCGTACGGGACCACGTTTGAGCAGGTCGTGAAGGTCCGCGCCAAGATCGCGTCGGGCCTGGACGTCAAGCTGTCCCAGGTCTACCTCCGCGAGGACGAGGATTCCGAACGGTGCCATGAGCTGTACGTCGCCGACCGTGACCCGCTCGCCGAGCCCGCCGGCCGGACGCCGCTGCTGGACTGCAAGCAGCGGTCTATCTGGGACGACATGCCGTTCGGCCTCGACCAGTTCGGCCGCGTGGTCGCGTTCTGCCTCATGTGGACGTCGTTCCTGGTCGGCGCGCAGCCCCGCAAGGGGAAGACGTTCAGCGCCCGCCTGTTCGCGCTGTGGGCCGCGCTCGACCCGTACGTGAAGATCCTGATCGCAGACGGCAAGTCATCGACCGACTGGACGATGTTCAAGCGGATCGCCCACCGCTTCATTCAGGGCACCCGCCCCAGCAGGGAGGGCGACCCGATCGAGCGGCTGCTCGCGATGCTGGACGAGATCATCCGCCACATCGACGACGTGAACGAGTTCCTGGCCACCCTCGATATCACCGAGTGCCCGCTCGGCAAGATCACCGAGGAGCTGTCCCGCAAGTACGAGGTCTGCCGCGTGTGGCTCCTCGTGATGGAGGAATGGCAGGTCTACTTCGAACTGGACGACCAGGACACCAATAAGCTGATCGCCGCCAAGCTGGCCGACATCAAGGCCCGCGGCCCATCGGCCGGGGTCATCATGGTGTCGTCCACGCAGAAGCCCAGCGGCGTCGGCGCCGGCGACGTGAACCGCCTGGCCACCCGGTTCCGCGACAACCACGACGGCCGGTTCGCACTGCGCTGCGGCAGCCGCGACGTGTCCAACGCGGTGCTCGGCAATGAGGCGTACAGCGAAGGCTATGACGCCTCCAAGCTGCCGCTCGGGAAGCGGTACAAGGGCGTCGGAATCCTCTACGCCCTGTTCGACGAGTCGCCCACCGTCCGCACCTACCTGGCTGACGGCGAGGACGCCACGGTCATCGTCGACGCCGGGTGGGCGTTCCGGGAGCGGCTGGGCCTGCTGACCGGCGACGCCGCCTTCGAAGATTTCGGCGTGGCACCCCGCGACGTCCTGGCCGACGTCCTGTCGGTCTGGGGCGACGAGGACCGGCTGCGGTGGGAGGAGCTGGCCGAGCGTCTGGCCGGCCGGTACCCGGAGCGGTGGGACGGCGTGACCGGCGACGTAATCTCAGCCGAGCTGCGCGGCCCCCGCTACCGCATCCCCCGCGTGCAGGTGAAGCGCGGCAACACCAACCGGTGGGGCTGCCGCCGCCTGGACGTGGCCGCCGCCGCGCAGCGCCAGGCCGGTGTTGCCGCGTGACCGCGATCCGACCCCATGGGGTCCAGCCAGGGCGCTATCCGGGGCGGTCGGCGCTACCCGCTACCGCGCAGGTCAGCACGGTAGCGCCATTCCGGCCTGGTAGCGCCGTTTCGGGTTTCCGCAGGTCAGGGGAGGTAGCACCGGCGCTACCTTCGGAGGATTGGACGCTACCGTGCAGCCAGGGCAAAACGGGCGCCGCTGGACGGTTCAGATCGTCCGCTGCGGGGGGTGCGGGAAGCCCCGGGGCATCCGCCACACCTGCGTCCGGCGGACGGTCACCCGTCGCCGGACGCGGGTCCAGCCGCAGCTGCGTGTCCGGTGCCGGACGTGCGGCCAGCGCCGGTCGCCGGTCGGGTTCCACACGTGCATGGTGCGGACGGACTTCGCCCAGCGGCGGCGCCGGCTGGAGGCCTCACGGCGACGAGCCCGGCAGCGGGCCCGCGCTCAGGCCGCGCGCAAACGCCGCCGGGAGCGTGAGGCCGCGGCCCGCAGGGCCAGCCGACTCCGGGAAGACGCCGCGCGCAAACGCCGCCGGGACCGTGAGAATGCGGCCCGCAGTGCCCGCCGCAAGGGCGAACGTGACCGTGAGCGGGCACGGTGGAAGGCCGCGGCTGAGACCAGGAAGGCCACGCCGCGCAGCCAGCGGGGCCGGAAGCCGTCCCCCGCAAGGACCAGCAGGGCGCCCAGCCCGAACGCCCACCCCTACGACATGTGTACCGACGACGAGTGCCCGCGCCGCGCGTGCGTCGCGTACCGGCAGGGCGTCGACGACTGCCCGCTACCCCACGGAGGCTGAACGGTGATCTGGCTCAGGCTAGCCGCGCTCCTTTCCCTGCTCGCGGTGGCCCGTTTCCTGTTCCTGCTGTTCGCGTCGGCGATGCGCAGGTGCCGGTGGTGCGACCGGACCCGTAAGCGGTGCTGGCGGTGCGGGAGCTGGCGGCAGGGCTTCCGCCGCCGCGGCGAGCATTTCCGGCTCGGCGCCCCGCCCGTCGCGCGGGTCCGCGACGCGCTGCGCTTGGCACGCCAGGAGGCGTGGGCGCGCAGGCTGGCTAGGCGGATCGGAGACGGTCCGTGAGCGCATGCACCGGCTACATCGCCTACAGCGGCTCGGCCCGGGTGGACCGGCGGTGCCCGAATGCGGCTGCCGAGATCGTCACGGCCGGATGCATCCACGAGCACATCGGCGAGCACGCCCTTTGCCCCATGCGCGCCGACGAGGCGCGCGAGGGCGTGCTGCTCTGCGGCGACTGCCTGAAGGCAGGGGGCTCCTCGCGCAGATGCTACCTGCGGGTGCTCGCATCGATACCATCTGCTGCGGGGCGGACGTCATGACCTGCCCCGGCCTGCACTGCCCCGGGTGCACGGAAGGCCAGTCGCTCGCCATCACCGGAGGCGGGGTCGTCGGCCTGGTGCTCGCCGCCGAGACGGTCCAGTGGGTGGCCGAGCGTGTGTGGTGGATCGGCGGCACGATGGCCGTCTGCCTCGCCCTGTCCGTCGCGGTGAGCATGTCGCTCGAGGCGTGGGCCGACCGGCGCGGGGCAAGGTTCGCCGCCGCTCACGGCATCCTGTCGCGGGCCGACGTGATCCTGCCCGAGGCCGCGCGGGCCGTCGTGGTCGAGCCCGCAGCCAGCCGACCGGCCATCGCCCCGACCTACATCCTCAACTTCTACGGCACAGACAGCGGCGACATGGCCGCCCGTGTCATCCGAGCGATCCCCGGAACGGCCAGGGACGCCATCGCAACCGAAGGGAACAAATGACCATGGCATTCCGCAGCAAAGCCGAGAAAGACGAGTCGAAGGCCAAGGGCAGGCAGAACAGCATCCGCCGGCTCCAGGAGGAGGCCGCGGCACACGCCGACCGGCATCCTGACTACGCGGCCACCCGCCAGGCGCAGGCTGAGGCCATGTGCCAGAGCCCGCATCCGCACAGCTAGATCAGCGAAACCGGGGCTTGCAGCAGCAGGTCAGGCTCGCGCACCTCGTAGCCGCTTCCTGATACGCCGCCATTCCCGCCAGCCGCACCCGTTAGCGCGGCTGGCGGGAACTGTAGAAATCATCTTCGTTCTGTGTAGAATCGGGCGCCATGGCTATCCACGACCACGACCGCTGGCACAAGACGGCCCTCGCAGCAGGCGAGGAACCCTGCGCGGAGCACGGCAAGCCACCATCGGCCCGCCATGGCGTCGGCCACCGCTGGCAGGCGGCATGGACCGACGCCTATGGCAAGCGGCGGTCGCTGGCCACCGGGAGCCGCAGGGATGCGGCCGAATGCTCGCGGCTGATGAGGGACGAGGCAGCGCGCGTCCGCGCGATGTGGGCCGACCTGGAGGCGGTACTGGCCAGGGCCGCTGCCGATATACGGGGCGGCTGCTGATGGCTATCCACGACCGCTGGTACAAGGACGAACGCGGCGACGACGGCGGGCGCACCGGCAAGCAGGCCCGGACCGCCGACTATGGCTGCACGAAGCGGTGGCAGGTCCGGTGGCGCGACGAGACAGGCCGCCAGCGCAAGCTCGCGTTCGCCAGGAAGGCCGACGCCGAGCGGACCGACAAGACCATCCAGGCGCAGCTCGTCGCCGGGACGTACGTGGACCCGACCGCTGGGGACGTCACGTTCAGGGCCTACGCGGAGGAGTGGCGCAGGACCCGGATGCACGACATCGCCACAGCCGAGCTGATCGAGTCGAACCTCCGGCTCCACGCCTACCCGGCCGACCGGACACCAGGAAGGACGAAAGGCGGCGGGCCGAGCGTCGGCGACTACCCGCTCCGGTCGCTGGCGAAAAGGCCGACGCTCCTGCAGGCGTGGATCAAGGGTCTCGCGCTCGGCCCGAACACCGCCCGCCTAGTGATCGGCTACGTCTCCCAGGTGTTCAGCGCGGCAGTCGACGACGGGCTCATCCCGCGTAACCCGCTGTCGGCCAGGTCGATCCAGCGTCCCGCCGCGGTGAAGGTCGAGGCGGTGCCGTGGACCGCCGACCAGATCGACGCTGTAGCGGAGAAGCTGCCTGCCCGGTATGCCGCGTACCCGGACTTTGCCGTAACGTGCGGCGCCCGCCAATCTGAGCTGTTCGCGGTCGCGGTCGAGGACATCGACTGGTTCCGCAAGACAGCCGCGATCGGGTGGCAGGTGAAGTTCGCGGGCGGCGTGCTCTATTACTCGCCGCCGAAGAACAAGAAGCCGCATGTCGTCCCGCTGGCCGATCTGGTGGTGCTCCAGCTCTCCGAGCACGTCCGGCTGTTCCCGCCAGTCGCGGTGATGTTGCCGTCCGCCCGGCCGGATGGCCCGCCGCTAACGCGGATGCTGATCTTCTCACCGGGGACCGGGCTGCCGTTGAAGACGGGCGACTTCAACTACTTCTGGCGGCGGGCGTGGAAGGCGGCGGGGATCCCCGACCGCGGCCGCAAGAACGGCAACCACGTGACCCGCCACACGTTCGCGTCGCGGCTCCTGTCGAACGGGCTGAGCCTCGCGAAAGTCGCCGCGCTCCTGGGCGACACCCAGCAGGTCGTCTTGTCGACCTACTCGCATTTCATGCCGGATGACGACGACCGGGCCCGCGACATCATGAACGCCTTTTTCGCCGTCCCCGAGAGCCCGGCGGAAGCCGCCCAGGCCGACGCCGACGGGTAACCGGCCCGTCACCCGATGCGGCGGGAGCGGGGCGGCGGCGACTGCATGTGCCCCGGATGTGCCCCGAGCCCGGCAGGAACGCCCCATCAGCGCTGGTCAGGACTGGTTTCCTGTGACTCCATGTACAAGTCGTAACCAGCAAGACACAAAAGTTTGTCTCAGCCGAACTTGGTGCCCGGGAGGGGCGGGATGGGCTAGACGTTCCGAGGACTCGCGACCGGGGCGGGAGGGCGGTCTCGGGCTGGG